AAAGATGCTGAACGCCATGGGGTAAAGACGTTGCTTCCAGATATAAATCTTTCAGGAAAAGGTTTTGTGATCGAGAGAGAAATGAACGCTATTGTTTGTTCTCTTACAGATATCAAAAAGGTTGGGGAGAAAGCTGTTGAAGCAGTTGTTGAGGAGCGTGAAAAAGGAGGGAAGTTTAGGGGATTCACGAACTTTCTTGAACGGTGTCGTGGTCGTGCTGTTCATAAGGGAAACATTGAATCTCTCGCGTTGGCTGGAGCGTTTGACAAAATGGTTCCAAATCCTCGTTGGTTGGTAACGGAACTTCCAAGGATGTGGAATGAGATAGATAAGAAACGATGGGATTTTATCGAGCGTGCTATTGATGCGTCAAAGACATCACATCAATGGAGCGAAGATGTTCGAGCTTCATATGCTGAAGAGGTAAATCCATTTGTTGCGCGAGTTCATATTTCTGTTTTGTATGCGAATTTTATATTGGAATATGTAAGACCAAAGTTTACTGAGTTGCGAGAATCAGAGATGTCAGAAAAGAAGATTCTTTGGTCTGCTGCAAGAATACAAGACTATGAAACAAGAACCGTTGGCGATTCTGTTGAAGTCAAAGATTTTCCTTCTCCACAGGTTCAAGCAAAGATCGGTTGGGGAAAAGAATGGTTGCGACTAATCGTTGAAGGGGTTGATGGGAAACCGATTTGGATAAAGGTCGACTACCAATTGGTTCCAATCTTCAAACCGATCATCGAGAAAGGAAATAGTCCAGGGATTATTTTTTGTGCTGAGGTCAACCCAAGATATGGTTCTTTGATTCTTCATTTCATGGCTGATTTTGATCGATTGGTTGAAAAGATAGAGAAGAAAGAACGACTCGAGTTATACGAGAGACTTTTTGTTGATCATCCATCTGTCGATTTTCCTTGGAAAACGAAAGAAGATCGTGTTGTTGCGATGTTAGATTTGAGCGATGTTGTGAAACGCGATAGAAGAAAGATAAGAGTTATAGGGATTATAGATCGCATTCACGAAAGACCAGACAAGAATGGACATATCATGGCTTTTTTTGGTCTTGTTGGGGTGCGTGGTTACATTCGTGTTTTGTGTTTTTCGCGCAGTTGGGAGAAATACAACGAAAGAATAAACCAAGGCTATTTGATGGGAATGACGCTATCAAGACTTGATAGAGATGAATTGACCTGGTCGTTAGAGAGTAAAACAGGAAACCTAAAATTACATGGGAGACCAAAGAGAGATGGCCGGAACTAGAACGATATGTAAAAAGATTCGTGTTCGATGTCCTCATTGCAGTGAGGGTTTGGATTTATCAGATATGGGAAAAGAGTTGTTTCAGCGGATGTTGGAGGAACTCGAGGAAAACGGAAGAGTTGAAGCTGAAGGGTTTGGAACTTTTCGAGTTGCGACGATGCCGCCTAGAAAGGTGGCCAATTTTGGCAAAGGAGATGTAACGATTCCAGCGATAAAGGTTATTCGATTTAAAGCGTCTGATCATGCAAAAGGCAAGATCAACGGAAAGGGAAACGATAATGATTAAAGTACTGAAAATAGGTAAAGAAGAAATAAAAATAAACACTGATGTCATTGCTGGCATCGGGAGCGATCTAACTGATGATATGGATAAGGTGTCATCTCTGATTGCCACATATGGTGCTTATCTTGCTGCTGCAAAGAGAGAACAGATCTTGCAGAAAGCGACTTATCGACATTGGAAAGCGCGTTTCAAAAAAAAGCTTTTTGATGCAGAGCCAAAGCTTGCTGATAAAAAAGCTGATGCTGAGGTTGAAGCTCAGAAAACTTTTATGGATTACAAAGAACAAGAAGGTTTGTGTCTCGAGAATGTTGAGTTTCTTGAAAAGCTTGTTGAGGCGTTGAAAGAAAAGAGTCCAAACCTTCGCAGTCGTGGCGCATGGGAACGAAAAGAATTTGAGTCTCATGGGATGACGACCAAAGTCGATATCGATGCAAAAAAGGAAAAGCTAAGACAGAAATCCGCAAAACAACCAGTTACGAGATAAGTCTACTATAAGATATAAAGGAGAAACAAATGGCATTAAATACACAGCGCTGGGCGCAAAAAAAGAAGGAAGTCGATCAAAAACTAAAAGAGAGACAAGAAGGAAACCTTTGGGGAAAAATAGAAGAGGGTGAGTATCTCTGTTATGTGCATCCATTGGTTTATCCAGATGATGAACACAACCATACAGGTGGATACAATTTCATTGAAGCTATGATGCACTACAATCTTGGTGGTCAAAACAATGCGCAATTGTGTTTGAACTACAAAGAGAACCCCATTCTTTCTCATCCGATCATACAAAAATTTGTTGCGAATAGAGAAAAGAACGCTTTCAAGATTACTCCAAAACTTCGTTGTGAGGCTTGTGAGAAAATCGAAAGTGGAGAAATAACCAACCCCAAGAACAAGCAACAAATCAAATGGTTCTTTGGGTTAACTCCCATGTGGTATAGAAAAGATAAAGCAGACAATTGGTCTCGAATAAAGTTCAAACCGAGATTTTTGATTTCTGGTCCTCAGATCTTCAATGATTACATGGATTGTTTGATTGATTTGTCGTCATCTAACATAGAACCGATGGATCCAGATTGCGCAGTGTTATTGAAGCTAAACAGGACTGGCACTGACTTCAATACAACTGAATATTCTGTTTCTGTTGATATCGATAGTGCTCGTGAGCCTATAAAACTCGATAAAGGCCAAAAGGCTGCGATCGCGAAAGTGGTAAGACCAAAAGGAGAACTTGATTTGTTTCATCTAGTTTCTTCTTTTACGAAGTCGCCAAAACAAATTTCTGCGCTTATTGCCGGTGTTAGCGAACGGAATGTTGCGGATGAAGAAGCAGAGAGTCCAAAAGAATGCTTTGGGAAAAACTGGGAAGATGATGATGAATGCAACGCTTGCGATAGTAGCGAGGAGTGCATGAGGGTTTGTGGGGTGAAGCCAAAGAGGGTTGAAGCCAAGTCGCAAAATAATGGGAAAGCGGGTTCGAGCAAAAAGAAAACTCAAAAAGAGACAGAAGAACCGCCACAAGAGACAGAACAGGAAGAAGCGCCATTCGAGTCAGAGATGGAGTGTTTTGCCAACTACGATTCGGAAGCAGAAGAGTGTAAGGTTTGCCATGAAGCAGAACAGTGTTTTGAGGCGACTCCAGATGGTGTGGTTCCTGACAATGATGGCGATGAACAAGATGGCGATGAACAAAGCGAAGATTTTGAAGCTGATGACGAAACGCAACAGCCACACTGTTATGGGCAATACGAAGGTGATGACGAAGATTGTGCTCGATGTGATGTCAAAAAACAGTGCGAGAAAGATTCAGAAGTTGACGATTCGAACTCTCAAGTTGAGCAAGAATCAGAATCGGAAGATGATGATCCAGATGTTGCGAGTCTCAAAGAAGAAGCTGAACGGTTAGCGAAGAAGTCTCGCGGCAAAGGTAGGTCGAAGCAATAATGGCTAGAAAGAAAAACACCTCCTCGTCTTCTAAAAAAGGAAAGTCTGAGAAGAAGACGAGAGAGGTGGAAATAAAAAATTCGTTTGAAGAAACTCTCATTCAGGAATTGAATCGGAATGAGAGTGACACCCCAGCTCAACTCTTAAGTTCCGATGGGCTTGCAATAAAAATAAAAGGTGTGATAAGCACACAAGCACCATCGCTTGATCGTGCTTTAGGGAGATGGGGGATCCCTTTAGGTAGAACAATTATGCTTCATGGTCAGGAGGGTTCTGGAAAGTCAACTCTTGCGCTTCATTGTGTTGCTGAAACACAAAGGGTTGGCGGTATGGCTGTTTATATCGATACTGAATATAAACTAGATCCTGAATATGCAAAAGCAATAGGAGTTGATGTTGATAAGCTTACGTTGATTCAACCTCAATGGTTAGAAAAAGCTTTTGAAATGATGGAGACAACAATTCGGGTTGTTTCTTCTTATCGAAAAGAAGGAATTATCATTCCAACGTTGATTGTGTTGGATAGTATAAATTCAACAAAAACAAAAGCGGTTATTCAAGGAGAATGGGATGATCCTCATGTATCGCCAGAAGCAAAAGTGTGGAGCGAAAAATTTCCTAAGCTAGTTCCTTTGATTAGTAACGAGAACGTTTGTTTGCTTCTTATCTCTCAAATCAGAGAAAAGATTGGCGTAATGTTTGGCTCAAAAGATAGGACTGCTGGTGGTAACACTCCTAGATATTATGCATCTATTCTCATGGGTATAGAGAGAAAAGGTCAACTTGAGTCTGGGTTAGGAAGCGAAACAAGTGTCTTTGTTGCAAAGAACTGTGTTGCACCACCATTTAGAGTTGCAAAGTTCAGGATCATGTATGGAATAGGAATAGACTATGAACACTCGTTGGTTGAAGCGTGTATTGATTCAGGTGTCATAGAAAGTTCAGGTTCGTGGTTGAGTGTTCCTTTGATTCTTGAGCCATCTGGCGAGCCAATAAAAGCTCAAGGAAGAGAGGGGATGGCAAATCGATTGAGGGTAGATTCTAGTCTGTGTAGAGAACTTTATAAGATATTGAAGACGCCAATCGAGAAGAGAAAGAAGATTCAGAAAAAGAACCCAGTGAAGAGGAAATAATGTACAAGGCTCTTTTTACAGCAGATTGGCATCTTAGTAACAAGTTGCCGTATTCAAAAGCGATGGTTGGTATGGATGGCATTACCGATCGGCTGTTGGAACAAATGGCGATTATTCGACAAATCATCAAGGCAGCAAAAGAACTTGAGGTTGATGGGTTCTATATTCTTGGTGATATATTTGACAAGCGTTCGTTGGACGCGATTGTTGTGAAGGCTGGAGCTCAATTGATATCTGAGTTGATTGAGGTTGTGCCGAACGTTTTTATCATGGTTGGAAATCATGATGTTTATTCGTTGACAAGCAGTCGTTCGGTGAACGAATTTTTCGATTTCATTGGAAATGGTAGCGCTAAATATCTCGAGCCACAAACTGTTATTGATAATGTTGGGGTTAGATTTCATGTGTTGCCATGGTGTTCTTTGGATGTTGCTGGCGATAGATTGAAATCGATGGTTGTCGCAAAAAAATCGATGGTTTCCGCCGATAAGATAGTAAATAACAAAGAACTTGATATTTTGTTGCTTCATCATTCTGTAAAAGGCGCCGTTGATCGCAACTGGGTTTCTGAGGATGGATTGAATCCAGATGAGCTTGATCGCGATTGGGATTTGGTTCTGTCTGGGCATTTTCATGACAAACAGCCTTTTGGTGATAAAGGCCATTACGTAAGCGCTCCAATGCAACACGATTTTGGCGATGAAGGAAATGGGTTGCGAGGGTATTATGTTGGTTATTTCAACGCAGATGAATATAAACTTGAGTTCAAGACAACCGAACATCATTGTTTTCATTCTATGTTGTATTCTACTTATCTATTGAACCCAAACGAAAATTTGGTTGAATGGAAAAGCGGCGATTATGTTCGATTCGATGTCTTGTGTACACATGCCGAATGGAAGTTGTTGAAGACGGAGGTTGAGGCGACAGAAGGCGAGCTTGTAAAGAAAGGATTCAGAGTCGTTCCAGCTCGATTTGTTCCGCAAACTCAACATGGTGACAGAATTGAACTTTCAGAGGACGCTTCATCTATAGAGATTGTTTCGCGATATCTCGATGTAACATCTTATGATGGACTTGATAGAAGCAAGTTGATTGAAATAGCAAGACATGCTTTGAAGGAAGTCGAAAATGATTGAACATGGTCTATTGGTAATAGAAAACTTTTGCTGTATTCAACAGGCGAAAATCAATCTGGCAAAAGCTGGATTGACTCTTATCGTTGGAGACAACCAGGACACTAACGCAGCGATAAATAATGGTGCTGGGAAAACCACGATTCCAAAAGCGCTTACTTGGTGTTTATATGAGGATACACTTGATGGCGATCGATATGATGAGGTTATTCGATGGGGAGAAGACAAGACGGTTGTGCGACATCTTGTTAGAGTCAACAAGGATGTTTGGCAAATTGTGAGAAGTAGGACAAAAGGAAAGCCGAGATTAGGACTATCAGTTGCAAGAAATTTCAAAAAAGGGGTCAGCTTCATTCCGATAGAGGGTGAGCGCAAAGAACTTCAACATAGGATTGATAAGCTTCTTGGTAAAGACTTTCGGAGTTTTTGTAACACTACGCTTTACGGCGAAGGTGATATTTCTCGTTTTTATTCTGCAACAGATTCTTCGAAAAAAGATAGTGTTCATCGGTTGCTAAAAAGTGATGTCTTCAAGAAAGCGATGAAATATATCAAACAGAATCATTACGATGGATTGAAGAAGAAGTTGGAAGTGTTGGAACATGAACTTGATGTGTTGAAAGGGAAGCTTGAAGGATACGATATCAAACAAATAAAAATATCACACGAAGAATGGGAAGAAGAACGCGAAGATCGCGTTGTTCAATGCTCAGAAGAATGTCGGAAATATTTATCTGATATAGAAAGAACTAAGAAACAGGAAAGCGCTTCAAGGAAGGAATATGAAAAAGAGCTAAAAGAAATCAAAAAAAACATGCGAATTTTATCTATTCAAAAGAAGAGTTATTCAAAATCCACAGAAGAACTTCAAACACTTGAACGTGATATTGGGGAGGTTGTGGAAAGAAGGATAAAGGCTGGTGAAAATATCAAATCGAAAGAAGACTCTTGGTTTCTTCTGCAAGGCGATGAGTGTCCAACCTGTACTTCTGATTTATCTGAAGGGAAAGCAAACGAATATAAAGAAGAAGTAACTAAGAGTCTAGAAAAACTAAAAGGAGAACTTGCGGATTTAACAAATAAAGATGCTGAACTGAGGATTGCGATATCAAAGAAGTATGAAGAGGTTGAGATGTTCAGAAATGCAAACGATGAAATAAAAGGACTCAACACGAGAAAAGATGTTTTACATACTCTATTAGAATCTTCTGATGATAAGATTGCTGTTTATACAAAAGAAAGAAAGGTGTTGGCCGAACAGGCATTGAAAAAAGCAAAGAAGATAGAGCAAGAGAAAAACCCTCACAGCGATCTATTACAAAAAACAGAAGAAAATATCAAAAAGATAAACAAAAAGATTACCGAAAAGAGAAGTGAACTAAAAACGGTTCGAGACGATTTTGCTCATTACGGGTTTTGGGTGAAAGGTTTCGGTCCTGGTGGCCTTCCTTCGTTGCTTCTTGATAGTAAGATGGATTTCTTATCAGAGCGTGCAAATGATTATTTGCTAACGCTTGCTGATGGTGACATTTCTGTTTCATACAAAACACAAAGAGAGCTGAAACAGAAAGGTCAGATGAGGGATGAGATTGATGCTCAAGTTATCATCGAAGGAATTCCAAACGTGAAACCAAGTAAAGCTCAAAAAAGGAAACTCGATATTGCGAGCGATCTTGGTTTGATGGATATGGCTGTTTCTAGAAACGGCCATTCGAATCTTTTGATGATGGACGAAGTTCTTGATGGAATGGATTCAGAGGGTGTTAGGCGTGTTCTTGATTTGATTCATAGACTTCGTGCAATTTATCACAGCATATTTGTGACAACACATGAGGCTGGTTTACTTGAAATATTTGATCGAGCTATTTGTGCTCGAAAGAAAAATGGTGCAACAAACGTTTTTACCATGAAGGGGTAACTATGGAAGAAGAACAGAAAAAGATTGATTATAAGTTCATTTCAAAACAATTGGTGTGTGTCGGGTGGGAATTGCTTTCTGGGAATATCGGGTTCCCCGGTGCGATGTGGCAACACCATTGTATAAATCGCAAGCTAAGCACATATGAAGCAGCGCTTTGTCATAACTTATTAGTTAAGATTTGTGATATAAACGAGAAGCATCGCAATTTTGAAGTGTTTAGGAACATGCTTCGGTTGTTTGCTGATGGGTGGTCTATAGATATATCTAATCTAGAGGAAGATGAAGTTTTTATTTCTGTTCTAGATTTGTGTTTGTGGTGGAAACAGATCAATCAAGGTGGCGAGAGATTTACATTTCAAGAAGCTGAAACATATGTCGAAAAAGAAAAAGCTCTTGATTGTTTGTTTTTGCAATATTTGATTCGTCTTCAATCTGGCGAGATTGAACGTATGGTGATTCGTCCTATTGATATTGTTCTTCCAGATCAAGAACACGAAAAAAATGAATGTGTTGTGGGTTCGGGTGTTGAATCAGAGAGTGTAGAACGAATCGAACAACCAATCAGAACATCTATTGGTGATAGCGGTTTTGTTTTCAAGGGCGACAAAGAGCTGTTAGTAAATGCTCTTTTGTTTTTGGTTGATAAAGATATCAAAACTAAAATGAAAGCGCTGAACAATAAAGTAAAAGCTTTGATAGAATGTTCAAGAGAAGTTGAAGAAGCGCTGAAGGATTTAGGGATTTCATTAGATGAAAAAGGTGATTGATATATTAGGTGTCGACTTGTCGATGAATCATGGGGCTTTTGTTCTGTTGAGGAATGGGTCGCTTTTTGATTATCGATTTGTGACAGATAAATCTGTTCTCGCCAAAAAAGACAAGGCGCGTGGAGAATATCTCGCGGCTTCAAAAATCAAAGATATGGTTGAGAGAGACTTTCTTCGTCTCGCATTTTGGTATGCGTATTCAAATCAAATATTCAAAGAACTTCCAGCTGAGTATATGGGGATTGAAGGATATGCATATAGAATGTCACAAAATGCTCATCAGATAGGTGGTGTCGCTTCTATTTTCCGAGTGAAGTCTTGGATTCGAGGATTGAAGATAAGAGTTCATGGTCCAGAGACAGTGAAGATGTTTGGTGCCGATGATGGTAGCGCTGCGAAATCTGAAGTTCGTTTTGCTATGCACGATAAGTTTCCAGAGACGAAACAGTTTGATAAATATGCGCATGGCAAAGGAACAATGCAGTTTCAAATTGCAGAAGATTTATGTGACGCCTATGTGGTTGCGCAGCTTGTCTGGCTCGAGGTTCGATTACGTTTGGGTTTGGTTGATTTGAAGAGTTTGCCGCCGAAAACGATTCAGATTTTTAATCGAATAACAAAAAGGTGGCCAGTCAACATTCTTGGTCGCGATTGGATTCAAAGGGAACAATGATGGATACTCGGAAGCTCGATCGGATTGAGAGGTTGTGGAAGGATTGCAAGAAATGCGACCTTCATAAAACTAGGAAGCAAGTTGTCTTTTGGCGAGGACACCCACAAGCGAGACTTGTGATTGTTGGAGAAGCACCTGGAGAGATGGAGGATCGCCGCGGCCAACCGTTTATTGGTCAAGCTGGTCAGCTTTTTGATGAGCTATGTGAGAAAGCGGTTGTTGGTGATTCTCCACCAGAACCATGGAGCGTATTTCTTGCAAATACAGTCGGGTGTAGGCCGCCCAAAAACAGGAAGCCAATGATAAACGAGTTCATAAAATGTGAAGGGAGATTGTATTCGATGATTGCTGCTGTTGATCCGCAAGTTCTTCTTTTATTGGGTGGAACGGCACTTTCAATGCTTACTGGAGAAACGAAGATTATGAGATCTGCTGGTAAGTTATTTGAAGTCAAATTTGAATGGAAACGTAGGATGAGAGTTTACAAAGCGATTCCCACGTTACATCCAGCTTTTCTTTTACGAAATAGAAAAAACACTGAATTAATAAATGCTGTTGTTTCACATATCCAAGCTGCTTGGGAGATAGCTCAACCAGGCGGTTGGTTAGAAAGGGATTGAATATGGGAAAAGATTTGTTTGATATGCTATGGAATATAAAAGGAAAATTATGTGAGTTTGAAACTCATGAGAGCGCTTATAGAACAGAGGTTGTCCATCATGTCACTGAGCGCGAAATCAAATATGCTGATGTTGTCGTGAAATATCCAATGAAGATTTGTTTCGATGCGGCTGAAACAGATTTTCTTCATATCAGCAGTTTGAAATCTGTAAGAGTGGTAGGAAGCGACGTATAGGAGTTTGAAGTAAAATGGTAAAGACGTATCTTCAGTGGGTTGGAACTGGTTATTACGCGACAATCAGCGATTTTGTCATTGATGTTCGCGATCGTGGTCTTGTAAAGAGGCTCCCAAATATTCGAACTGCGGTTTCTTTTTCTAAGAACGATGTAGCTGTGTTCTTGACCCACAATAACGGTAGGCTCAGACAGTGTTTGGCTTGTGCTGAGCCTACCATTTGCCCTTTGTGTCATGGCGAAGATGATGAGTGTTTGAGATGTAGAGGGCTTGGTTCTTTGGAGAAGGGAACTGGTGGATACGCAACTATTGATGGCGAGAAGTGGACTTTTCTCCGATATGTCAAAATGAAACGAAACACAAAACATCCGTTTTGGGATAGCGAACATGTGGTTGGTGATGTTTCGTGGTGCAAGGTTTGTGGTGGTCGTGGTCAAGTTCCGCTTGGCGAAGTTTTTGGGTTTTATATTCCAGAGGAATATTGGTGTGTTGTGCGTGATCCTATAGAAGATTCTCCAGAGGAAATTATTTATTCCAACATAAAAGTCTTTTCTAAGCGAGATGTGAAAAAAAGAGGTTTATTTGACAAGGGATTTTATGCTGTTGTTGAAAAAGAAGTTTCTGAAAGGGTTGCGAGATTGAAAAGTGAGGTTCTTGCAAAGATTGGTGATCCGCCAGTGGAGCATCTTGGCGGGTTTGTTCTTTTAGAACAGCCATTTTCTTATATCGAAAAACAATTTCGTGGTGTGAAGAGTTGGGAACCGCCAGTTTTTATCAAGGATGAGGAAGAGAGACATCCCTTGGATGGAATAGCGTGATGCGCTATACTCGCCTTGTCCCTTGGCCGCCTTGTCTGGGAGTAACCCACTACTCTTTTTAGGCCAAGGGATTTTAGAGGTAAAAATGATAAGCAGAAAAAACATGTTGGGGATTATATGTACTGAAGCAATTGAGTCTGATTTTGTTCCAGGCAAAATAATGAAAAAAAAATCAATAGAAGGTAAGCATATAAAAATTCAAATTTATGGTGTTAAGTTTCACTTGTTGAATGATGTATCGCTTGTCAACAAGTTTCTTTTGGATATGGTTCATGCTGCGAAGATGAGGGAACTCGATAAACCGCATGTTTACGATATCAAAGAAACATTAACAAAAAATGGATTTGAACCAGACAAGGATGAACCAGAAGGTGTAATTGGAATTGTTGTTTTGAGCACAAGTCATGTTGCGATTCATACATGGCCACATCGAGGGTATGCTGTAGTTGATTTATTTTCGTGTCGAGATTTCGAAGAAAGAGATATTACATGGCTTATCGTTGATATTTTGAAACCAACAAAAATGGCTGTTCATGATTTGAGTTTTTCTCTTGAGATGCCAGAGATTCGCGAACATGAACCCTGAAAGGGTTATGAAATGAGAAACTTTATTGTTGTATTAGCTTTGATTATATCCTTTAGTGTATTAAAAATAGAGGCGAAAGAGAAAAAATATTCTATGATTCCAGCGGAACAATTTGATTCAACTACTCGTTTGTGGCTTGCGCGTGCCATGGTTGGTGAAGCTGGCTGGCTTGCGAGAAGAGATCATGTTGCAATCGCTTATGTTTTAAAGCGGCGTTGGAAATCGATGAGGAAGCGTTGGCCACAAATTCAATTCAAGACAGTTATTCTTTCGTATTCAAAAGCTCTTGGCGGATGGAGAAGAGAATATACTGCTAGACAATTGTGGGTCAGAGACCTTGGTTTTGATTTGCATGAACCAAAAGGGTGGCCGAAAAAGATTTCATGGAAAAGCCATTCGAAGTATTGGAAATCGATTCTAAGATATGTTGCTAAATGGGGAGATGGTAGACTTTTAGATCCGTGTAGGGGTAGGGCTTATCATTGGGGTGGGTACACCGATATTCCAAATGAAAAATTGTTTCCTATAGATTGTGGAGAAACTTTGAACACTTTTTATGGGATACAGAAAACAAACAGACAAGGAGATAACAGTGGGAAAAGAAAAAATAACAAGAGGTAAGAAAAAGACTTCTCCGCAGAATGGAGAGATGCATGTATCAAGAGAGCATCGACTTAACGGCGTAACGGTTGCGAAGGACCATGGCTCTAAAGAGTTTGACCCAGAAGAACTTCCTCAAAGCTCTATTGATTCGTTAGTTGCTGAAGCTGGTGCCAACATCGAAAGAACGGTTCAGCCAGAGCAATATGAGGCGTTGCGTATTGGCGTGTTTTGTCGACTACCATGTTCTCTTGAGGACATGAAAAGTGGAAAAGCTTTCAAGGTTGTTCATGCGATGTGTCGTAAAGAACTTTCTGAACAACTTCAGAGAGGGCTTGAAGGGCTTGAGTCTCCATTCAAACGCAGATGAATCGACGAGATTTAGTAGCAAGGCGAAAGGCGCGCTTAGAATGTCCTGAACGCCATGATTGCGGTTTACTTTCTATTCGACACCTTGAGCCGAGATTTCGTGGGGACAAGTGGATTTGGATTTTGAAAACCAAAGAGGTTGAGCTTTCTGTTTTGTTTTGCCCGTGGTGTGGAGAAAGGTTGGAGTAGTATGAGTCCAGCGGTAGCAAAGGTCTTGAAGCAATATGCGGGCTTTCTTCTTCCGAAAGAAATAAACGATCATTTTCCTGGAATGTCTAATATGCTTCATAGAAAACTCAAGAGTTGGTGGCAAAATATGCCAGCCAAAAAACGCCATGATTTTTTGATGAGAGCAAAGCGATTGGAACCATTATCGGACGAATATCGAGTTATTGCGATTCGATCTGGAATCATTTTGGATTGGCCGCCAAAAACAATAGTTAGAAGTCCATCCCGGGGTAGAGATGTCAAAAGAACAAAAGGAAAGGCTAAGAGAGTATCGAAGAAATCTTTGTCGAAGAAACTATAGCTTTGCGAGATGGTACGCCTTTCGTTGTTTAGATGTTTTGGCAGACAAGGTTTTTGGCTCTCAAGAGTATACAAACATGTGGGTTGAGCAATCGTTTGGAGAACAGATTGTTGATCTCGACCATAAAACATGTCTTGAGTTGATTTCGATGTGTAGAGAAGAGTTTCGCAGACATCAAAGGAAAACAAAGTTCTATGATATGATTCCAAAGAAGAGGGGTAGCAGATGATTCCTATGGTCTCTTTGAACGAAGATAGACGATCGAAAAAGAAACATTTCGAGACTGAGGGTGAACTGTGTGACTATTTTTCTTCTATTGCAAAAGCGAATGGTTGGAAAGTGTTTCCAGAGGTTGATGGTTGGGATCTTGTTCTATTTGATGGCGAAGTTCAGATTGGCGTGGAAGCAAAGTTGAGAAGTAACATTCAGCTGTTGGGTCAAGTGATGCGTAGAACAAGAACTCTTACTGGGTATAAGCAATATGGTTCTTGTCCAGATTATCGAGCGGTGTTGGTTCCAAAGATAACTGCTGGAATAGTTGATGTTTGTTTTCATCTTAGGATTGTGCTTTTTACTTCTGGAACTCGGTTTATTCAGCTCAATCCTTTGTTCAACCTAAAGACAAAGAAACATTTAGTTCTTCCATCTGTTCCGTTGCAGAGTGGTGGGGGTCGCCCATCACCAAAAGTGTTGTCTCAATGGCGAGAGAAATCTTTGAGGTTGTGTATTCGGTTGAGACGAGACGGTTTTGTGACGGGGAAAGATTTCGATGAGTTGGGTCTTCATCGCCAAAATTGGGTGAAGTCTTGGCTTGACCGCGATGGGAAGGTTGGCCGGCATGCGAGGTATGTGCTTAGACCTGGCGTGACCCTTCCAGATGATGGATATGAGAGAGAGCGCGACATGATTGCTGAGGTCGACAAGAACAGAAAGGAAATGGGGTTATGAAACATGAGCTCGAGGGTACAGAGGTTTGGTGTCAAGCTCAAGGTTGTTCTAGTCGAGTTATGTGGGGTTCGCGCGAATGGACTGCGAAATGGGTCAGTGTGTGGGTAGAGTCAGAGAGACGTTCTTTTGATTCGTGTTCCAATGAGTGTACGAAAAAAATCGAGAAAGGGAGATATGTCAAGGAAAAGAAAATCGACCAAAATGTTCAGACGGGTTGAGCTTGAGAATCTATTCGACAAAGACATTGTAAGAAAATGTGTCGATGTCGCGAACAAGTGTGGCCTTGAAGGCTTACGGGTTCTGGAGATTGGATTTGAGCGAGTTGACGAGAAAGACTTTGGCCTTCTCATGGTAGAACCTGTTTCTGAAGCGAATCTTCGCGAACCCGTCAAATCGGCGATTCTAGACGATTAAATTTTGGGCGATGAAAGATATGGCTGCAATCGGGTTTGTGGAACCCAGCTAATCCTGGTTATGGTTCTGAAGCTAGAACCGCAGTTGTTTTGTTGATCGCGAAAAACGCAACGGTGCTGTTTGGCGGTTGACAAAACTTGAAGGCAACTAAACAATGTGTAATCACACAAATAACCATTTTGGAGGAAACAATGTATGAAGATGAGCGTTTTGAGACGCGAGATGTGTTTGTTGAACTTACAGATGAACAACGCCAGGAGCGCGCCAAGCAATATGTTCATTGCGACAATCAGATTGAAAAGTTGAAAGCTGAACAGAAATCGTCGAACGATAAATACAAGCGCGATATTGGTACGCTGATGAACGAGAAGGAAAATCTCAAACAGGCGGTTACCGATGGCCGCGAGTTGACAGCTGTTGAATGCGAATGGGTCGAGAATTTTGAGCAAAAATGCTATTTCCTCATCAATCCAAACTTGGAAGAAGATGATGACGATTACATTGTGGACCAACGCACGATGACGGCTAGTGAGCTTCAAGGCAATCTCGAGTTTTCAGAAGATGAACAAAACGGAAGCGATGAACAGAACGGCGCTGAGGATGAACAAAACAGTGGCGAAGATGAACAGCAGACCGATGGTGATGAACAAAGCGGCAATGAGGGAGATGGCGATGAATATGGCGAGCCAGAGGAATCGCCAAACCCACAACCGCAAAGAGGGAAAAAGAAGGCTACTAAGAAAGCAGCCACTAAGAAATCAACCGCCAAGAAAAAATCCACAGGAGGTAAAAAGAAGGGAGCATTGACGAGAGTTAAATAAAAAAAATAGAGTCTTCTATAAATAATAAAACAAAAAAAAGGAGTGTAAGATGGATGAGATAAAACTTGGATATCGATATCGAGATGTGATTTCTGGCTTTAAAGGAATTGCTATTGGGATATCACATTGGTTATATGGCTGTACTCGCGTTGGATTACAGCCAGAAGCTCTTGATGATGGTAAACCTGTTGATTCCCATTGGTTTGATAAGCCGCAACTTGAGTTTGTCGATGAGGGAATCTACAAAAACGAGAAGCCGCTCAAAAGCGAAGAAGAACCGCTTGGCGGTCCAAAGCAAGATCCAAGCAGAAAGAAAGATGCAATCAGATGAAGCTGGTTGTTACTTTCGATGGTCCAGTTGCAAGTGGTAAATCATCTTTGGCGCGCCGCGTTGCGCGCCAAGTTGGTTATATCTTTCTATCTACGGGTTTGCTTTATCGTGCGGTTGCGTATCGAGTAAGAGATTTGAATCTAGAACGCAAAGCTGAGGATGAAACCTATATGTTTGGGATAGCGATGAACTCGTCTTATTCTTTTAGTGTTGTTGATCATGAGAGTCGTTTGTTTCTTAATGGCTTTGATGTCACAGACGAATTGAAAAAAGATGACATTTCAATGCTTGCGAGTCAGATATCAAAACATCAACGTGTGCGGAAAGCGTTGTTGCGGATTCAACAAGGTATGGGAAAGAATGGCGGGATTGTCGCTGAAGGCCGCGACACAGGAAGGGTTGTGTTTCCTCATGCTGATATCAAATATTGGTTGACAGCCGATATTGATTTTAGAGCGAGGATGCGGCAACGCGATTTATTGAAGGATGGAAAAACCATTTCTTTTAGAGATATCTACAAACAAGTTGTTGCTCGAGACAAACAAGACATGGAGGGTGAAACACCATCTCTTGTTCGCACATCGGATATGATAGAACTTGATACTACGAATAAAGACCTTGATGACCTTGCGTTTGAGGTTTCCGAGAACATTCTTGGACGCGAAAAAGAACTGTGTGGTTATTGAGGTCGAAATGAAGCAAATAAAGAGCAATCGTATTGGGAAGTTTGAAGTCTCGATTGAGCTAATAAACCAGTTTCCAGAATCGCTGAAAACAGTGATGTCAGAATGCATTGTGATCGGTGCTGATATGCTGAACTATTATGGGAAAGTTGTTTACACCGCTGTTTCAGCTAGATTTGATGAAATCAAAGAAGGTGATGAGATTCCAGAGTATATTTGGGAACTAAACACAAAAGACGGAAAGGATTACATTACATCCTGTCGAAGATTGAAAGATGTCGAAGAAGATATTGATATGGAGGATTTATAATGAATATAAAACAAAAAAAATTGACACTACAAGAAGCGTTTGCGCTTATAAACGAAATGAATGAAAAAATGCTTGATATCGATGATCTAAGTATGGTGCCACAATTGAGTTTGGAAGCAACTACTCCAAACAAAGAAGATAGAGATTTTGAAGGTCGCATTATGTTTCTTGGTGAACAGCTATGGGATTCTTTTGAGGATTCTCATGATATAGATGAAATCAAGAGAAACATTGCAGAAGATATTGTTTCTAATGCCGAGAATCTTTCTTTGATTGCGAGCCAAATCAATAAGCTGATAGCCAACAAGAAGTGGTAAGCGATGGGTGGTTACACAGGTTCGACTCCTGTGCATCGCACTGGTTAAAGGAGGTGCGACATGTGCCATTGAAGCGCTGAGGAGCGCGAAAACAAAAATGACCATTCTTGTTAAGTGTGCACAAAACTCTAACGACCATGCCTGGTCACATTCGGTGGCCAGGCGATTAATAACAGGCAAGGTTGATATGGCATATGCGGAAAAAACAACGGTTCCTATCGAAAAAAGTAAAGCTGATATCGAGCGTATTTTGAGAAAAGCTGGAGCGGACCAGTTTGTTTCTGGTTGGGATCGAGAGAAAGGTGTGGGTCGAATCCAATGCAAGTTGGATGGAATCTTTCTTCAGTTTAGTATAACGGCACCAGAACCAGATAGGTTTAGAAAAACTGGTACTGGAAGAATGCGTGATGAAGACGCTCTAAAAACTGTTTTGGAAAAAGAAGAACAGCGGCGATGGCGAGGACTTCTTCTTGTTATAAAAGCTAAGCTCGAGATGATTCAAACTGGCCAGACTACGATTCAAGACGAGTTTATGGCGAACATCTTGTTGCCAAACCAAAAGACTGTTGGTGAATGGATTGCTCCTCAGCTCGCAAAAGCATATGAAAGAGGAACTATGCCAAAACTTCTTCCAGGAGGTTGATGTGAAGATTGACGAAAAAAAAACATTAAAGGAACTCACAAAAAAAATAGAGAGGATGGAGTTCGAACAGCGCATTGATGGCAAGATGCGCTGTGTACGTTTGGTTATGCCTCTTGTTAGTGGTGCGGAAGCAATGCATCTTACTGGTGTGGAAGCTCAGAAAGCACAGTTGCGGTTTATTCTTTTGACAGCCGCTGGTGTTTGTAATCACGTTGGGAAGAAAAGTTTAGCCAATGAGATTCAGGGTGTTTTGCGTTTATTACTAACCAAAATAGATGGAAACCAACAAGTCAATCCGACAAAAAACTGATGATGTTTGATAGTTTTTATAGTGATCCACATTTTGGTCATGCTGCAATCATAGAATATGAAGACAGACCATTTTCGTCTTTGGATGAAATGAACGATGTGTTGATTGCTGGTTACAACGATGTTGTCAAAGAGAACCATACATGCTTGTGGTTGGGGGATGCTTTTTTGATGTCGTATTTGCTTGCAAGGGACATCATGGATAGGCTGAACGGAGTAAAGTTCATTGTTCCAGGCAACCACGATCGAAGTCCTGCAAGCTTATCTAATATTGGTTTCGTTGTTATAACAAGAGATGTGGTTTTCAAGGTTAGAGAACGAGTTGTTAGGGCGAATCACTATCCTTACCTGAATACAGATAATAGACATGTAAAGCAGTTGACATCAAGGCAGCTAACAAGAATGAAGAGGAAGTATCCGCCGAGGATAAAAGGAGAAGTTCTCGTTCATGGCCATTCACATGGAAAAAAAAGAAGATTTCAAAATATGATAAATGTTGGAGTCGACGCCTGGGGATATCGACCAGTTACATTCAATCAGCTCGAGAAAGAGGTTTCGAAGATATGATAGAAGAAATCGTTCAGTGTTCGAATCCGAAAGAGTGTTATTGCAAAGGACGAAGGTGGTGTTGTCCACGATGCAAAAGATTTGTTCCTGAATGTTTTGGAGCTGCTGATGATTTATCTCACTTGTGTGATGATTGTTATGTGGCTGTTAAGGAAAAAGAAGAGGAACGCGATGTCAAGAAGAGTTCAAATACGTAGTCGAAAAGAAATAGTGAAGTTACCAGAGAACACGGTTTACTGTGGGCGACCAACGATATTTGGAAACCCGTATAAGCCAGCGGATTATATTGAACCAGTCATTCGAATGACTGGATGTGGCGATCGAGATATTTACTATGTTAGCAAACTTGCACGTTTATATTGTTTGTTAGATTACAAAGCTTACCTTGATAAAAGGCCAGACCTGAAAGAAAAAATGAGGCAAGAGCTGAAAGGTAAGAACCTTGCTTGTTTTTGCTCTCTAAACCAAGAATGTCATGTAGATTTGATTTTGAGGATAGCAAATGAAGCAGTTTGAGTACAAAACAATCAGGATAAGAAAACGTGGCGAAGCAGCTGATATACTAAATCTCCTTGGCCAAGAGGGGTGGGAAGCTTTCGGTGTAGTTTCTCTCAACAGTGAAGTTAGCAATTCGTTTGATGTTCTTCTCAAAAGAGAGATTGTTGTAGGTGTAGGGTTCCGAAAACCTGATTGAAACAATAAGGGGTAAATATGGAAAAACGAGAGGGTTACGAACCAGTAGATAAGCGTGATATCGAATATCCAAGACTTCTTCCGCCAAAAAGGAAATCTGAAATCATAAAGTTGGAGATTGCCAACAACACCATTTTTTTTGGTACTGGCGAATATCAAAACGGAGAACTTGGAGAGATATTCATAGATTTACATAAAGAAGGGACTGCATTGAGAGCAATGTGTAACTGTTTTGCGATCGCTGTTTCTCTTGGGATACAATATGGTGTTCCATTGAAGACTTATGTTGATTTTTTCAAACAGACTAGTTTTGAGCCGAATGGTCTTGTTAGGGGTTATGACAAGATAAAGAAAGCATCATCGATAGTATCGTTGATATTTAGAATAATCGGCAAAGAATATATCGATCCAGAAGGTTATTCAGATGAGGAGGAATCTCTTTGATACTAAATAGAATAGAACCGTTTTTGGATGTTGGAGAAGTCCCAATAAGACCAACGAAGCTGTTTGGTCAAATGGCTACTATAATGAATCAAAGCATACATGAACTCAGACACAAAGATTTGTTTTGGTTGATGCACAAGGGATTAGCCAAGGAGCTTGAATACAGCTTGGATGCAAGAAGAACTCTTTATGGTTCTGTTCATCCAGGAATGGAAGGCAAAGCAAGAGGGCTTTTTGGAATTGTTGTTCAAACATCTCTTATTGTTCAACCAACTTGTATAGAGCTTAGAAGCTGTAGCTTAAACAATCCATTTTCTGTTATTGCAATCAACGTAAAATTTGAGGTGTAAATATGTGTAGACCAACATTTGAAGAAGTGTATATGGAGTTTGCTTTATCTATATCGAGACGAAGCACGTGTAGTAGATTACAGGTTGGAGCTGTAGTGACAACAACCGATTTCAGGAAGGTACTTGCGATAGGATACAATGGAAATGCATCTGGATTGCCAAACAAATGCGATTCTAGTGAGCCAGGAAATTGTGGTTGTCTTCACGCTGAGGAAAACGCAGTTATCAATTGCGATAGTTCGCGGTTTGTTGACAAGATATTCTTTTCAACACATTTGCCTTGTGTGATGTGTGCGAAGCGGATTATCAATCTCGGTAATGTGAAGAAGGTAATATACAAAGAAACCTACAGAATCAAGGATAGTGTTGCTCTATTCAACGCTTCTGGAATAGATGTGTACAAGATTTGGGATGGAGTCATTCATGGTCCTTTTTTTGCTTCAGAAAGCGAAAAGATAAAATCAACAATCGAGTGGTAATCAGATGTCGATTGATATTCCAAGCAATCACAGATACAAGTTTTGTAAACAGTGTTGTTTTTTTGTTGAGCAAGGGAAAAGTAGGTGCAAAATCGGTCTTGGAAAGTGCCAAGATGATACTGGGTTGGACGGTAAGTGTTATATTGAAATAGCCTATGAACAAGGCTGGGAAGATAGAGATAAACAAATAGAAAGGATAGAAGATGGAAACGAGTAATATCAACTTTGCGTATTTGCGCGATCCAGCAAACAAGTTGCGTGTTGTGACATTTGCTTGGAAAGAGATAGAAGAGGCAAAACTAGATAGCGGTTATCGTGCTGTTGAATATTCATACGCAATCAATAAAGTCGTTTCGCCAAGAAATGAACCTTGGCGTACAAGGAAATCAGAACAACACAACAAAAAGACTGCGAGAACAATGACAGCTGGTAGGTTGAAATCAGACAGATATAAACAGAAAGCTGTGGTTGAGACAGAAAAGGCGATTCAATCGATTATGAGCGATTTTATTTATCATATATCATCGAGGATATCGTGGTTGAGGAAGAAAGGGGTTGTGCCAACTCCTGAACTTTTTATTCGCGATGTGTTAGAAAGAATAAGGGACCAAAAAGAGTAAAGAGATGAAGTCTAGTAGTTCAACAAGCGACAAAGAACTGTAGATATTTTTGGAGGAACGATGCCAAGAGATATATATGGGGTAGAAATCGATATAGCAAAGAGGATTTCGGAAAGAACGCCACATCATCCAGAATCGAGACGAATATTAAGCGAGATATCAGATGAATGGAATCAAAACCCTAACAATAGCGGTGAACGTTTAGCGTATGAGCTTGATATTGTTTTTGAACGTCGCGATATTCTAAATGGCCGTGGACCAGTGTTGTGTCCTCGTTGTGGTTGCGAGAAACCAGATAATCGCAAACTGAAGAGGGTGAACGATCGTGCGATTGAAATAAAATGTGGTCTTTGTGGCTGTAAATACACAGCAAGAGTTGTGTTGATAACAACAGTTGAAATCAACGAATTGAAGTAAGATGAAGTACAGGATAAGAATTCCATCTCTTAGAGAAAATAATGATTGGATTGTTGAAGCCAAAGATAGGATGGAAGCCGCAAAGAAAGCGTGTCCACCAAATAACGACTATTGGGAATATAAAGTAGAGTCGTTTAGCTATAAAAGGTTTCAGATTTCTCGTAAACTATTGAAGGATCCGTTTGGGTTCACTCAACACAGAAAGAGAAACAAAGTTCCATTGGGTGCATGGGTTCCATATGGAAAGGTTTTTATCGTTTATGATGAAGATGAGCGTATCCCAAATTGTGAGGAGTAAGATGATAAATACATGTTTTATGCTTACAGGAACTGAAGAAGCTGCTAGCGATGAAAAGCTATATCGATACGAGGATGTTAATTATTCAAGAGGCGTAGACGAATATGATAATCCACTTCCTGGTGGACACATTTGTGTTGAGTTACGCGAATATCCGATATTGAAGAGAACCCCAAAAGGAGTGTGGATAAGCGAGTGTTGGAGATGGGGTTCTCCATTGAAGTTTGCAGCCGATGAAACAAGACAAGATAGAGGGGAGAGGTTTATTCTTCTTTCGGCGCGCAAGAAGTTTGCAGCTGAAACCAAGGAACAAGCGCTAGAGGATTACAAAGCACGCAAGCTAGCGCAAATCAGGATTTTGAAAGCAAAGATATCTGCTGCTGAAAGTGCATTGAATGCAGCGTGTAACGATAGGATGGAAAGCTATTATTGAAAGTAAAGGAAGTACGATGGAAATAGATTTTCTAAAGTTTTTAGGTAAGTTTCGCACTCCAGAAGACGATATTGTCGAAGCCAGTCTATTGCACAAATATCCAGATATTGCAAAGGCGCAAATCGATTTGTGTAAGGCGCTTAGAGCATGGACACAAGAGACTGGAAGAGAAACGGTTGTTGTCATTGTGGAGCGAGGACCACTGAGAGAACTTCCTGTGTTCAACAAACAACGATTCTATGGTTTTTTTGCTCGAAACGGCAAGCCAAGGAGAGAAGAGGAAAATGTCGTTTCTCATGTTCTCGATTCATTGATGGAAATCATCGCAAAGGTGTTTTGATGGATATCTCAGAAGTCGTATTCGTGGCATGGTGTGTTATTGGGATACTTTTTATCATATTGGTGGTGAACGGAAAGCGTTAGTGAAGCCGATAAACATCGAGTTGTTTTGTTGTTCTGGTGGCATGTCGAAGGGGTTCAAGGATGCTGGAATCCAGTTTGATATCGTAGTTGATAGCGATATCGATGCGTGTAACAGCTATGAAGCCAATATGGGGGAGAGACCAATCCAGATGGATGTAAAAGATTTCCTTCGTTTGGTTAAATCTGGAATGAAGCGAGATATCAATCTATTGGTTGCCGATCCGCCATGCACGCCATGGTCGCGAGCGGGAAAGAAGAAGGGATTGGCGGATTCGCGAGATATGATACTGGCGACCATCGAGATTCTGGAGCTGTTGAAGCCGCGATTTTGGCTGATAGCGAACGTTCCTGGATTGGACGATTCAAACAACTGGAAAACGGTTCAGCGCACGATAGGAAGGCTCACAGGAAGCGGATATTGTATTGACTACCGCAAGCTGAATGCGGCTGATTACGGCGTTCCGCAACGAAGGATAAGACCCTTTTGGTTTGGACATCGTGGTGGTGACTGTCTGAGTTGGCCTAAACCAACTCATGGGAACCCCAAAAGCATCGGACACGCTCTATTTGGGGATAACCGCCAACCATGGGTGACATGCAAGGATGCGTTACAACACCTCGAGCTCGAGGAACTCGGAGAACCGCGGCGATTGAAATCAATAAGCGCGAAGCACAAGCCGAATGAACCAGATGATGTCAGTGGAACCATTAGGAAGAGTGGAGGTTCATCGGGTTCAAAAACGATAGCGTTGCATCCCAAACATCCACCGAACGAACCCCACAAACCATCTGGAACCATCAGAGGTGGAGGTAGCGGTCACAGCGCGCCAAAGGTGTATTTGACGTTTCATGACAAACATCCAATCAATCGGGTAGATGAGCCCTCACATGTTGTGAACGCGAAACATCACGGATGTTCTGGCGGTCAAGCGATGGAATGGCCATGGGATAGGGTGGCGACCACGATAACACAGGATTCCAGGTTGACACCCCCGGGACATCACGATGGCGGAAGTTATATGACAACACCAAATGTCATCATTTTGAGCGAGCGTGCCGCTTCAATACTTCAGGGATTCCCAGATGGTTGGGTGTTCTGTGGACAGACGAAGAAGGCGAGATGGTCGCAAATAGGCCAAGCGATGCCACCACAGTTGGCTTGCGCGGTTGGAAAGAAGATAAAGGAGTTGATATGTCAGACAGTGTGTCAAAAGCAATAACCGTTATTGTTGAGGTTAGAGAAGGAAATATAGAACTTGAATCGTTATTGATTGATGAGCAAAACGGTTTAGATGAATACGAATGGTTTCAGGAGATGTATCAAGGAGGTCCTGAACTCATGTTGTTTGATACATTGAAACCAAAAGATGGTAGATACGAGATAGTTGGCGAACTCGTGAGTGAGAATATTCAAACCGACCAAGGCGATGAATATGACGAGTATTTCCATGTTATCAGCACAAAGAAGCTGATGAATCTGAGATTGAATGCAACGATACTTGGTTATCGAGTTACACTATTCTGGGCTTGGTATGATATGTGGTTCGGCGCCTATTATGATCGGAAATCGAAATCGCTTTATTTGGGAATGTTCCCAACCTTGATGTTGAGAATAAGAAAATAGAGATTGTGGTGGTCAACAACACAAATATTGGGTATTGTGTGGGTAGGTTGGCCAATGAAGTTAGCATTTGATAACGAGGCGATAAAAACTCGCATTGTAGCTTTAGCGCGATGTATTGATGCTGATTATCTCAGTGTGGGTAAGCTTCACATGATAGGGATTCTGCCTGATGGATATCAGTTGGTGAGCGATGTATCCAAGGCGCTGAAAACCCATCATACTGTGGATTTCGTATTGGAACAAAGGGAACCCGTATTCCCGTTGACCTCCCGCAAATACATCCGTAACGGCTTGCATCGGCAAACAAACAAAAAAGATGTATTGGTGGTAACAACGCTGCTGAGAGATGAAAGAGTGATATATGACACGTACACATCGATACTGTGTGAGGAGAATCCGAGAACAATACGATTACTCGCGCTTCTTTACTACGTGAGCGAGATTGGGTTGAATCCAAAACCAAACTATATCGGCTTTCCAATCAAGGGACATCCCAAGTTCCAGGGATACGGATTACCGCCACAACCTTACCTGAGAGATATCTATGAACATGTTCTCAACGGTAAACGAAAATCAAATCCAAATCATCGTTTATAGAGAACGAAAACAAAATCGGAAACAAACCAAAAAACTAGCAACAAAACCACCCGCAATCAAAAAGAATAGTAGAGGAACCAGAGAGACGCAAACAATAAGGAAGAACAACACAATACACAAAACAACAGAGAAAGCAATAGAGAAGAAAGCAATAACTCCCATAGAGAAAGAAACAATCACATCACCAGCTTCTCTATCACATTCATAAAAACAAAAATAATGAATCATCCTATGATATGAACTAAATCTATTCTATTTCCTAAATACAAACTCCAAAGAAATAAACACTTGGAAGCGAAAACAATAAATACTCTCGGTTCTCGTTTTGTCCGACGAAGTCCCCTCAAAGAACCGATTTACAGTTTCTACTACTATCTCATCTACTAGCAACTTTACTCATCTACTATCGGTTGCGCCATATCGAAGGGAAACTAATCGGTCGATATCGCATCGATATGTCCCCTGAAGCGTAGATTTCACGCGGTTTTGTCAACCAGTTCGCGGTGAAAGTGTCAACGAGGGAACGCACCTTGACAATCGATGAATATTGCTGACTATGTATGACACCACCCCCACTGGTAAGAAAAGTAGATGTAAAAAACGAAAAAAAAATCTAGTGTCAGACACGCGCGCTGCACAGAACTGCCTAAAATATATTGGAACCAGCTGAAAACCCTTGACAACTCATGAGTACTACTGAACACTAAAGTGATAATGAGTGTCACGAATCGATATAGAGGGAAGGGAGGTTGCGATGTAGGGTTTGATTTTTTACATAGCGAAAAAGTTGAAAGTGGTTTTGTAGTGAATGACGATTCCCATCATGGGGCTTCTCCCCATTTTGGGAATCCCGTAAAGATTGAAAGCTGGTTGAGAGATATTGCGATAGCGCAAGTCGCAATAGCGCCAAGTGTGTCGCGCAACACCTTGAAGCGAAGTACTCTCGCCAGCTTTGAGTTTTTAGTGAGGGAGAAATGAAACGATTTCTTAGTGCCTATGACCTCGAGAGATTGGCGTTACCGCCAGAGAGATGGCATGTGATTCCGCGATGTGTCGAGACCGCGTTGGGCCAAACATTGGAGGAAGCTTCAAGTGAGGTACCGCTATGTGTTGGTCACCTTGAGTTGACGGGATGGTTCATTGTGATGAGCGGGCAAGGACCATTTATTTTTTGGATGGAGAAGGAAGAAGGTGGAACCTATGGTTATGCCACGGATGGACGGCGTGATCGTTGGTACCCTGAGGAGAACGCATCAAAATGAAAAATCCCTATGAGCTAAATCCAAATGGCGATTTCACGATAATACAAAGAATAAAGAACGAGACGTGGGAAGAAGGATATCGTGCTGGTTTGAATTGGCATCCGAACTGTTCAGAGACTCCAGTACCAGAAGTGTCTCAAGACACGATGTTATTGGTCTCGTGGAATGATGCTCGTGGGTGGGAGTTCGAGGGGTATGCCTACGATATGGCCGATGGGTTATATCGGGTTATAGGGACTTGTGGAACAGTAATAAACACAGGTGGCCTGTTACGAAAAGCAGAGATAATAGCATGGTTGGAAGTGCCGATTCCAAAGGAGAACGCATGAGCATAAGCAATATACTTCTGATTCCGCGATTGTTTGCTTCCTCTCTTGAGAAAGAGAGGATTGATAGAGAGCGATCGAAACCCGCGAATCCCAGAAAGAAGGTAACAAAGCGAGCGAGTAAATTGAAGAAGAAATCCCGCAAGATGCGCGAAAAATCCCGCAAGAAGAACAGAAAATAATGTGTGATCGATATAAGCAAAGGATTTATGGCCAACTCAAGGCTTTGTTTACGCATGCTCAAAATGGTGAGCGTGTCGTTTTCTTCTGCGAGAACGCTTCGTCGCGGAAACATGCGATGTCTATGTTGTTGGATATCCTCAGAGTTCGAGGGATATTCTATAACAATGAGAATCAAAAACGTGATGGTGGGGTCTTCCTTCCTGGCGGTTGTGTGAGATTGATGACTTGCGATGCTCGTAGATTCCATCTGGATGTTGGCGAAAAACTGGCGACACATCGATTCCATCGATACGATGTCGAACCCAATATTCAAGAGGTTTTCGAAGCCGATCTTTTGGAGAGAGCGCGCTGCTTCGATGCCAAACTTGGTAAGGTGAAGTGATGTGTCGGCGTACTGGTAGAACCTATTCTCAAATCGAGGAACTCGTTGTTTTCGCATTGAGTGGAAAGCGTGTAGGGTTCTTTTGTCATTCTGTATTGATGCAACACGAATCGATAAAGCTATTGCTGGATATCCTTCGTCTTAGGGGAATGTGTCATGGTCGTGGCATGCGAGTTCGCGAAGATGGTGTCATTTTTCCAAACGGGTTCATTCGAATCATGGTTTGTGATCCCTATAGATATCTTGAGGATATCAGAGATAAACTGAGAGGGAGACAATACGATAAATATAGTGTTGATCATCATGTTTACGAGCTATTTGATGCCCATGTTTTGGAGAAAATCAACAAACTGGAAGCCAAGAACGCAGTGTTGAAGAGAGAAATCAAAGGGAAACTATGAGGTTCAAAAACGAAATAGTGGCATTGCTCAAGGGATATGGGGAATCGTATCGAAACTACAAGCATGAGAAGGGAACCCCTAATGAAGTGGTGGCGGCGCGCGCCGCTATGGAAGCCAGGATTGAAACTCTGTTGTGGGTGCTGGGTTGTGAGATCGAACATCTAGATTTATTGGAACAAACCAGGGTTGATGGTGTTATCTTGAATTGTGGCGCGCCATTGAAGCATGTGAAAGGAATAGATTCTAACAAACTTGATGATACTGGGTACCTCGAGGAAATGAACGCAAGAACTTTAGATTTGGAATCGGGACATTGGGTGCCACGTTAAACATGTGAAATATAGATGAATAAAAAACTATATATCGCTTATGATGAGCGTGCTGAAATCATGTCTACAGATGATTGTACTGTGCTTGAAAGTTTTGATTCATTTATCAATGCATATAAAGGGATGGAACAATATCCAAGAGGTGTATTGTTTTCTTACGATATTGTAGGGAAACAACTAGTGAATGAAACGAAGGTTGAGATGAAAGAGAAAGAATACAAGATTTCTGATTGTGTGAGTTTTCGCCGCTCAAAAGATACATATGGCTGTTTCTCGAATATGGCTGGCGGATTTCCTCTGGTGGTGAATGGAACCCGAATCAGAACTAGCGAGGCGCTATATCAGAGTTGTCGATATCCCCACATACCAGAGTTGCAGCGCGAAATAATAGCTGAGCACAATCCTATTAAGGCAAAAAGAATAACGCGCCATGGCGATAACCTGAGAAAAACAAGGCCTGATTGGTTCGATGTCAATCTTGACATCATGTTTTGGTGCTTGGAAGTAAAGCTGATTCAAAACCCAAGTTTCGAGGCGATGTTGTTGAGCACATCAAAACCAATCGTTGAGCATTCAAAGAAGGATCCCTACTGGGGTGCGTATCGAGTTGGCGATCTCTATGTTGGGCATAACAAGCTTGGATTACTGCTGATGGACCTTCGCAAGAAAGCGAAAAGTGGAATATTGGCGGTCGATCCGTTACCGATTACAGCTTTCTTTTTGTTTGGTGAGAAGATCGAAAGGGTTACGAGATGAATCTTGATGAACACTGGAATCGTTATGTCAGCAGGCTATCTCAAGAAGGGGGATTCAAACAACGCCTTGTTGCGATGGAAGCTTTTTATTTTGGTGTCATGGCGTGTTTGGAAATCATAGCAGAAATCGATCCACTAAACGCTGGGGTGGTAAAGGTTGCTTCTGAACTGGAAGCGTTTCTCAGGAGAATGAACGGTGGAAAAAAGCAAGTAATAGATTTCATAAATAACTATTTTATTCTTGAAGCAGCAGATGGGAAGTCTTATTGGGTTCCTAAATCGATGCTTGGTGATGGCGAGCCGAATTGCGAAACGATGGAAGTCGATTTTGCAATAGGCGATTTTCTTCCTGGTGCTGATATCGTTCCTCGTGAAGCTGTTCGTTGGTTTTCTTGCGAGATGGAAAAGAAGTTGTTGGCCAACGATCACAAAGGGAAGGAAGGTTGGCTCTCTCGCAATTGTAACTACAATACTCTGAAGATAAAGTTGGAGGAAGAATATCTCGAGGTGAGGAAACTTCTACATCTCCATTATAACAAATGGGAATCGCGTAATCTCATCGGTGAATGTGCCGATATCGCCAACATCGCGATGATGATCGCAGACAGATTTAGAAAGAGAAGTCAATGAAACCTTGGTTCCCATCTAAAGAGGAACGCGAAGCGATTTCGCAAGCCATCGAATCAGCGCGAAAGATCCAAACCTTTTTATGGGGAGAAGCTCGTGGCGAAATGGGTTTAGTGGGATGGATTGCTTCGTTGCGCAAGAGGATAGATAAACTAGAACAAATAAATCGCGATAATCCTCATGCTGCGGTAGAGATCAGAAAGAGGCTTCTTCAAAACGCGGCTTTATCCATTGCGTTGATTGGCATCATCGATAGAGATGGCGTTCCATGGGATGTGAAGCCGAATAAAGAAAAGATTTCTGAAAGATACAAAAAAGAATCTTGTGATCAGAGCGAAGAACCTGTTGATGGAAACATATACTGCGTTCAATGTGGAAAACGGCTTGAGATAGGCGATTGGAGTTGGTGTTATGAGTGCGGCGCTCCAATTTGCAAGGAACACACTCATAGCACGCTAGGAGATGATGGCGAGTGGAAAGATTCTTGTATTGATTGCCTTCATTACGGGTGATGGAGAACCTGATGATAGATTATAGCAAAGATGAATTTGAGGAAACAATAACTGAGTTTACTCATGAGATTCGGATTCGGTTTCCAAATCGAACAAACGAAAAGCCACTACACGAGCTATATCGTGGGAGTTCTGCTTTTATTCGCAAAACGGCATTTATATTGGCTTATGCCGCTGGGATTGTGGAACAAAACGGTTGTTTTGGGATTCATAACACGCTTTTAGCGCTTATAAAGAAGATTGAATCAAAAGTAAAGGGACAGAACTGATGCTATCTGGAGACGAAAAAAAGAGGTTGAGGTTCTGTTTGAACTCTTGTGATACTTACGAGAAGCTAAGAGAACTTTGTTATCACATCGTTTCTATGCTTGAGGAGAGTATGCAAGAACACGGTGGATGTACCAACTACGAAGTTTTGGTTTTGTTAGATTGTGGGTGGCGCGCTTTCTACCAAGGTACTCGTGGTGAATGTATCGCGTACATGGAAGCGATCAAGCTGTTTGGTAAGTGTCAACAAGAAGTTCGTATTGGGGTAGGCGACTGTTTCTGTTATCCAGAGGAATATTTTTTGGAACCGATTCCAGGAAGAGGTGAGCATGAAAGATCTAAGCGACAAACAGCGTAGGATGTGTGAACGCTGTTGCTTTCTGTCTCCAGAATGCTTTCCAAGAGGTAAGTTGATCGATTGTATGGGAGACAAACACCGAAGCAGTTTTATTAGAGGTAATGGATTCGCGCCGCTGCCAAAGAGGGAACGATTCAAAGAAATGAACGAGGATATATAAAACATGAGCGCGTGGTGGGAGAAATACAAAGTTGATGTTCCAGAGGGTAAATCTGGAGATTGGGCGATAAGTCGTTTTGAGATCACAAAAAAACAGGAAGAGATGTATGTGCTTCGTTCGCTATTTCATCGAGTGAATCGAGCTGTTGATGCTGGAATCTATACTAAGCTTACGTTCAACAACGCGATAATAATGTCTGACACAAAGCCAGAGATCAAAGACCATATTGATTTTATAAATAAGGCGAAAGGTAACGTTCTCATTCATGGTCTTGGATTGGGAATGGTTGCACGAGCTTGTTTGATAAAACTTGAAGTTCTTAGTGTTACGATAGTTGAAATAGAAGAAGATGTGATAAAGCTTGTATCTCCTTGGTTACATGAGAACGCGCAAAACAGCGGCGTTCGTTTAGAGATCATTAATGGTGACGCCTATACATATAAGATCCCACAAAAAATAAGATGGGATGTCGTATGGCATGATATCTGGCCAGATATTTGTGGTGATAACTATGACGGTATGAAGAGACTACACCGAAGATTTGGAAAGAAATGCGATTTCCAAGACTCGTGGTGTAGAAACCTCGTAAAGAAACTGCGAGATTGAAAAGGAGTTGTTATGGAATCTAGGTTAAAACCTGTTGAGAAAGGATATCTTTCGAGGCGTACATGGAGCGAATTTCGAAAGTGTGGCCTAATATGGTGGATAAATCGATTTCTCCATCTGTTCGGTTGGGCAATAGTTCTTGAAATCGATGAGGATGATTCTATACGAGAGGTGTATCCCGCAAGAACTCGCTTTAGAGGGTTTGATGAAGAAACTGAAACCGCTGGATTCAAGATGTTATCGAAGTACTTACAGCGTGTTGGCGATCAACTTGTTGATGACTGCGAGTTTGAAAGTGAGCATATAAATCTTGCTTGTGATAAACAAGGGTTCCCAAAAAGGAAACATAACATGTTGAGCGTAAACGATATGTTGGAATATGCTTTAAGCGACATTGATTGGAAGCTATGGGATGCGCCGCCAGAATGTATTGCGGAAGCTTTAGAAAAGCATTTAGTAATAACTTTTGATGATGCCAAGAAAAGGAGCGATTTGTGTGTTGGGCGCATGAGCGATGTTGGTTGGTTTATTGTAAAAACAGATGGTTTGGAACCAACCATAGTTTGGATAGAGGATAAAGAATCGCATAACTACAAACACACGATTTCACTTGATGGAAAAGTAGTTTTTTTCGATTTAGAATAGGATAAATAAAATGTGTAAATCTCTAGAACAATCAGGAAGGTTTCCGCTTATTGGCGGTAGCTCGATATCGTGGGAAGCCGCAAAGAAAGCGCACCGTTTTTATGTTTCTCTATATGGGAACGTTCAGACGCTAGAAGAGATTGCTGGACGTGGCGGGTTTCACATCTTTGAATTCTGTATCTTTTATTTGGGACTTCCTCCATTCAAAAGCAGAAACGAGAAGAAGCAGCATGAAATCGTTGCTCGTGTAGCATCGATGCTTGGCGACCAGTGGCGTTTCGATAGGGAATATAACGAATGAAAACGGTTGCGATTGAAAGCCCATACAAAGGAGATGTTGAGAGGAATCTAAAATATCTCGATGAGTGTATTTTATATTGTATAAAAAATGGAATGACGCCATATGCAAGCCATAAAATGTTGACAACAGCTCTTGATGATAACCAGAAGTGCGAAAGAACGCTTGGGATCGTGGCTGGATTACATATGTCAACCAGGATGGACGAAAGAATATTCTTTATTGATTACGGCTTTTCAGATGGAATGTTAGCGGCCAGAAAAGAATATGACATTCGTGGTTTGTCGTATCGAGTCGTAAAGATACGACAGAAAGAGGAAAAATGAAACGAGGAATAAAAAAATCAGGAGTTTGTGGGCTTCAGAAGTTCTTCAAGGTTTCTGAGGTTTCAACACGATGGGGAGTAAGTGAATCAACGATAAGAAGAATGATCGAACGTGGCGAACTTGCAATAACTCGATTTGGAAACTTGGTTAGGATTTCTATTGAGGAAATCAGAAAGCACGAGGAAGCAGATGTATAAGTGTTGTAAATCATGTGTGAATCCGAGATGCGAGTATCACGGTAAAGAAGGACCGCAAGACTTTATTTGCAAGCAACACATGAGAGTTGCGCAACAAGCCGAGTTTATGCCCGATGGAAGTTGTCGGATGGTTCCAATGAAGACAGAGGAGAATTCGCTTATCTTCAAGAAGATTCTTGCTGATCTTGCCAAGAACGCTTCTTTCTCTCCAGGTTATCGTTATTGCGGCAATTGGGAGCATCCAGATATAGATATTCCACTGCCAGAGGAACATGGATATAAAGAATTAATGACGCTTGGCGATAAGAGCAAAATGCGTTTTATATGGTCAAAAGGACTTAGCTTTGCAGAATTTACAAAGAGGTTCGAAAAGTCGCTGGTTCGAGATATTTACTCTATGAGTTATAAAACTGATATCGATATTGAAGAAATGCCACTGATAACAGAGCGCGATTTGTTTGAATTAGAAACAGAGCGCGTATTTGAATCGAGTTTTGCCAAGAAGTTTGGAATTGAATTGAAGCCTCATCAGGAGTTATTACTTGATGATAAACGTTTTATTTCAGTTATTGCAAACTGCAAGATTGATGCTTGTGTTTCGTTTCTAAATACTGGCTGTTTTACTTGGGAATTGAAACCTCGTTGGAAATATGTTTTGGATTTTGATTTTGACATAGAAGGCGAGTCTTATGAAATCAGAGTTGTTGAATCTGAATGTGAAGGCCATAAATTCGATCTTGTTTATGACGAGGAATTTGAGGGTGATTGTAAGCGTTCTTTGCAATTTATAACTCATGGCAGTTTGTATCGAACAAGAGTTTTTGTTTTACTGTGGCCAAAGAAGCCAGTTTTTATAAATGAAGCAAGGCTATCTTGGAATAAACAAAACAAACGGAAGTTTGAAAACTGGAAGTCGTTGGAGAAGAGTCTATGAACGAAGTGGAGCGTGAGAAGATAATTTCAAGTTTGATCGATTTGGTAAACAGAGTCGAAGGGCTTCAAAACATTGCGAGAAAAAACGGAGAGAAGTTTGATAATCTGACTCGAGCTATCGATGCTCTTTCTGATGCGATCCGAGATACAGGAAACAATATTTCTCAAACGATTTCAAATGGTTTTGAATATATTTATATCAGGATGTTGCAAAGATAGACGGTTTCAGAAAGGTAAGCAAGAACACAAAAAATGATGCTACAAGAAACTTGATTTGACACTTTGTTGTGAATCGTTATTATAGGGGTATGCGAGGATGCTATGGAACACAAACAAAAATGGAGAGCTCGAAAGGGAGCTGAGATTTTTGATTTCCGCGAGGATGCTCTCGCGCGTGTTCTGCTTGATGAAGGCTGGGAGGTTTGGGAGCTCGAGAGTAACGAGCAACCACGGGTTCCTTGCCAATCTGGCGTGTTTCAGATCGATATCAAAAAGCAACTCTAATCGATTCATAGACGGTTTTCTATTCATTTATTGATTTTATGAATCAAATGGAGGTTATGTTATGGGAATGATACATATATCAATCAAAGGTAGTTTTCAGCCAAACGAGGAAAAAAAATTTTTTGCTGTTGAAAACGGTCATGCTTCTGCAATCGCAGAAGCAATAAAATGGTTGGCGGGTGTTGTGTTACAAAAAGCTATTCGTCGAGATCATGATTTGCATGAAAGAGGAGTTAAGCCAAGCGGTCCATTTGGTAAGGTAGAATAACATTTATTGTTTCTTTCGATATAGAGGGTGTTGATGCCTGTATATTTGAAATATCGTGGGATTAGTATTGGGCCATTTTTGGATGGAACACCATATGAGGAATATCTTAAGTGGTGGAACCCGTTTTTCAAAAAAGCTAAAGAAGATAAGTTTGTTGCTGAGAAACAAAAAAGAGTTGGTAGCGTAACCTTCGATGAGCGCGATTTGTTGGCTTGCAAAAGAATTGTTCTAGAGTTTTTTTCTCAATGCGTTGTTATCTCCAAAGACGTAAGTCCTTATGATAAAACTTATATTTATTGTTTGTATTCGATGTGGTTTGATTCGCTTCCTTCTGTTCGAGATATGAACCTAGAGGATATTCCTGAATACGAATGGTTTATTGGTTCTCGTAATGGCGGTCTTATCTGTATGAGGGTGAAATGAGGTTGCAAATAAAAAACTGCAAAGCTTGTCCTTTGTTGGGACAAGAACTGAATAAAGATGGCGTTATTTCGGTGTGGTGTAATCATCCGAGAACTGCGCAAAAAAAGTATGATAAATATGTGATAGGGGGAAATGTTTTTAGAGGATTTCGAATTGGAGTGCGCAAGCCGCCAAAACAATGTCCATTGTATTATTGTGAGCTCGAGCTGTGTGTGAATAGATAATAAAGGTTCAAGGAAATGACAAATAAAGCAGAAATAGCAAAATGGTTGAAAGGTGGTGCTAAGAGATGCGATTCTTCTCTTAGAGTTGGTAAATGTGATATTTGCGGGAAAGCGATTATTAGAGGAAACTATTATTTCTCTCAATCAAGCGGCGTTGCTCACATGGATTGTGTTTTATCTGAGGATGTGATGCAAGAGCTAGAGATAGAACGCGGTGTGCGAAATGTGTAATCCTACCGATAGGTGGCTTTGTTTTGATGCTGCCTGGAAAAAACAAATGAGTTGGCAGGGATATCCTGAAAACTGGAGACCAAACAATAATTTGTTGAAGCGAGCCAATCAAGCCTAGCTTCTAAATCTCCCCCCCGGGAAGCGCTTGATTGGCTCGCTTGAGCGAGGAGTCTTATGGAAAGAAATGCTGTTATCTCTATGTGTGGAAAATATCGCTATTGGTTATCTCGAAAATGGGATGATATTAACGATAACGAAATGGTTTGTTGGGTGATGTTGAATCCAAGTATTGCAGATGGAAATGTTGACGATCCAACAATCAGGAAATGTATTGGGTTCAGCAAACAAATAGGATCTGGCGGACTTCAGGTTGTAAATCTTTTTGCGTATCGAGCGACGAATCCAAGAGAACTTTTGAATGTTCGCGATCCAGTTGGTGTACAGAACTGTAGATGGTTGCGAGATATTCTTCTCAAAAGCAACAAGGTTATTTTTGCATGGGGTTCTAATGGAGGAAAGAAAAAGCTTATAGATGTAGGTCCTCTTATTTTAATAAACAACATAGTTTTGTTACAAAACATGCAAGAAAAATTTTTTCGTTTTGGTCTTACCAAAAACGGTCAACCACTTCATCCGCTTATGTTGCCGTATAGTAGCAAACTAGAGAGGGTTTATGAGTGAACTTATAGAAGGGTTAAACGACAGACAACAAGAAGTTGTTTATCATGATCAAGGACCAATACTTGTTGGAGCTGGCGCTGGTAGTGGGAAAACGCAAGTCTTGATTAGAAGAGTCGGATATCTCGTTATAGAAAGAGATGTTGATCCGACTAGGATTCTTGCTGTGACTTTCAGCAAAAGTGGCGCTGAGGAAATGCAAGAACGACTTGATTCTCTTATTGGAGAGAGTGGAGCCAGGATTGGAACATTTCATTCTTTAGCATATGAGATCATCAAACACGAAAATTCAGAATATCGAACATGGATTGTTGATGACAAAAATAGATATCGTGTTTGTATCAAGGAAGCCGTTGGTTATAAAGGAATCAAATGGAACAATGCAGATGTCAATATTCTGGAGCGTTTTATTGAAATCTGTAAAGCTTATGGTGCGCGACCTGGTTCAGCGAAAGCTTTAGAGATAGCACGAAGTTTTGCAAAAAAGAAGCCTAGCTTATCTACGATTCCGGTAAAAATGATTATGGCTTATGATGAAGCGGAAGGGATTCGAGAATCTAAGCGTCTCATTTGTTTTGACGACATGTTGCTGGAAGCCGTTGAGTTGCTCACGAACAAGCTTATTTGTAAACATTGGGCGAATAAATACGACTACATTTTACAAGATGAAGCTCAAGATCAAAACTGGTGTCAGTTTCAAATAGGCGAGCTTCTTGCCAAAGAACATCGCAACTACATGCTGGTTGGCGATCCTTGTCAAACCATATACTCATTTCGTGGTGTTGAGGTAAAGAGATTTTTTGAGCTAAGAGATCGATGGAATGCAAAGTTCATTTCGATGAACCGAAATTATCGAAGTGGACAATCGATTATTTCTAGTGCCAATTCGTTGTTGCGAAACATGGATCCTAAAATAGCCTTGAGCGAAATGGTTTGTGAACGATCTGTTGATAGCGAAGTTTCGGTTGTTAGTTACGCAACGCTGGACGAAGAAGGAAACGGCATTGCGAATCAGATCAAACAGTTGTTGAGTGATGGAGAACAACCTAAGAATATTGCTGTGTTGTATCGCACCAACGCGCAGTCTAGAGCACCAGAGGAATCGTTGATTTCTGCTGGTGTTCCATATCAAGTCATAGGGAGTATAAACTTCTATGAACGTAAAGAGGTCAAACATCTTCTATCTTATTTGAGATTAGCGGCTCTTAGGGGTAGTTTCCAAGATGTTGCTGGTTCAATAAATAGTCCATTTCGATTTCTTGGGAAGAAGTTTCTTGAAAGGGTAGAGAAGGCATCATCGAAAGGCAAAAAGATAGCTGATTGGCCAGGTCTTGTTCAAGACGTTTGCAAACAGGCTGGCCTTCAATACAGGCAGAAACAGAGCGCTGAAGAATGGATCGATTTAGTTCGTGAGATGACGGCTCGAGCGATAATAAATCAAACAGAAGAGTGTACGCCAGAGGATTTAGAAGAAGCGAAACCAGCTTCGATCCTTTCCGATATTGTACGCGAAACAAAATATAAAGAATGGCTGAAACAAGAAGAGGGCGATGAGACTCCAGACAACAGTAGGGTTTCGAATGTCATGGAGATGATTCGCGCCGCAAGCCGCTTCGATACTGTTGACGCTCTTTTGGATTATGTCGATATGACACTAGAGGCTTCAAAGACCAGTTCTAAAAACGGCGGAGGACCAAACAAAGTTACGTTGTGTTCGATCCATCGTTCGAAGGGTTTGGAATGGGCGAATGTTTTTATCGCTGGAGTATGCGAAAAGATTCTTCCTCATGGTAGATGCGAAGATATTGAAGAGGAACGTAGGATTTTTTACGTTGGGATTACGAGAGCTCAAGAGCGGTTGGCGATAAGCGCTGTAAGAAAGATTGCCGTTGGGGGAGACATGATAGAGGTTGAACCGAGTCGATTCATCAAAGAGATCGGTGGCGAAATAAAACAAGAAGGGTGAAAGCTGTATGAGAGAAAAACTAAAGAAGCGTGTCAGAGATGCTGTTATGGCTTGTGCTGGTAGGATGAAAGCCAAAAGGCTTTATTTAGAATTTGAGAGAGCCAGCGATGCTCCAACGGCAAGGATGAAAGAATCCGATATCAAGAAGGTTCTTGATGCCATGATGTCTACATCGAAAGGAAGAATCAAACTTTTTATGTTGGCCTATCTTGGCTTGCAGGTTTGCGATAACGAGATTCAAAAATTGGAACGAGGAAGCGACAATCTCCTGATGGGAGATTGAGAAAGGAAAATATAGATATGTCAAATGACGCAAGAGAAATGATGAAACCGTTATCTACAGATGAGGTTCGCAATCTGTTGACATCAACTCTTCATGGATCACCTCCACACAAAACGCTGATGAGAATCTTTGCAACTCTTGCGGCGTGGTCGTCTTTGGAGGAAAACGAACGTGTTGTTTTTGAAGCGATTCAGTCTATTTGTGAATCGTTGAAGCATGCTCATCAAGGTTCTGAAATGATGCTTCAACAAATAGAACGAAAGGATTATAAGGCGCTTCTAGAAACCGGCAAGGCAGCGAAAGCGGCAATGAGTGAACTTGTTCGAGTGACAGCCGAACTTTTGAAATTGAGACAGAAAAGTTGATGGATAAACCTACATATCTGATCTCTCTGTTTGGGTGGGAGGGGTTCTGGCCGCTTTTTCTGAAAGATGATTACGAGGAAGCAAAACGGATTGTCGAAGATGTTGTCAAAAAGCAAGGTGTTCCAGAGGATACAGTTGGCTATTGCGTTACATGTTTTGATCGTAGCGATATTGCGCTTGGCGATATCTTTTATCAATGCAAAGAGGATCCTTCAGAAAACCCAGATTGGAGAAAGCCTGGTTGTTCTCAATGGGAATGGGATTCGGTTCCTTATCATTCTCGTCCTCGAGAAGAATGCACTTGGTGGCGCTCTTTTGTTGTGGATGCTAAAATAGATATTGAGGAAAAATAATGAGTTGTCTGAAGCAATGGAAGGTTGGGCGTCGTGTTCTTGGTTTGATGGCAAGTGGGGTGGTTGTTATCGCAGAACGGAGAGATGGGGGTGGTTTTCCAGATGAGCAATTTACACTTGCGAGTGGACTTCCAGGTTTGATTGCAATACGGGATACGTTGAATGAAGTTATAGACGAGATAAAATCTCGTAGAAAACAAAAGGAGTAGTCATGGTAGAGATATTCATAAACAGGTTGGTTCAGAAGATAAACATGTTGAACCTTTTTTTGGTGAACAACGTAGTTGTTGAGCAAGACGAAGATATTCCAACAATTATCATTATCAAGGTGTATCTTTCGAAGTGGGGATATTTTTTCTTCGGATTGATACAGTGGTTTGTGAAAAGGAAGCTTGCTGCGGTTGCTTTAGATCTTCCTGAAGATTTTCAGGTTACCATCGAAGCGACCTATCAATCCCCAAAGAAATGAGGCGATTGGTTACATCGAACTCTTTTACACGTAGTCAAGTTCGTTTGATTGTTAGATTGTTTAATGCGTTACTTCAAGGTCGCGATGTAACGTTTTACTTTCGAAGTCCAGATTTTGGCGCCGTGTTTGAAAAGTTCAAAACGATGTATGATAAGTGGGAAGAAAACGAAAGAAAGAAGTTTGCCAAAAGAAAAAATAAAAATATCCATAATATTAGGGCAAAGGATGAAAACCCTAAGGAACCGCAAGGGGTTGACAGCTTACCAACTTGCGAGAATGACAGGGATATCTAGGGATGACATATCTAGAATGGAAAATGGATGGGTATGTCCTACTATAAATAAGTTATATAAAGTGTCTATTGCCCTTTGTGTTCCGATATCTGAGATTGTTTGTGTGCTTGAAGGGATTGAACTGTGAAAATAATCATTGCGGGAATCAGAACTTTAACTGATTATTCTATCGTTTGTCGCGCTGTTGAAATCAGTGGGCTCAAAATCTCTATGGTTGTGAGTGGTTTGGATGACGAGATAGAAAAAAGGAGCGTTCAAGGATTTAGAATTAGAGGCGTTGACGCTTTAGGTGTTCGTTGGGCAAAACAACACAAGATTCCTTTTATTGTTTTTCCTCCCAATTGGAATCGATATGGAAAACGAGCTGGACCAAAGAGAAACAGAGAGATGGCGGTTTACGCCAACGGCTTGATTGCTATTTGGAACGGTCGAAGCGATGGAACGAAAGATATGATTGATGCGATGTATAACAAAAAGAAACCGATATTTGTTTACAGTTTGTCTTGTGACGAACAATTGGTTTGATCGGAGATATCATGAAAAAGAGGATTCGAGATCTAATCGACAGTGATATATCTTATGAAGTTCCAAGACATGTTCTTGGCCATTTTTTGCAGCTTAGCCATTATACGAAGTTTGAGCGGAAGCTTGAACTTGTTTTTCAGAACTATCTTGGTCGAACTTTCAACGATTCTACGGTCAATGATTTGGTAGATAGGATTAGAAATATTTGGTCTAGAATGTATATAGAAGGCATGGTCGATTGTCCTGTTGATGAAATGCCACTCTATAAAATTGAGTTTGACCATGATCGAAACCTAGTTTTCTCTTGGAATGACGAAGGGGATAGCAATGAAACACACTGAAGGGTTTTGCCATATGGAATATAGTTCTGAATGTGGAAAGAAAATTAGCATTTGGAATAGTCGAGATGGCGTTACACCATTTATTTGTTTTATAGAAGGGGTTGAATATAAACATTCGAATTGGAATAACGATAAGCAAAACGCTAGTTATATTCCAAGGGTTGGAGACTACCTTTTTGTTGATTCCACTCTTGAAGATTTGATAGACGAACGTTTTATCTGGTGGGATACTAACGCTAATTCGATAGATTCGTTTGCTGTGAAAACCTTTCATGCTCACTACGGTTATGATCGGAATAAAACGTGTCGCCTTCTTGCTGAGGAAGATTTAATTCGAAACGGTGAACCTCCACCACATCTTTTGGTGGCAACAAAAGATTTTGTTCGAGGATGGATTTGTCATAAACAAATGCTTATTACCGCCATGGATAGTATTCAAAAAAAATATAAAATATAAGAAAGTGGTTAAGATGAAGATAATAAACGGAGAACATGATTCAAAAGATAATGAAAGAGTTCCTTTTTCCACTTTGAAGCCTGGTGACTTTTTTATCCATTCTTCGCGTGTTTTGGTGAAGGTAGATAAAGATATTTATCAAATCGAACATGAAAAAGAGGATGGTGCATCTCATAGCTTCAAGCTTGTCTCTGCTGTTCGTATTGGTCATATAGATGATCCAGAAGAATCAAGAAAGATTGCTGGAAAAACAAGTAACATTGGACAAGACACTAAAGTAAAGTTGGTTGACAATATCGCCGCGATGTATCTAAAAGGGTAGTGATGAAGAAAGCCAAGACGTTGTTTCCTCTTGATTGCAAGCCAACTTTTGTTGACTCTATCGAAGTTGGCGATCTCAAGTTATTTGAGAAGACTCTTGGAAACAATGTCTTGAAAAAAAATGATGGGCTTCGACCAACCCCTCTTGCAGTAAGGGTCGTTGAAAACAAAGGGGTTCCAAAGAACGTTGCGGTTCTTTGTGATAGCAAGGGGAATGTGATCGTTCAGTGTTGTTTTTGTGAATCTGAAGAGTGATCTTTTTGAAACAAAAACGGAAACGATTTTTTATAAAAAAAGTGTTGTTATTTAGCTTCTAATCTATATTATTGGCGGCGTAGTTAGCAGTTCCACAACCAACAAATAGGAGGAATCGATGGGAACCGCACACGCCAATATTTGGCTAAGAAATGCTAATTGTGAGTTGTTGCCGAATGTCTGGAGAACAGATCTTGTAATACAGGGTTGTCCAGGTTCATATTTGGTCGATCTTTTTCCAGAGGTCATAGACCAGCTGAAAGAACGATATAGCACCTCAGCTTCGATGATATGCACTACTGATTTTCCTTTAGGGACCGATCAAGCTGGAAAGACTTTAGGCCTTACTTTTGGTTCTGGAAGCGTTCAGAACCTGGCTTTTAGCGCTCCAGCGATGAAGCTTGAGGAGATCGTTGGTCAGATGAAAGCTTTCTTCAAAGATTGCGAAATCGCTGTGATTGACGGAAGCATTGTTGTCAAAACCACAGAACATGGTCCTGGTGTTTCGATTACGGTTAGTGGCGATAGCGATTTGACCTGGAGCACAGTGAAGGATGGAGAAGGATATAAGATCGTATCTCATTTCTATCAGAATGCGAAACGGATCATGTTGATGCCACCTTCTGGAGAAAACATCAATCATATAGAAGTGGATATTCCGCCTGGTTGCTATCGTGTTTGGACTCGTGTTTGTCATGGCAACAATGAGGAAACTTCGATTCAGATGATAAATCCAAGATGTGGGGAGGAAGTATGTGTGAACCTATTGCTTCCAACGATTGAAACGTGTTCAGCTCACCTGGTTCATCCTCTTATGGATCACATTGTGGTCAACCAGAAGTTTGATAACGATGCGAATCGTGTCATGATTTTTCGCGGCTTGATCTATGGTGCTCAGTTGGCGAAACAGGTTGTTCTGGATCAACTTGCTTATCGATTAGAGGAAGCTGAGGATAAAAACGACACCGATCTGCAAGCTCGAGTTAATGCTGTTATTGCGTTGGCTAACCAGCTTCCAGATTGTTATTGATATCTGAAACAATAGCTTGAGATAGGGCGGGTTTTCCCGCCCTATTTTTTTGGCGACTTATCTTACATCAGAATATAAAAATAGTGATAAAACAAAATAAAGTGTTGCATCAACAAAAGAGATGGTTCATATTTAAAACATGACAACAACAAGAGGAAAAGAAAGCATGATGAAAAGAATAGGAACTGTGGTTGTTGGAAGAGATCTTGTTGGCGGCAAATGGGAGAGAACAGAACTTGGTCGTTACAAAACAGAAAAGGCCGCGAGATTCGCTTATTATCGCAGACATCAATATGCGAACTTTTCAAATATCGATGTTGAACCCATTTATACATTTGCTGGAAGTGATTGTTCTTCCGATCCTTTTGCTATTTTTAACTGATTGTGGGGGTAGATATGCATCCGAAAAAGATTGATAGATTCATTAAGCTTGTTGCGAGAGAGTTGAATAAAGCTGGTGTTTATTCTCCGAAAGCTGAGAATAAAGCGCGCGATATCGTATATGCTAGTGTCAATGGAATGAAGCTTACTCGTTATGTTGTTGCGGATTTTTTGAAACCTGTCGGCAAAAATAAACTTGGCGAAATCGAAAATAGTTTTCTTCGCGCTAAAGTTGCGATCGATGTTTCGAGGATTTGGATTTACATGACTTCAGATACTGCAAACAATGCGTGTTTGAGATTGCATCTCGATACGATGATGACAAAAAAAGCTGCTGCAAAATGGTTGTTAAAGAAAGGGTTTATTTCTGAGTTGATTTATGACTCTTTCATTCTTGATCATTATCATGGTGGTGTTGATGGCAATCCGGTTGTTAAAGACGACCAAACTAGTCTGGAAATCGATTTTGGCAAACAGCTCAAGAAAGATCCGAGACGAGGGTTGAATCATTCTGTTCGCAAGCTTAATCTAAAAAGGAGGGAGCTAAGCGGAGCATAAAAACAAGATTGGGGGAAAAATGACGCAATATCAGTTGAGACAGATCGCCAAAAAAATAAGGAATGGAAACGCAAGAGTTGAGGGGAAAACATGTGATGGTTCTTGGTGGACAGAGGGAGAGCATTTTTGGATTATCACAGATTTCGAGACACAATCAACGCTTCATGTTCCTGTTAGTATGAGACCAACATGGGGAAGGTATGTTTGTTCCGACAATTAACTATACGAATAAAGGGGTAGAAATGTCTGTTCGAGAAAAAATAAAGCTTATAAAGAGTGTGATTGCATACAAAGAGAAGGCCTTGGATGTAATTCGAGGTTCCAATCGAGATGGGGACTACACCGTTTTGATGTACGAGATCGGTGGTATGCAGAATGCTTTAGATGCATATGAGAGACATCAAGATGTTGATTCACGCATCAAGCAATATCTTGGTAGTCGACCGAAGATCCATACACGCGCTTTTGTCATGGGAATGTATTTTGTAGCCAAAGTGATCCAATAAGAGAAAAAGTGTTCTTTTGTGCGCAAGTCGATTTTGCGTAAAGGCACCAAATCTTCGATTTGAGGCTGTCAAAATATCATTGAAACACCGTTCGATAAAAATGATGGAAGAGAATCTGGTCGTTGGCTTGTTTGTCCTCAGCTTTGTAAAGCGGCGCGCTTCGATTCACTGCGGAGAGATACTGTAGAAAAAAAGTACTGTATTCGCATATCTCACTTATTTTTTGTGAAACATCATTATTTTGTTGAAACACTAATAGTGATGATCCATAATTTAAATATGGACAAGGCAACAATAAAAGCGAAACCACCACAACCAGCGATTGCAAGGAAGCTCGAGAATCCTCTTCAGAAAATGGGTAGAGAACTCGACACATATCTGAAGGCCGTTCGTGTTTCGGAAAACCTAACTTTATTGATCAAAGAATCTAATAAAATAAACAAGTTAGCAGCATAACAAAGGGGTAAAAATGAAAACTTTAATCCAAAATAAAATTTTTGAATTGCAAACGTTGTTAGAGGCTACTCACGAAATCGATTGTGAGAGTTGTCGCTGTTCCGAGTCGTCCTGTACACAATGCGACGATATCGTCAAGACTCTCATGGATGAGATAGAGAACCTAAAGAAAAACTTAGCCGAGAGTAATGAACCGCGTGAGTGGTCAATGCGCGATGATGGTGGTTGGCATGGCACGATTGTGGCCGAGTCTGCAGAGGAGGCGCTGGATGAGGTGGAGTCAGATATGGATATTGATTCTTGGGTGGATGCGGCTGGTAATGTCGAGACAGTGTATGTGACATTGTGGGCAGAATGCGAGTTGACTGGCGAAGAAGAAAGCCGTGATGTGGTGTTAGAGCCAGCAGAACCAAGATGTACACATGATGGACATCACTGGGTAGATATTTCAAATGGATATGATTTTGTCGATTCATCCGATTATGCCTGTATCCATTGTGGGTGTGCGCGGACAGAAAAACGACATGCAGATTGTAGTGGTATCCTACGAGACTATATTTCGTATGAGCCGAAAAAATACGCTGATTCTCTTGATATTGATGAGTGCGACTGAACCTTAGCTGGGCGTTTCCCTCCTATGGTAGGGGATAGCCCAGCTATGGATTACCGCGATCTCATAATAGAAAGGATTAAAAAATGATTATCTACAAAGGTAAGAGAATGACGAAAGATTCGCAGCATGATGGTGTCCATGGAAAGGATATCTTGGATGCTATTGAGAAGAATAATGTTGAGTTGCGAGATGGACATTTTGAAGCTGTTGTTCCTCGATTTTGTCAGGATTCAAACTGTGCGTGGATCCCAACAACGATTCAATTCACTTTTGTTGCAGACTAGGAAGGTATGGTGGTATGGAAAAGGTTAGTGTCAATAGGGTAGAGAAGATTGAAACGAAGTTTCAGCTTCGCTTGAATCAAGAAGAACTTTTGTTTTTTCTAAAAGGGGTTGTTCCAAAGGACGCTACGGAAATAAAGGTTTTCGTAAAAGTTCCTGGTGACGCAGATTGCTCAAACGTTGAACTCGAGATTGGTGAAGATGTATCTTTGATTGTTGAGTGGAAAGTCAAGTCGATATCGCACAAAAGGGTAGAACTTCGCATTCCAAAAACAAAAGGGAAGAGATAACCATGTTGTTATCAGGAGAATCGATCAAGTGGATGGCTTTTCAGCTCAAAACCAAAGAAGCCTTTGCTGAAGCTATGATGAACTGTGTTGTTTGTTCATACAACGATCTTTTGGATCATAGCCATACATGGCGAGTTGAACTTCTTGTTTCTCGTCTTGGCAGAGTGATTCTAGCGATTTCTATTGTTCCAATGGGAGATGATTTTGAAACGATTTCAAAAGACATGGGAGGGGTTTATGTTCGGAAATATTGGCGTAATGAAAAGAACATTATTACTGATTCTCATAACTAGTTTGTGTTGTTGTGGCAGCTACGTTGGTTGGGGAAGCGATTCGGATAATAATCAAAATAGAAAAGATCGAACTGTTTATAACGAGTTGTCGGTTGAAGATATCATCGATGTTGTTGATGGTGTGATGTATGACATCGATGATTCATGGCCTGGAAAATGGAGCAATGATTGTTATGAGCGAATGGGTTGGTTTGAGGTCTTCTTTGTTGATGACACAACGCCATTTTGTTCAGATGACACGCCAGATTGTTTTGGCGTAATAGATACACAAAAGTGGACAATTTATGTTCTTGCTGGCGATCGCGATTTGCTCTCTCAATATGAAACTCTTGCCCATGAATACACCCATCATATTGGCAACTGTTTGTATTTGGATGTCGATAGCGATCACGATAGAGAAGATTACTGGAAAACTCTTGATCCAGAAAACAGCATTGAGGCGAGAATAAACGAAGTTATTTGGCAACTTACACGAAAGTAGATGATATGAAAGTTATAGGATACATAAGAGTTAGCACTGAAGAACAAGCAACTGGCGGAATAAGCTTAGAAGCTCAAGCTGAAAAGATTCGAACATATTGTAAACTATATGATCTTGAGCTTATTGCTATAATCGAAGATGCTGGTGAATCAGCAAAAACATTGAAGCGTCCTGGGATGCAATGGGTACTTGATATTCTAAAAGTCGGGCATTGTTCAAAAGGCATTGTTGAAGGCGTAATTGTTTCTAAACTTGATCGGTTGACTCGCAGCATGAGAGACTTGTCTTATCTGATTGAGACGTATTTTTCCTCCAGGTTTGATTTGTTTTCTGTATCTGAAAACTTGAATCCAAAAACAGCTGCTGGTCGACTTGTTCTAAACATATTGGCTTCGGTTGCTCAGTGGGAACGAGAAGTGATTGCAGAAAGAACATCAACTGCCCTTCAGCATCTAAAAGCAAAAGGTCGATATATTGGTGGTCGCGCACCATATGGTTTCAAACAAGACGGAGAAAACGTTGTTGTGGATTCTCGCGAACAGGACATGATTGTGGTGGCTCATAGTCTAAAAAGTGACGGGTTATCTCTAAGAAAAATAGGAAAGGTTCTTTCCGAGATGGATTACCATCCAAGAAGCGGTGGAAAATGGTCTGCGCAGCAAGTAAAAAGCTTGCTTGCTCAAAAAAATAGAAAGGATAAACATGAAAAAAGGAGATAAAAACAAACCTCGTTCTGGTTACACTTGCAAATTTTGTGGAGAACCAACCGACAAAAAAGGAAGCTTTTGTAAACCAGAATGCGAGATTGCTTTCTTGAAAGCCGAACTCGCTAAGAAAAATAGAAGCGATAGCGATCCTTATTGTTTTGGGCGCGTTGAATGGGGAACATGTATCCAAGAACTCTATTCGACATCTTCTTACGATGCAAAAAAGAGAGCTTCTGATCTTCGTAAGCAAGGGTTTGTTTGTGAGGCAACAAGGATCACAGGTGTTCCTATTTTTTCTGTGGAGCACAACAGAGTTGTCAACGAAAACATGACCTTATTGACATGCGTCAATAAAGGGAAGAAGTATGATGAGGTAGCACCGAAGCCAACGTTTTGGGAAGATGGTCTTGGTTTGGTTGCGAACAAAGGGGTTTTGAGACCAAAAGGGGTTTTGAGACCAGAAGGAGAATAGGGAGTGTCAAACATCAAGATCGCCACTTTCCTTATTGATTCTCCTTGGCCAGAAGAAGGTGGCGGAAAGATAAAAAGGGGTGCGCCTTATAAAACGATGAAGCCAAGGGATATTTTTCGTACCATCTGGACATGTCCGATTTTCAACCCAACTGATGACTCTCATCTCTATATGTGTGCTTCGAATAACTATGTTCCGCATGCAATAAGGATGATTTCTCAGCTTGGATTTGAGTACAAAACAATGTTGACATGGGCGAAAGATCACATGTCTTTAGGGCAATATTTTAGGGGTAGAACTGAACAGATCATTTTTGCTACCAGAGGAAAAGGGTTTGCTCTTAGAACGGAAAGACGAGATTTGGATACTTTCATCTTTGCTCCAGTTGAACGATACGAAAGTGGTCCAAACAAAGGCAAAAAGATTCATTCTAGGAAACCAGAAGCGCTATATGAGAGAATCGAACAACGTTCTTTTGGGCCATATGGCGAGATATTTGCCACACAACATAGAGAGAAAAAGATAATAGGAAATCGAGAAATTGTATGGACATGTTGGGGTGATCAGTTAGAATGAACCTTCATCTACTTGACACCCTTGCCGCCACAGTTGACTACCCCCATCTGTGGCGGTTTTTATTTGAACTCAAAGGTTTGTTGTAATATCCTTATCTGAACAACACCAGACAAGGAGAAAAGTAGATGTTTTCATCACCGATGATTAAATCAGGAAATGGAATCAAAAAGGTTCGAACTGGTTGGAAGCCAGATATTTTTGATCCACGAGATTTTGGCGAGCGTTCGCCACTCATTATTGAGACAACAAAAGGACTCAACGTTTTGAGTCTGAGAGCCGAACAGCTTCCGAGAGAAGTTGTTTATTTTGACTATTGTGGTGAGATGGACGATCAAGGTGCGCTTGGTTCATGTGTGGCCTTTGGAACGTTGAACCATGTTGAATGCATGCAAGCACTTGCAACGGGAAAACATATTCGCGGTTCGCGGCGTGCTTTATACAAGATCATGCGAAACCTCATGAAGGTGACGGGTGACACAGGAGCGTGGAACAGATTAGCATTTCAGGCATTGAGACTTTTTGGCCTTCCTCTTGAAGAATATTGGGAATACGATATCGAGAACTTTGATGATGAAGTTTCCGCTTTTGCTTTGGGGACTGGATTCAAGGCGATAAGCGACTTGAATTATTTCCGGCATGACACTATCGATTTACCGCAAGAATGCATTCCAAGTTCGATCAAGAAATGGATGGCTGCTGGAGTGACCTGTGTAGGTGCGTTTTATGGTTGTTCGAATTTCAATCGAGGTGGTAGACCTGGAGACATCCCGATGCCTCGCAACAGTGAGCGTCCATCGTGGGGACATTCAGTACATTTCTGTGGTTACAATGACGACTACGAAATAGTAGATGTTGATACTGGAGAAAAGACGATAGGCGCCTTTTATCTCGAGAATTCATGGGGGAACGACAACGGAGATGGCGGGTTTTATGCCATTCCGTATCAGTACATTATGGCGGGATATGCCCAAGATTTTTGGTCTTTAGTAGATCATAAATGGGTTGATCTCGACGATTTTGGCGCGATTGTTTAGTAGATATCTTCAAGTTGAATCAACTTGAACCTTTCAAATCTCTCGACATAACTTGAGGTCAAAGATAGACTTCAAGTTATGTCGTTGCAATTAAAGGGTGATGATCTTAGAACAGCTCTTGGGAAACTAAGGACATGTTTAGTAGAGAATAAAAAAGATAGCGAGATTTGCGAAGAAATCGGTTTGAGGTGGGAGGAACTACTTGAACTGAAGCGCAAGTTTTATGATGCTGAAGCCGAGATTCTTAGGGGGAGATCCACTGAACACACCTATGTTCGTTATGTATTAGAGCAACGTCGTTGCATGACAGATCTTGATGTTGCGATCACGAAAGACAATAAAGGGAATTCGAGTTATGTAAGCGCTGTTCGCGCGAAATCCGAGATTCTTGACAAGATTTTGAAGACTGGTGTCGAACTCGGTTTGATCCAAAGGCTTGCTGATGGTGGCGGTTACGCTGCTGGCGAAGCGATCAAATCGATGAACAACAAGGATTTTCGCGTTTATATCCTTCAAGAGATTCAGGTCCTCAATCAGATGATGGTAAAGTTCGGCGATACTACCATTATGGATGTAGAGGTTGGTCCTCTATATGAAACAAAAAAACAGCCAAAGATGCCAGTAAAAGGACATTCGAGAACGAAAACTTTTGGTGGCAGAAGGGTTTTGAAAGGGAAAAGTTCATGAGAATCGATGGTGATTCTCTATTTATAAACTGTACTCCAGTTTATCGTGAGGTAAACAGGCTGCTGGGTTCTGACGGTTCAGTATGCTGTCAAGAGTACACTTTCTAACAGGAGGAAAGAATGTCAGATCGAGTTGTGTACGCAGGTTCATTTAAAGGTACGGGTTCATCCCTCAATATTACCACATTAGGATTTCGTCCTCGTGTGTTGAAGTTGATGAATATTGATGGTCTTTGTGAACTCAAATGGCAAAAAGGAATGGCAGATGCAAGCGGAGTAAAGACCGTAACAGCTGGAACGATTTCTCATATCACTTCTGGTGGCATCACACCTCTAAACAACGGATTCACTTTGGGTGCGGATACGGATCTGAATGTGTCTGGTGAAGAGGTGCATTTCGAAGCTCACGACTGATAGGCGTAGGATCATAACAACAAATAGGCTTCCCCTCGGTTTATCCGAGGGGAACTTGTTATGGGGAAGGTGATAACATGGCAGATTTTAGTCCATATGTACCGTTGAGTGAGGACAACTTGCTCGAGGATAAATCAATCAATTCAGCTCCTCAGCGTGCACCGATTTTCACTGAGCACCGTTCAGTTTCTGGCGCGATTGATAGTGGCGACATAACAACTCGTGGTTGGGGAATGGTGATGTCTGAGTTCAAAACAGCTGTGATAAGAGTTGTTCCTGGAACGACTGCGAATATCACAGTTGAAGCTCGATTTTGGAGTGAGGATGCTGGCAAGTTTATTTCTGCAAATCCAGCGCTTCAACAAGCTGGTGCTGGTGCTGGAATTCCTTTTGATTACACTGTTGAGGTAAACGGAAAGATTCTTTTTGTTTATGTAACTGGAACAATCGGAAATGGCGCAAAGATTCAGATAGCTGGTGTTGATTTTATTTCAGAACCGTGATGGCAAAGACTGCGGAAATAGTACCACTCATTAGAGGTGCAGCAAAGAAGCTTGAGAGATTAGAGCGAAGCGAGTTGGTTTCTGTCTATGAACAGTATCGAACAGCTTCTAATGAGTGGCTTCGCAGGCAGATAGTAGAAAACAATAGAATAGATATATTAGCGACTGTCATCCTTGGATATAAAGTAAAACCGTTTCATTTGGCAATGTTGAAATGGCAGTTTCGTTACCCTCAAAATCTTGTTCTATCGTTTCGTGGTTGTGGAAAATCAACGATATGCACAGTTATAAAAGCCATTCATTTGCATTGTAAAAATCGTCAGCTTAGGATCTTGATTGTTTCGGAAAGTAAAGCAACAGCATCTGATATTTTGAGGGACATCAAAGGGCATTATGAAAGCAACGATAGGTTGGCTGAAGTTTTTGGTTCTTTTTACGATCCAAAAATTGTCTCGAAATGGGATGTTTCAGCAATATCTATTGTCGGATCGCGACTGACACAAAAAGAGACTAGTATCATGTGTGCTGGTCCAGATACTCGGATCACAGGAAAGCATTTTGATGTTGGTTTGATCGATGATTTGGTTACAGAAGACAATTCGCGTACTGAACATATGCGTGTTCGCGTAAAAACTTGGTATTATAAAACATATAGGCCTTTGATTTTGCCGCCAAAAGAAGGTCTTGAACATAGGGGAGAGCAACATCATAACGGAACATTTTATCATTGGGATGATCACTATCATCACCTTGAAGCGAATGAACTAAAAGGCAAAGTTCTAAAAATTCCATCGTTAGATGAAAACGATAACTCACCTTGGCCTGAAGAGTATTCAACTAAGTTTTTATTAAACCAAAAAGATGAGCTTGGTTCGATTGTTTTTGGTTCTCAATATCAGATGGACACAGACGCAATGAAAGGTGAAATCTTTCAGTATGACGATTGCCACCAAATAGATGGAGCGGATTATCCCCCTATTTCTGACATGATCATAACGATGGGATGCGATCTTTCTGCGGACGAGAAAGAACAAAAACAGAATGCGATGTTTGCCATTGCTGTTATTGGGATAACTGGCAACATAGCAAAAGATGATATTTATATTTATCTATTAGATTATTATTTGCAGCATTTGAGACCAAGCAAACAACCAGAAAAGGTTATTGAATATTTTGATATATGGAATCCTTTTAGAGTCGGAATCGAAACAAATCAATATCAAGCTTCTTTGAAAGAGGCTGTAAAGCTGAAACGACCACAGATGAATGTGATAAAAATTCATTCTAAGATAGATAAAATAACTCGTGCGATAAATGATTCTAGATATTTTGAAAATGGAAGAGCGTTTTTCAAAAAAGGTGTGCACGCAAAGCCGATCGATCATTTAGTGTTGTTTTCTGCAAGATCGAAATACAAAGATTTTTTTGATGCTTATGATTTCGCGCTGTACGCGGCAAAGAAAAAGAGAAACAAACAAGGAAAGCAAAAACGAAAAGTTTTTGGTGTCTTATAGGAGGAATCGATGGGAGAAATAACAAAAAACTCGAACTTGCCTCTTCCAGAATCCCCAGAATCTCTAGCGATAAGAAAAAGGAATGTTAGAGCTGTTTTGATAAATAGCGACATAATCAAAAAAGTTTCTACCGAAATAATAGAAAAACAAGAAGACACCGAAGTTGGAGGAAGCAAACAAGTAGAAACCGAGTTTGCAAAGTTGATTTCTTCTGGACAAGCTATTGATCCACCTTTTGATATGTTTGTTTTATCCACTCTTTCTGAGTACAACTCGGAAATGGGACCTTGCATCGAGGCAATGAGAACCAACATAGATGGATTCGGTCATCGCTTGGTTTATCGTGGCGATCCAAAAGAGCTTGAAAACGATAAGCCGTTGGCAAAGAAGGTCTTAGAAGAAAAGGTTAGATTGGAAAACTTCTTCTTGTATGCTGGGCTCGATGATTCGTTTACAAAGATCAGAAAGAAAATGAGAACTGATCTTGAAAAGACAGGGAATGCGTATTGGGAAGTTGTCCGCTCCATGAAAGGCGAGATTCAGTATTTTGTTCCAATAAAAAGCTATCAAGTTCGACTTACAAAACGCGACAAAGAACCAACAGAAGTAAACTTTCCTGTAGTAAAAATAGGACCTGATGGTAAATCGATCAAAAACGATTCGTTCAAAGTAAATACTTATTTCAGGAGATTTGTTCAGATCACATCGACAACATCTGTTGGCGCAAAAAAAAGTTGGTTCAAACAGTTTGGCGATCCAAGAATAATGGATTGCAAAACTGGGAGTTATGTTTCTCAAGGCGACTTGGAAAACTTCGAAGATACTGGCAAACCGATGCCAGCAAGTAGAAGGGCAAACGAAGTCGTTCATTGGAAAATGAATGACGATCGTTCCCCCTATGGATTGCCTCGATGGATTGGAATATTCCTTGATATTTTGGGAGACAGAAAAGCAAGCGAAATCAACTATATTACTTTTTGTAACAATAATATTCCAAGCTTGATTATTGCGGTTTCGAACGGGCAACTAACACAAGATACAGTTGATCGCATCAAAGAGTTTTTCGAGAAAGTTCAAGGTGACGACAACCGTTCGAAAGCACTTGTGCTTGAAGCAGAACCATCAGATGAAGATGATGGAGAGGATGCTGGCGCGACCAAGATTGACGTAAAAACGCTAACGGAAGCGCAACATGATGATGCGATGTTCCAAAACTATAGTCGAGAGAACAGAGAAAAGGTTCGTGTTATCTGGCGCCTTCCTCCTATTTTCACTGGTAGAGCTCAAGACTATACGAGAACAACGGCTGAAACTTCTAGAGCGTTAGCTGATGAGCAAATTTTCGCACCAGAACGAGACGATTTTGACGATTGGGTAAACCGTATTTTGTTTCCAAGAATGGGTGTTTTGTATCATCGTTTTCAATCGAACTCTCCAAATACAACTGATAACTCAGAACTTACAAAGATTCTTTCTGGCGCTGAGAAGACAGGAGGGATTACACCGCGGATCGCGAGAAAGGTTCTCGAGGATATTTTAAGCGTTGAACTTCCACCGTTTCCAGAGGACTTCAACCCAGATATTCCGTTTAGCCTGACAATGGCTGAAGCGGTAAAAAATATGGGAAACCCAGTTGAGCCAGGACAATCAGTTACAGCTCTAAAGGGGTTAGAGGATGTCGTGAAACTAACTGGAACGCCACACCCATTGATTAGTGCATTGATACTTCTTCGAAAGTCGCTTGAAGTCGAATGGTTGAAAGAGGTTTCTGAATCAGAATCAGAAGAAGAACATGTTGCGTAGTCAAACAATACATAGCCATATGCATGATGGCATTTCTGCGATTGACGCTATTATCGGTAAGGCGTTGAAGGTGAGTGAACTTGCCAGGATTGCGAAGATCGAAACGAATCTTAGAAAGTATATTGGTCGCGAATGGGACTCGTTGGCTTTAGATGCATCGAAACAAGCTGCAAGTGTAATCCGTTCTGGTTCTGGCGATCCGAATAATGATGATATCAACAGAATGATGGTGAAGATAAATCGCGTAATGAGCGATTGGAACGACAACATAGAGAAGCGATATATAGATGACAACAAAGAGGTTTATGAACTTGCGCATATTGCAGCGATGAAGCGTTCTCTTGGCAAAAACAAGAAGCAATTAGAATACAATACGCCAATAGGGCCTGAAACGAAGGTAAGCAAAGCAAAAGATATCGTTTATGTTACAGGAGATGATGGCGCGCGAGTTCCTGTTGTTCTTCCCTCATTCAACACAGTTGATCTTGCGGCCATTGATGCTTTTGAGGAACATCAAGTTTTTTGGATCGGTCGACATTATAAAGAAAACGTTTCAAACACAGTTGCTGAAACCGCTCGAAACACGATTGTGAAAGCTGGTCTTGGACGCGAAGAAGCTGGAAAGATCGCGCAAAAAGTTGTTCGTGAAACGCTGGATATCGTGAAGGTTCCAGGTGGATTCAGTGGAACATCAACACAGTATTTCGAAGGCTTGGTTGCGAACGCTGTTACAACACAACGTGTTGCGGCTCAACTCACGAGTTTCGAGCGATTTGGATACACAAAACAAACTATTGTAAATCCTCGTGATCAGAGGACGTGTCCTATATGCGATTTGATGGACGGAAAAGTTTTTGATGTTTCTGATGGAAGGCGAACTTTAGATAGATTGGTCAAAGCGAAGAATCCTACTTCTGTAAAAAAGATTCAGCCATTTATGACAGTTGCGATCGCAAGAGAACTTACTGGTGGTAAACGCGGTCCTATTGGAGCCAAACAGACTAAAGCTATTGTCGCTAGAGGCAATTCGATTCCCCCATTTCATTTTAAATGTAGGTGCAGTATCGATATAACAGAGGAAGAAGAAATCATTTCTTTTTGAGGAGTCAATATGAAAAACGAGCTACCAAAATCTGGAATAGTAGTTACCCCATCAAGTATGGCTGTTGCGATTTCCGAAGGTAGAAAAACTATCTTGGTGAAGACGAGAAGCTACAATATTGCCAACAGAGAAATGTTACTTCTTGATCGCAACAAAGCGTTGGGTGTTGTAAAAATCGGAGAAGAACAGGTTCTTCAAAACGATAATTTTGGCGAACATGAAGAACAACATCTGATTACAAAAGAGATCAGAAAAGACTGGTCTGAAGCTCAACCATCATGGGAAGAAGGGCCGTTCTTTCAATGGTCTGTCGAGATGGTTCAGAAATTTGATGAACCAATAAAGACTTATGTTGAGATTGGACCAACAGTTGTTATAGAAGAAATAAGTGAAATCGATATTGAAAAACGAGGACCTTTTGGACGTTGGGGTAGTTCAGGAATGTATGCTGAATGGCTTATAAAGCAGTTTCCAGAACACAAGAAGTATGTCGAGCCATTTGCGGGTTCTGCTTCTATTTTCTTTCGAAAGCAACCTTCAGAATCTGAAGTTCTTGCTGACTACGATAGCGAGGTTGTAAATGCTCTGAAAACAATTAAAAAGTTGACGGAAGAACAATTTACAGTTCTCGAGTCTAAAGATCGCATCTTGTCCGAAGATAAGTGGAAGGAAATGAGAAGTAACATTCCTGAAGATTCTTTAGATAGGCTTCATCGAATGTTGTTCTTGAATGGTGGGGGTTGGAGTTCGAGTCTTATAAGCTATAGAATTCATAAAGATGGAAAGCAATCGTATGACCCGAATAGGCTGAAGCCGTACAAAGAGAGACTGAATAAAGGAAAAGTATCAATAGAATGTGCTGATTGGAAAGCGACGATTAATAAACATGATTCAAAAGACACATTTTTCTTTATTGATTGTCCATATCCTGGAGAGTGGAGCAAAAAAGCCGATGATATTCCAAATGACGATCCAAAACGTGGCGAAAAAGTTCCTCTTGAGGAGTATGGAAAAGTCTTGAAGTCGATCAAGGGAAGTTTCGTTTTTGCGCTTGGTGATCACAAAGAACATCTCAAGTTTTTGAAATCACTTGAAGGTGTTGAAATAAAAACGTTTAGTGGAACTGAAGCATCAAATAAAGGTGGAACAAAAACAGCAAAGAGATATTTTGCTTTTAAAACAGCGGCGTGTGGGAGCAAAAAACCAAAAAAGAAATCGTTTGACGAAGTCGAAACAGATGCAATGGAGTTTATCGATATAACAGAGGACCAACATGTTTTTGACGGGTTGATCCTAACAACAGAAAAAGAGGTGATTGACTACAGCACTTCTGAGTTAGTTGATATTCATAAATTGCTTCATCAGATATATTCAGAATTACCAGATGGTTGGAACACATCTGATGTTGTCAATTTACATTCGATGGTTGTTGATGAGTTGTGCTCAAGAGAAAAAAATCACCCGTCACCTCCAGATAATGGCCTTGACGATATTTCTTTTGATTTTGAGTGTCTTACATCGAAACAAAAGAAATGGTTTGAAGAAAATTGCGACGAAGTTCCAGAAATTGAAGAGAGCATATCTTATCTAGAAAAACGTCGACTTGCTTTATGGGGTTCCACCGCTGGAAAAAGCAGAGTTGCCAAAAGAATTGTGTCGATGATCCCAGAACACAAAACGTATGTCGAGCCGTTTGCTGGTGGTGCTGCTGTTTTTTATGCAAAAGAGCCAAGCGAAAAAGAGGTTCTTTGTGATTCAAATCCAGAAGTTACACACGCATTCAAGTTTGTTCAATCTGCAAGTGATAACGAAATCGAAGCGCTTAAGAAAATGGATTGGACAGTAAGCAAGCCTCGAGCAAAATCGGTTCATGAAATGAAACCAAAAGGAAGCGCTGAGAGATTTTTTAGGTTTGCTTATAAGAGATATGCGCTTTTTATGCGAAATGAAAATAGGATTACCGCAATAGATCCAGCAAAAGAAGGGAAGGCGCCAGATATAGCGAGTAGGATTTCCGAAACAAGAGAGAGACTGAAGAGGGTTTCTATTGTTGAAGGTGGATATGAAAAAGCGGTTAGTAAGTTTGATTCGCCAGAAACATTCTTTTATTTCGATCCGCCATATCCAAGTTTGGTCCAGGAGGTTGGAGAGAAAAGCTTTGATGAGGAAGCTTTCATCAAAACACTGAAAGGCTTGAAGGGAAAGTTTCTTCTCCATTATGAAGCAAAAGCGAAAAAGAAATTTGATGGCGTTGATGGTTGGATTGTAAAAACCATTTCTGTTGCTCGTACTCCAGGTCATACAAAAGGAGGTAGCGCGCCAGGAAAACTTCTTGAAGTTAGAAATTATGAACTACCCAAAAAGAAGGTGAAGAAAAACGATCCGTATTTGATGGCACCAGAAGGAGAGTTCCCTTTTTCAATACAACACCATTGGATTGGAAAATCGATGAACTCAGTTTTGAGAATCGGTGTTGTTCCAGACAGATGTGCGATCGGTTGGGCGATGAATACTCAACAAACTGAAGTAAGCGAACCAGTAACAACTCTTGCGAAATCTCGAGAGATATCAAAAAACTCAAGCAATATTTTCAGTGTTGATTGGTCTATTGGTAGATGGAACAAGAAAGGTGAAGAGGAACAACATATAGAGATTCTTTGTAAACGCCAATCTGTTTTTTCTCCTGTTTGGCTCGACATTGAGGCGAAAACCGCGAATCCAAAAGAAGGTGAACCATTACCTCTTGGCGGGAATCCGAAATATCCAGGTGTTTTCGAGATTGTAGAAAAAGGGGTAGTTCAGTTTGGCGCTCAAAGCGAAACTCTTCATGAATATTTTCTTTCTGGCACTGGATTCAAAGGAAAAACTATCTTTCGTATGATGAAGATCAAAAAATCGATAGATGGTGATTGTCATGTTTGTGGAGTTGACGCAATAGTTGATGTTGGTTGGGCCGATGAACTCCCAGTGAAACTTTGTAAAAAATGCTATGACGATTGGCAAAAAAAGGAAGTGATAGAAAAATCATGCATTCCACAGATAGAATATGGTGACGATATTTCGTTCTGGGTTGGAACCAATTCGAAAGATGCTGTTCCATTTGTGCTATCCGAAAAAGCGGTGAGTAGCGAGTGGATGCCACCAGATGGCGTTGCCGCTTTACCTAAAGAGATCAAAAAACAAATTCCTAAAGAGTACGAATATTGGAATGAAGCTGGTAGTGATGCGAGACAGATGAGAGATCAACTTGTAAAGGCGATTCAAGAAAAAGATATTCCTCCTTTTGATTTCGAGTCAATCTTCAAATCTGATAGCCAGAAATCTGGATTCGTTTTACAAAAGCAAATCTGGGAAGATAAGAGCGATCCACGCTGGTTCATTAGAATTGATACAGGCAAACCAGAAATAAACGTAATTGAATTGCAGTCAGACCCAACCAATATTGAAAAAAGTGAAGTCCGAGTTTGGGTAGAGAAATATAAGTCTTCAATGGATATCGAGGGGTTGTTGTCGGTTGCTCATTATCTAAATCCAAAGAAAGGGATTAGCTCGTATCTGAAGAAGGTTGATGTTGGAAACGCTTCTGTGTTGTCTGATTCTGAAGAATCTACTCAAATTGAGTTTAAAGGAGATATTCTGGATGGAGTATTTACGTTAAAGCGAAATAATAACGAGTACTTATTAGAGAGAAGCGGCAACGACACAATTGCTGAAATAGAGAAAATGATTGATTTTGAACTTGTTTTGCCAATCGATCATTTTGAAATCCACAAAGCAAAAAAAGGCAAGGAAAAACGGTTAGTTACTGGAATAGTACTTGAACCAGATATGGTTGATGCTCAAGACGACACCATCAAGTCTGAAGTGATCGAAAAAGCAGCTCATATGTTTCTTACTCAGTACAACAAAGAAACGAAACTTGGTTTGATGCACACAACGTTTGGCGATATCGGATTTGAATTGTGTCAATCCTTTCTCTCTCCTGTTGAGTACACTGTAGGGAAAAAAACAGTAAAAAAAGGAAGCTGGGTAATGACAGTACATGTCACTGATGATAATAGATGGTATGATATAAAAAATCGCAGGCTCACTGGATTTAGTATTGGTGGGAAGGCGAGGATGGCGAAGAAGAATGGATAAGCCGCAATCTTCAAAACAAAACCTAAAAGATGCCAACGAGATTCTTGAGCTATTCGTAGGCGAGGTTTCGGTGGTAGATAAGCCAGCTAATCTGCGAGATTTTTTGGTAGTCAAAAGAAGAAACAAGGAGGACTCGATGGGACAAGCTTTTCAGCAGGATCCTGAGGTCGACAATTTAGAGTTAGTAGAAAAACTAGCTTGGTCAGACCTTGAGAAAGCGGCGCTGCCTGATGATCTAAAGAAAATGATCGACTCAGCAGTTGCCTGGATGAAAAAAAACGCAAGTGCTGAGAACGCGCCGAAAGAAGCGATTCTTGCTGCTACAGCACTTCTATCAAAGGTTGCTGGCGGGAAGTTCCCTGGCACAGCACCGAAATCGAAGGATGATGATAAAGACAAGAGCGATGATAGCAAAGATAAGAAAAAGTCTTTGTTGGTTGTTGGAGATGACGGTTCTTTTGAGATCGGCGGTGAGCCTATCGAAAAAGGGAAATCTCAGTTTACCAAAGAAAGAGTTGACGCTTTGAAAAATGCAATAGCGCCTTTGATTGGCGTATATGCTCAAGTTGATGAAGCCGGTGCGAAAGAGATGGTTCAAAACCTTGTTGGCGAAACTCTTTCTGGTGAAATAAAGTGGACAGAAAAGCGTGTTCCAGAACCAACCGATATCGCAGAACAGATCAAGAAGGCAATGGAACCTTTTGCTGAACAAATCAAAGAGGTTGGAAAGCGAGTTGAAGACCTCGAGGGTTCTCGCTCAGCTCCACAATCTGATCCTGGTGATGGTGACACCACCGACAAACAAAAAAGTGACAACCCTTGGGATGGCTTGCCGATAGGCTAGCTTTGCCGCAGTGGCTTTTTCGCAACCCTTATAGGTTTATTTTATCAGGAGGAAATCATGGGTTTATCAAATGAAGAACTTGCAATGATCCAGAAGGCTATTACCGCGGCAAACGTCCTAGTTTCTGCAGGAAAGCTAAATCCAGTACAGGCCTCGAAGTTTCTCGATTATGTGATCGACACCACCGTTATGAAGAACAATGTTCGTATTGTTCGTTTTCGTAACGAGAAGATGGAGATCAATAAACTCGATATCGGGAATCGAGTTATGTTTCCTGGAACCGAGTATCAAGCTCCACAAGAGCGTCAAGGGGTTACATCTTCCAAGCTCGAGCTTCAACCGAAAGAGGTTGTTTGTGCTTTCGATATCACCGACACCTTCAAGAATCAAAATATCGAAGGTGATAACGCCGCTGATCACATCATGCGGATGTTTGCAACGGGTTGGGGAAACAACATGGAAGAGACAGCGATCAACGGTGATGTCGTTGGTCCAGCTGGTCTTGAAAATGATGTGTGGGGGTCTGGCTCAACCACACAATACGTCCTTGATTCTTTGCTGGCTTTATTTGACGGTTGGTGGCGTAAAGCAGATGGCGCTCATCTCGTTAATATGAATGGTGCAAATGTTGGAATCAGTGTTTTTCGGAAGATGTTGACTGCAATGCCAGCCAAGTTCAAAAAGCAACGGCGTAATCTTCGATGGCTTGTTTCCGATGAGTTGGCGGATGTGTATATCGAAAAGGTTTCAACACGCCAAACAGCGAAGGGTGATCGTGCGGCTGAAGGCGAGGAACAATCTCCTCTTGGAATCCCCATGGTGAGAATCCCGGGATTGCCTTTTAACCCAAAGATCGTTCAACATGTCGCGCTTCCGAACGACACCGCAGTAGCTTTACGCTACAAACCGATTGTTTCTGCTTCAGAGGTAGTGACACCAAGCACGTTGGATCGAACTCCAGTGACTCCATATGTTGAGGGAACCGCCTATGATATGGATTACGTCAATGGGACGATCACAAATCCAAGTGGTGACGCAACTATCGGTGATGGCGATACTGTCAAGATCACTTACGAAGCGGCTCCTCAAATCATTCTAACCCATTGGCAGAACTTCATTCTTGCTTTTGGGATGGATGATCTCAAAGTCGAGAGACAACGCAATATCCACAAGCGCGCTGATGAGTATGTTATGAGTGGTCGGTTTGACCAACTGATTGAAAACCTCGATGCTTGCGTCAAGGGATACAATCTAGGGGATAGTCTATAGGCTGTATTTTAGAGCAAGGTGTACTTTATGGGATTGTACACCTTGCTCTAACCATGTGATTGGAGGACTCAAGCATGGAAGCAACGATTCAACTGAAAGGCTGTAGAAGCCATAGTGTTACGATCAAAGGCAATTCGGTCAAATTTATTTTTGGGCGCGGGTTTCCGACATCCAACACTGATGTGATCGAATATTGTGAATCTCAACCAGATATGTTCGGTGTCACTAAGAAGGTCGAACAAGAGAAGTCAGATAAACTAGCTGCAGCTCCCAAACAACAAGCCGTTGAGCACGAGGAAAGAGAGGAAGATGATTCGCCAACCAAAAGCGAATCGCCTCCACCTCGAGGTAGACGGAGAAAGGTCAAGGCTGAATAGCAATGACTCGAACCTTTTATGCGCCAAAGAATGTTGGTCCAGTCCAAATTGACTTGCCAGAATTCAAAGTGAAAGGACGCAAAGGAGCGCTTCATATTAGACCTTCATCGACTCTATCTTTGTCTGATGACGAAGTGAAGTTTCTCTCAACTAACAAAAAGACCAAAGAGCTTTTTTTAAAGCTTAGAGAAACGACACCAAAAAAAAGTGGAGTTTATAAACCTGTTGTTCGGCCACCAGCTGGAAATGAACTCTTTGTTGGAAGCAATCTAACAGATGTGAAAGACGAACAGAAAACAGGTGGAACTTTGGAGGAAGGTAAGAAGAAAGCTTCAACTGTTCAGAAAAAGAAATCTGAATAGTTTCGCGTCCTCTAGAGGAGGACATGTTAAAGATACATTTATCAGATGGAAGGACACTTAGTTTTGATTTGAGTGATCCTGATAAAGCGAAAGAATGGTTATCCCTCGTGAGAAAACTTGCATTTCAGGATTCTATACGCGGGATGACCATTCAGCATAATGGGGGTTCATATTCGCTAACAAGGCCTGATTCTTTTCATCATCTTTGGCTGTTTGCGGAACATCTTGATCCAGAACAAAGCAAGAAGTTCAAAGGCGGTAAACAGCTGATTTGTCAGGCTGATGATGTTCGAGTTTCCATGATGATCCATGAAAAGTCTCGAGCTGTTCGTGTTAGCCTGAAGCGGACTGGTTCTCAACGCTACAATCCGATCATGGATGATGGGAGGGCTTATGGCGGTTGATGAACTAGTGAAGAATCGACAGCTTTCGCTTCCAGATACATTCAACGATCAGTTGAGTGGCGAAGACATTGAGGACATAGAATCAACTGCGGATCATATGGGTCATTTTCTTTGGGCAGTGATGAGCCAGTTCAAGCGGATCATCCATGGAGATGATGTTGGTAACTGGACAGACAACCCAGTTGAGATCTTTGGTGGCGATGCTTCTTTGAAAGCACTGTTTGAAGGTGCAAGCGTTTCAAATCAACGCGCTAGCTTGAGCAATAAAGCAATGGCTGCGCAAGCCACAAGTTCAGATGGCGATCTTGCTTGTGATGTTGCTATTGCCGCAACACCTTCAAATGATGGATATGTTAGAATTTCGATAAACGGCCTTGCAATCAATTTGGGCGATGGGGTCAAAACAACAGAGGGCTATTTTTCAAATGATGGCGGCGCAACAGCTCGAGACATTGCCGATATTGCAAGTGGTGATTTGTTGTATTGGAATGGAAGCGTTGCTAAATATGAGCTTTCTATCGAGGACATTGTTGATTTTGAATATTCAGAGGACACCTGATGCAACTACCGATAAAACAGCTTCGCCAAAGTGGCGCTTCTGATGGTCAGGTTCCAACCTGGAGCGATGCGCTTCAGCAGTATGTTCCTCAAACGGTTTCTGGTGGTGGTGGTGGCAACACGTTTGTTGCAGAACCTTTTGTGTATGCAGATACAACAAATAAAGTGATTGGTCCTTTATCGAATACTCCAGCAAACTTGTCTTCCGTTAGTTTATTTCCTATTACTGGCTTGATCCAAAAATACACACAAGACTACACGGTTAGATTGGTAATCGGCGGAAGCGCTCCTGGTTATTATATTTGTTTGTCACCAACGAGTACTCCACCAGGTGGCGGTTCGTTTTCTGGAAGTTCAAATCCAGCAACTGGAATAGATGGGAATCTAGATCTTGGCGACGATTTTAGAGTTTTATATCCGTATTAGGAGGACACATGTCAAAAATACAAACAAAGTGGATTGCGGATGATGCTATTACTGCTGATAAGATTCATTCTGGAGTTGCTGGCGATGGTCTGATTCAAGCTGGCGATGGTTCGCTTGAAGTAAACGATGACGATTCGACCCTTGAGATTTCAGCTGATATTTTACAGGTAAAAGACCTTGGCATTACAACAGCTAAGTTGGCTGCGACTTCGGTAACTTCAGCGAAGCTAGGGGTTGTTGCTGGTGATGGCATTACAGGCGGCAACGGATCGGATTTAGCCGTAGATCCAGACGTGACTGGCGGCGCCAACCTTGCTCGAGCGATTAGTGTTTCGTCAAATGGCGTTGCGGTAAAAATTGATAACGACACTATTGTTGAAAATGGTTCGCAGCAACTTGCGGTTGGAGCCAATAGCATTGGAGCCAACGAAGTCGACGAAAGCGATAGCTACACTTGGGTTACAGGGAGCCACGATTTTACTGGTTCTGGTGGCGTTACGGTTCCAACGCCAACTGGAGACACCGATGCTGTAACTAAAGCGTATGCAGATGCATTACGCCAAGGAGCTAAACCAAAAGATCCAGCTGAAGCTTTGGCTGATAGCAATCAGACTTTGAGCGGATTGCCAAGCAACATTGATGGAGTTACCTCTTGGTCGGCTGGCGATCGCGTGTTGCTTACAAATCAAACGACACCTTCAGAAAACGGCATTTGGGAAGTTCAAACAGGTTCTTGGACGCGACCTGTAGATTTTGATACTGGCGATAGCGCTGGTGGTTCTCAGATTTGGATTCATGCTGGTACAAACTACGGTGATAGCCAGTGGACTTGCACAACGGATCCGCCAAACGATGTTGTTGACACAGATTCTATTGCCTTCACGCAAACGTCTGGAGCTGGTCAGATAACCGCTGGAACTGGTCTCACAAAAAGTGGAAACACCATCCAGGTTGGTGACGGAAGCACGGGGAATATCAACGGAATAGCCAGGACTGCAAATGATATTTCAGCGGCTGTTGATGACTCTTCAATCGAAGTTGCATCAAACGTTCTTCAGTTGAAGGACCTTGGTGTTTCAACAGCTAAACTGGCGGCAACTTCCATAACTTCAGCAAAGCTTGGCGCTATCGCTGGAAACGGATTGGGTGGAGGAAGCGGTTCAGCTCTAGTTGTCAATCCAGATACTGTTGGTGGTGCCAATCTTGCCACAGTTGTCAATGTGATTTCTAATGGTGTCGCTGTACGAATAGATAGCTCAACGATTGGCGAGAACGGTTCGAATCAGCTTTATGTTCCAAATGGAGGTATTACCGAGACCCAATTAAATGCAAGTGTTGCTGGAACTGGAATCGCTGGTGGTGGCGGTTCTGCTCTTGCTTTAGATATCCATAGCTTGACAGCTGAAACAAGCGCAGATGATAACGATGAAGTTGCGATTTATGACAATTCGGCTGGCGCGCTTCGAAGGATGACGAGAGCGAACTTTCTTCTTGGAACTGGCGCAACACGAGTTCAGGAAATGCATCTTGTTACCGCTGGAGAAGTTACCGCTGGATATTTTACGTTGAGCAATACGCCAGTGAGCGCTGGAAACGTGGTTGTTGTTCCTGTCGGTGGGCCGCAACAAGTAAACAAGCAAGATGTTGGAGCTACTGGCGCGACTCCAGATTTTGATATTCTGAGTAGCAACCAGTGTCATATCAACAACAATGGAGCTGCAACTGGTTTATCTGGCGATATTGAAGCTGGAGATGTTTTGATGGCTACTTACACGTATTAGGTTGTATGTCAAAAACGAAGACAAAATGGATTGAGAATTCTGCTGTTACGGAAGCCAAGATTGCGGCTTCTGTCGCTGGTGTTGGAATATCTGGTGGTGCTGGAAGCGCGTTAGCTTTAGATATCAATGGATTGACGAACGAATCGACAGTAGACAAAGTAAACGATACTGTTGCGATTTATGATAGTTCGGCAACTGCAGTTAGAAAGACTGCGATTACAAATCTTCGAGAGTTTCCAACGGGACATCTGTATGGATTCCCGATGTACAACAACGCCACAAACCCTAATTATCAAATCGATATTGAACCTGGTGTTTGTCGCAGTAGCGATGACACAACCGATTTGGTTCTAACGACAACTCTTACAGTTGATATTTCAGCTTCTGGTGCAAATGGTCTTGATACTGGAAGCGAAAGTTCATTTGTCTGGTACTATATATATTTGATATATAATCCAACAACATCAGCGTATGCAAGTTTGATAAGCAATAGTTCAACATCTCCAACATTGCCAAGTGGATACACAAAGTATCGTAGGCTTGGCAGTGTAATAAACGATGGAAGTAGCAATTTCAAATATTTTAGATGTGAATATAGATTGGGTAGAGAGCGTGTCTTTATGTATAACGATATCGATGAAAACGATGTTCAACTGCTTTCTGGTGGTTCAGCGACATCGTGGACCAATATTTATTCTGGTGCATCGATTCCACCAACATCGTTGTTAGGCAAGTTTCTCTTTAGGTTTTCGGGTCAGAATTATGATTGGAAATGCTATTTGAGACCAGGTGATAGTTCTCAGAATACACCCCCAACAACTGTTTTTGGTGGTGGCGATTTAGCTGGCGATCTAGTGACATCGAGTTTAGCGATTGAGATGAGAACGGATAGTTCAAGAAACATCCAATATAGACAGGCTTCAGCTGGTGCTGAATTAAGCGTTTGGGTGTTGGGATATATTGATTTTGTGTGATTGAAAGGAGTACGAGAATGAAAAACGCAATCTATATTTTGGTCGTTATTCTGGCAGTTTGCTGTATGAAGCAACCAACGCATATTCAAGAAAGCAAAAAGGCAAACAAAAAAGAAGCGTTGGTTTTGGAGACAATTGATTTTGCTGGATTTACCTGGATAGTGAAAAGTGGATATTGCAGTGTTGGGAACAAAGCGGGCCCGGGCCCTAACTATTTTTGTGGGGAAGATGAAGATCTATGGGTTGATGCTCAAGATCGATTGCATATGAGAATAAATTACAAGGAAAGTCTTAGTGCATATGGAGCTGTGTCGATAAAAACCGAAGTGAGCGGTTGTGGTGTCTATCGATACTATGTTGAAGATGGTCCAAATGGAACTCCTGACAATTTTGATGAAAATGTTGTTTTGGGGTTATTTACATACAGAACGGATGCTGCAAACGACAACTGGGAAGTTGATGTAGAGATAACAGATTGGAAGGATGAAACGCCAGATTACAATCTGTACTTAAGTACATGGGATGATAGCGAATCGATCTCTGATAGTTTTTTGGTTACGTTTGGCGAAGGGGTTGTTCAACACTCATTTACCTGGCAGCCTTCAGCGATCATTTTCAACTCAACGAAAAATGGATTCTTGCTTGGAGAAGGGGTTCGTACTGGTGGAGATTCATATCCATGTCCTACAGGTCCTGTGGATGCAAGGATAAATCTTTGGCTAGCAGATGGAGAAGCTCCAGCTTCAGAACAAGAGGTAATCATATCTTATTTTGAATATGAACAGTTTGTTGTTTTGGATACTCCAACGGATCTTGCTGCAACAGTAGTAAGCGAAACAGAGATAGATTTGGAATGGACGGACAACTCAAGCGGAGAAAGTGGAGTTGAACTTGAAAGGAAAGAATCTGGTGGCGCATATTCCTTGGTGGATACACTTGATCCAGAATCTACAGAATATGAGGACACAAATCTAGATGATTGCACGACATATTTCTATCGAGTTAGAACGACAGATGGATATGGAGAGAAAAGCTCTTATTCGAGTGAAGTTCAGGCAACTACAGAATGCTTAGATGCTGGCGTACCAGATCCTTCATTGTCAACTGTTCAATGGGCTTGTAATGGCTGGGATGGATATGTATCGGGAACTGTTTCTGATATGCCCGATGGAACTTGGCATATACGATCATGGATCAAAAGCAGTAAATGGTGGTGTCAAGGCGAAGATATGACAGTGGTCAACGGTGCATTCTATGCCACTCATGGTTTGTGGTGTACTCCAGGTCCTGGTGTCGATATTTACGTTGCGATGTACTATGCCGCAACCGATCCATGGGGAACTGGAGACTGCGAGACAATGGAACTTGGCGAATGGCCAGATGGATATGATTATTTATTTGGTCCGTTTCCAACTCAATAGAGGTTGTTTGTGGGTATAACTCACGAAAAGATCGTTGAACTAGTTGGAGTTGTGGATGGTGCAAACCAAGATTTCACAACTCCATCGGTTTATATTTTGGGAACATTTCGATTGATTGTGAATGGAATAATATATGCTTCAGATCATCCATATTACGGATGGACGGAAGTCGATAACACTACGATTCAAACTGTGACGCCACCAGAAGCTGGTTCTTTGATGCAAGGGTTTTATCAAGAGGCTGAACCGCAAGGATCGCCGTTTCATCCTACGGAGGTATGATGCCATCGCTTGAAAGAGAACAGATAACGACAGAAAACGATCTGAACTGGTACATTACCGTAGGCGGAACCCTTACCGATCAGTATGAGGTAAGCTTTCAGATTTGGGATATCAGTTCTGGTTCCCCTGGAACTCAGATTTTTCCTGATGTTGCAGATGAATGGGAAGAGGTAACATCTAGCGGTAAATTTGCAACAGGTTCTTATTACACATATGACAACGCTTCAGCTCAAGGCTGGCAAGTTCCAGCAGATGCAACGCTTGGCGAACATCGCGTAAAATGGAGATGGAAACTTTCCGCTTCAAGTCCATATCGATATGGACAAGAGGACTTTACTGTGGTCCCTTATGCAAGCGGCGCCGATCAAACTTACGTCAACGTTCTTGACATTCGAAACGAAGGGATCACATCAGCTATTGCTAGCGATAGCCAGATCTATTCTTCGATTCTTTTATGGCAAGAAATCTTAGATCGGTGCTGCAGACAATGGTTTTTGCCAAAGTTGTTGACAATCGAATTCGATGGAGACAACTCAACAACGATGCATCTTGGCATCCCATGTATTGAGGTTGAGTATCTCAGAATAAACAAGAGTTCTACTGATTTGGATTCAGATCTTTATCAGGTCTATGGAAATCAAACTGATGGTTTGCAAAGTCGAAGGAGAAACCCGAAAATCGCTTTGGTTCAGAATATAACTCAAGACATCAATCGAGATATTCATTTGGCGCCGTTTCACGAAGGTCGATTGATGTTTTACAAAGGGTACAAAAACCAAGTGCTTAGAGGAACATTTGGTTTTGTTAATGACGATTTGAGTCCACCACGTGCGATCCAAAGAGCGTTGACGAAGTTGGTTATCGAAAAGCTTACGAATCCAATCTATCCAGGAGATGATGCACCAACACCAGCAGCGCCAAGCTTCGCGGGAATCGTTGTTGAAGAGAAGACTGATGGCCATTCTTTGAAATACGCAGCGCCAGAATATGGCAAGAGAAAATCGGGTCTTTCTGGCATAACAAGTGATCCAGAAATACAAGATATCATCAAGCTGTATCGAGGGCCTATTGGAATAGCAACCCCTTCACATTGGATGTACACATAATGGCGCGTTATCCAAGATTACTACATCCAGTTCCTGTTCAGATTGAACAGGCAAATAGGAGCAATACGGCTTACGATGATGATGCACGAGAGCCAGTTGGCCAAGTGGCGGTCAATTCTGTTGTTACGATAAACGGTCAAGTAAAGTATGGTTCGAGCAAGCAACTTGGATATCAATCTGGCGCTGGAGTTCAAGAAAATGAAAAGGGATACGTTTTGTTTAGACAACGCGATCTTGATGCAAATTCTGTTGAGCTTCAACCAAGCGATCGAATAATAAAAATAGGACGAGTAGATCACGATGTTTATATATCTAGACTTATGCCAACTGGGCATTATGGAGAGCATGGTGGCAACACTCTTTTGAAAGCATTTTTTGAGGATAGACAACCATCAAAACATAGGAGCCGATGATGGAAGAATATATTTATATACAAAAAGCAAATTTGACTTTGATGAAGGACGAATCAGTAAGAGATTATGAAATGGCGCTTCGTACAAAAATAAATGAAGATTTAGCAAATCTAAAGACTCCATCGCCTACAGGGAATGTTCCAAATCTTTGGGTTCAGTACCTCTATGCAGATAGAGCAATAATCGAATGTTATGATCATTCGACTTCAAATGAGAAGTATTACGAGGTTCCATATAAGCGCGATTCTAAAGGGATTTTTACTTTAGGTAAGCCAGTTGAAGTTAGCGAGAGAAAAACGTTTATCCCAGTTCCAGTTCAGAAAGCTGTTTGGACAACTGCGTTTATCAATAAACTTCCAGACAATTCGTTTCTTCATATTGAAAGTGGCGGGAAAAAAGATGGTGAAGGAAAGACTGTTCCTAGAAGTTTGAGGCATTTTCCTTACAAAGACAGCGAAGGAAAAATTGATCTCCCACATCTTCGAAATGCAATTGCAAGAATTCCACAAGCAAAGATTTCTGGAATGACGAAACAGGACCTTGATGTTCTTCAAACAAAAGCACAAGCGATGCTTGAGAAAGAGAACGCGAGACGCGAACGAGAAATGAAACAGGACAAGAAAAAGTTTCTGAGAGAGTGTGGATTTGATAGGATCCCAAGTCAGCTTTGGGATGGATTACCAGTATAGAAAAAACGATGAGCGCCTATATAAAACTTAGTAAAGAGTGGAAAGGCTTTGGGAAAGCTATCGATGTAAGCTTCCACAAAGCCACTCTCGAAAAGTATGTTGGGCGCGCAACTAGAGCGAATGCGATTGCAGTAAGAAGACGGATTAGACAAAAAATAAAAGAGGGTGACTTCGAGGAAAATGCACCTCTTACAATGCTTTTCAAAAAAGGAACATCTCAACCTTTGAAGGGGACAAAAGGAAGCGACTTATTCAATTCTATTATGTATGAAGTCGATGATTGGAAAACGGCTCTTGTTGGCGTAAATCGTTACAATGATGATGGATATAACATTGGGTTGATTCTTCATGAAGGCGCAACTATTCCAGTTACAGAAGCAATGAGGAACATGTTCTATTTGCTTTGGTTAGCTGGGTTGGGAGCTTTTGATCCTGATTTGCTAAAAGGACGTGCCAAAGAGATTTATGACGCAACAAATGGAGCGAAAGGATTTTTGCCGATTGATCCAAAAACATCGTATATTAGAATTCCACCAAGACCATTTTTGACAGATACTATTGATGATCCAGAAACAATAAATGTAATAGAAACAAACTGGCAAAGAGCCGTTGAAGCAACGATTAGAGACCAAGCAAAAAGAGGAAGAAGGATCTGATGGAACTCAGAAGTTTTATAAAGCTTTTTACTTGGGAAGAATCAGATCGAAGGAGAATTGTGCTTGGGTCTGACACTAGAATAAATCCTGACACAAATCGAGCTCAACTTGGAAGCTATGATTCTTCTGTTTATCCGACAGATTCAGATCTTTATGTGAAAAGCTGGATTGCAAATCCTGGTGAGGTTCGAGAATGGCAAGGGTTCGAAGCAACAATCATTCATAAAACTGTTAATGGCGTTCAAGTAACAGGAGAAGGATTCAGGCTTTCTGATGGAACCGATGAATATTGGTGGAACGGCGCATCATGGGAAACCAACACAGCGGATTGGAACACAGAAGTTGAAGTTGCTGAGAACATCTCCTCTTTTTCAGCAACGGCGCGAAAGATTCAAATCGTTGTTAATCTATCAACAACAGATGAAACTCAAACACCAGAGTTGGTTGAAGTGAAAGTTTTGTTTGGAGCGCTGCTTGATTCTGAACTTGAAGATTTGGTCCTTCGTTCTTTGGTTCCAGCTTTACGTTCTGGTGTTCGACCGATAACAAGGTTTGTTTTGACAGCAATCGAGACAGACCAGATTGACTTGAAGCAATTCAAACTTGATGGGGACTACCGAGTAGTAGATGTAGACGCAGTTTTCAATGAGACAACAGATCCAAATCACAACACAGACTTGTATCAAAGCCATACTTTAAGGTCTGAACCAACAGATTCTTGGGTAGATGGTCAGGTTGATGTTATTACTTTAAGTTCGTCTGTGAGTATAGGTAATACATTATGGCTGCGTTTAAGATACGAACCAGTAGTAGCTATTGAAACCTCTCGTGATTATTACGAAATTGAGCATGTTCCTTGTTTATGTATTGAAAGAATCACGTATGAAGCGCGCGAATTTGGGGGAGACCATCATGTTGGGAACAAAAACGATTACACCGCAAAAGTCTTGAAATCGCCTTTGCAAGGTACTTTAGAGATGTCGTTGGTCGGAATGTCTGGTAAATTAGTAGATAATGAGAGGTTGAATGGTGAAGTGAATAGGTTTTTTGGTTCAAGTCGGGTGATCCGATCGACAGGGTTAGATGAATCTTATAGGCTTCGACTTATGAGAGAACACGAACATAGAAGCCGTGCAAATGCGGCTGATTTGCGAACTTGGACGAAAATCATTCGAGTTGAGAATTTTAGAACCTGGCACCGCTCGGTCGAGGACGGATATCTTGTAAACCGTTTTCTCATACAAGGTGATGCGAGTGTCACAGTTGAATAAAGGAGAGCTGACATGACACAAAGAACGTTTGGCCCAATTCGTGGCGCTGGCACACAAATCATAGAAAGAGAAGGGGACCAACCGATTACACCTGGTGCTTTAGGGTGGCGTGGATTTGTTGGGCTTTTGGAAAAGGGACCGACAGACGAGTTGATCTGGCTTAGTAGTCCAGATATCGCAAAGCGAAGAATCGGCTCTTATATTTCAGATTCTTTGGCTCCTGATGCAATATTGGATTCTTTCAAAACAGCTTCTGGAGCTGGTGGTGTCCTGGCTGTTCGTGTTACCGATGGCAACGAGGTTCAAGCTCAGTATAACCTGTATGCGCGCCGCGGTTCTCTTCTCACTCCTATTGGGAACCTAAAAGCCCATAATGGTGGTCGATGGGGTGGGAAGCTCAAGCGATACACAGATGATCTTGCTCTTATCGGAGATCTTACAAACACGACTCTTGATACGAAGGATACAAGCTCGTTTGAAACCGATGAATGGGTTGGTGGTTATGTTCAGCTCAGTGGGGGTTCGAACTCAGCAAAGCAATATCCTATCATCGGGAATACATCTGCTGGTGTGATCACGGTTGCTGCGGATCAAACAATGTTGGATGATCTAAACGCTGGAACTCCGGCGGATCTTCGTTACTACCTGGTTCGAGAAAACGAGAGTAAAGCGCTCTCTGTTGAAATCAAAGATGGCGATGAGAATCCAGATACAGAGTTTGGTCTATACATCTATGTGGATGGTGATCTGGTTTCGACATATCCAAACCTATCTATGGATCCGAACAGCTCGAGATATTGGGAATCGATTATCAATGAAGACACCGCGAATTACGAAGTTGTTGCTGAAGATACTTGGACTGGCGCAATCACTGCGGATATCAGACCAGCAAATATCTATGGAATAATAGATGCCATAACAGCGACAGTTTTGACCGCTGCGATTCATGATTTTACAATTAACTCTCCAGGTGGTGGCGATCCAACCATGACTTTGGGGACAACTTCTGATGCGATGATTGCTCAGAAGATCACTATTACAATGACATCACCAACGGCTGGCGATGTTGTTTCAGATAAATTTGGAAGTCTGGGTTCGATTACACTTGGGACGTTATTTGATCCGCCAAATGCGGCTGGTGGTGCTGTAACAAACAAATGGGCGCCACCTTTCACGATAGATGCTGGCGGAACTGCATTGGTTGCAACTGACACCTTGGTGATCAACTATAAACCGTTTGTTGCGGATGAATTGATCAATGGCGCGTTGTATCCAGATAAGGTGAATGCAAAGCGTGAAAACTATCGGATCACAGATAACGATCACAAGACAATCACTGTTGTTGATGGTTCTGACTTAACGGCAAGTGGAGCGATAAATGATGAATTTACGGTTGTTGCGCCAATGGAGTTTGAGGGGGGACGTGATGGAAACGCAGATATTGCGGATGCCGACTATCTTCAAGCTTGGGATACAAGCAACAGCCTTTTCAATCGGATTGTTGATAAGGGGCTTGGATTGGTAAAGTTTGCGACTCCAGGCGTAACAGCAACAGCAGTTCAAAAAGCTGGAATCGCATATGCCTATGCGAAGAATCAGCAATACAGAATCGAGGTTCCATCAAACGTAACAACTGATGATGCTGCTGATGAGTATGTAAACGAAACTATCGGGCGAAGCAATTATGTCGCGGTGTCATTTCCGTCATATGCGTATGTTGCGGATCCAGAAGGTGGAACAGATGGGATTTTAAAACTCACTTCTCGTACTGGAGAGATCTTTGGTAGAGAAGCAAGAATCGCAGTCGACAACGGTGGATATCATCGCGCTGGAGCTGGTTTGATTGCGACACTTCCATCTGTTTTGAAGTTGACGACTGGCGAGCGTATTATCAACGAAGAACTTCTCAATCCACGAGGAATCGCAGTTATCAAAAAGAAACAAGGGAACTATGTCATTTGGGGTGATCGCATTCCTTCAACGGATCCAGAATGGAAATGGAAGCATCAACGAGAACAGATGTGTTATTACGAAAATGTTCTGCGAGAAAGCTTCGACTGGATTATCTTTTCTTTGAATAATCCAGAGACACGTCAACGAGCATATACAGCTTTGAGACAATTTTTTCAGTTGGAGTATGACAATCAAGCTCTTGATAATGACTATGATTTTGAGGATGCTTGCATTATCAAGGTTGATGACGAAATCAATACAGATGCTCAAAAAGAAGCTGGGAACATGATTGCCCATGTTGCCTTGAAGCTTGTTGGAACGGTCGAGAGATTTATCATAAGTATTGGTAAACAAGGAATCTTTACTTCTGTAAGTTAATTTTTGTCCGAAACAGGAGGTCTATCATGACAGTGAAAAATTTAGAACAAAATCTAGGCGAAACTGGAGCGTTCACCGATCGATCCAGCGGCAAAGACAATCTATACGATGTCGTAAAAGCAATGGCGCAAGGACCAGCCAATGATTTGGATGGTCGCCAAGACACCGTTGCAACTGGCATTGTTTCATCTCGGATCGCGAGCGGAGACGCCAAAATTACAGGGTTGAAAATACGAGTTGGAACAACGGGAACCGCTGGTTCAACAACTGTTCAAGTTCTGAAGAATGGCGCTTCGCAAGGTTCTCTTACGATAGCGAACACAGAAGATGATGGAACACAAAAATCTTTGGATTTGGATGTCGACTGTGTCGAGGATGACTATGTGGAAATCAATGTTTCAGCAGCTCCTACAGGTGGCGCAAACCTCATTGCGTCTGTCAAGATGGCTGCTGTAGACGTTCAGTAAACAAAGAGCGATAGGCGCGTTTCGGGCGAACTAGCTGGAGGAAAGACAATGCCACTAAGAGGTACGATAAAAAACAATCACGTTCCGCTTAACAGTTTTGAGTTGATCGTTGCAGGGATGCCACAGATTACGGTTGTGACAACCGATGACATCGAACAGATGATCACGGCTGTCACAATGCCAGATGGAACGATTAGATCTGGTGGAAAAACAGAACCTGTTGAGTTTACGATTTCCGTTCCGATGCATCACGATGTTGAGCAAGCAGCGCTGGAAGCATGGAAAAAGCTTGCCGAAGGTCCTGTTAGCAGCTCGTATTTGAAAGCTGGTAGTCTGGTTTTCTACAAAAACGATGGAACACCAAAATCATATTCCTTCACAAACATGTGGCTTAGTGGAAGAACGATCCCTGGAGCCGATATGGGGAATGAAGGCGATATGGCTGCGGTAACATTTATGGTGAAAGCAGACTACGTTTTGCCAGTATAACAACAAAAGCCCTACAGCTGGGCCTATCAAGATCGAAAGATCGATTGGAGGTTAGCTGATGAAAGAATTGACACTTAAAGAGCAAGGCGCAAAGCTACCGATCGGAATAGTTGATAATGATCGGCGAGTTCTGCGCGATTTTTCCATAAAGCGCTGGACGGCAAAGCAAGAGCGCGAACTTGGTAGACTTAGACAAGAGTATAAGGCCCTTTCTATGCCTGACCATATCGCGCTTGTGTTGGCTGTTTTGTGCGAGAAGATTGGGCCATACGATTTTTCTTCGATGAAGAAGTTGGCGGAAAAGAAGTTGGCGATAAGTCAGATGTTTTCAGGTGATGTTTTCTATGTCTACTGTTACATCAGATGTCAGTCCCTTGGTTCTTTTCTTGGCTTTGATGTTGAGTGTCCAGCTTGTGGAGAAAAATATTCATCTGAAACAGATTTGATGGATATGACAAATATCATCGCAGATAACCTGGATGAAACGATATGGGAATATTCTCTCTTGGAACCCTTCATGTTTCGAGAAGTCGAAGCAAAGACATTTCGTGTTGGACAGACTCTTTGGCACTCTCTCGAAAAAGCAGAGATCGAAGGTCGACTTGATGTTGAGGGTGGCAAAATGGCGATGCTTGCTGGAGCAATCAGATCGATCAAAGAGTTCCCAGCTGAAGTTCAGCCAGTGATCGAAGAACTTGATGACATGGGGAAGCGCGACATCGTTGCTTTAGTAGACGAAATGAACGAACGTCATTTTGGACCAGATATGCGGTTGATCACGCGATGTCCGAAATGCAAAACGGATAATATCCAGCCGATCAATTGGAGTTACCAAAGTTTTTTCGGCAGTTCTTCCCTCTCCCAGACGAGAGGGAATTTGTCCAACAAATCTTCTCAGCAACCTACTTCTCAAAAGGAGCCGCAACAGTAAACATTCTTGATCTGACCCATCGAGAAAGAGTTGTTTGGTTAGAGTGTTTAGAGAAACAAATTAGAAAGGAAAATCGACAACACAGAAATGCAATGAAAGGATTGAAAGTTCCTAAACGCAAGTGGGGAAAAAGAACTAGGACTTATAGGAAAAAATAGATGGCTATACTACCCATAGAGTTGAGTGCGATATTGAACTTTGATGCTCGAAAAGCCATCAACAATATGGGTAGGAGTGCTATTGCTTTCAAACGATTGCAAAGCCAAGCCAATCGAGTTGGAAGCGGGTTGAAAGCGGTTAGTGGCGGAATTGGAAGAGCATCTCTTGCGTTTACCCCATTGACGCTTGGTATGGGGTTTGCCGTTGCAAAAGCTAACGAATTTGAGCGAGGGATTTATGAAGTAAGCACTATTGCTGATGAAGCAGAGTTTCCACTTAGTAAGATAGATTCATCGGCGATAGAACTTGCCAAGACTTTTGCAACCGCACCTGTTGAGCAAACAAAAGCAATGTACAACGCAGTTTCTTTTGGTGCATCAACAGCGGCTGAAGCAAACGATCGTTTAGTTGAATCGAACAAGCTGGCGATCGGTGGTGTTACAGAGACCAACACAGCGCTCGAGCTTCTTTCAGGTGCCATGAATGTTTATGGTGGCATGGGTCAAACAGCAGCTGATGCAAGTGATATTTTCTTCACTACCGTCCAAAAAGGAAAGACGACTATCGCTGAGCTATCGGCTTCGTTTGGCCAAGTTATGCCGACCGCTGCTGCTTTAGATATTGGACTTGCGGATCTTAGCGCATCTCTTGCCACAGTTACACTTGCAAATATCAATACTGCTGAAGCTTCAACCGCATTAAATGCTGCTTTTTCGAATGTGATCAAGCCATCTAAAGAGGCAAAGGATGCTGCAAAATCTCTTGGAATAGAGTTTACGGCAACGGCGCTGAAAACCAAAGGTCTTGTTCCTTTCATGCAAGAGATTACCGATAAAGCGGGTGGAAACATTGATGCAATGGCTGCGTTGTTTGGTTCTGTCCGCGGTGTAAAATCGATGCTTGCTTTGACAGCAAATGATGGCGCGATTTTCAATGATGTACTCAAAGCAATGGAAAATCGTACTGGAGCTGCGGATGTCGCTTTCCAGAAGATGTCGAAGTCAACTGATTTCCAGATGAGGCGACTGCTGGCTTTGAAAGATATCGGAATGACAGTGTTTGGTCAGGTTCTTCAGCGCTCTTTGCTTAGAATGTTGTCGCCGCTTGCGGGTGTTGCAGAGGGATTTGTTGACATCATGCAAGCCGTAAAGACAGGCGATCTAGAGGGATTGAGTCCTACTATGGCCGCGATGGCAAAAGGGATTCGTGAGGGATTTGATACGATCCGCAAGGGGTTCGACTTTGTTATTGATGCTGCGAACCAAGCGCGCGCTTGGTTCAGCGATACGTTCGGAACAGAGGGAACCCAAAAGATTGCAAAGTTCGCAACTGTTTTTCTGGTGGTTGGCGCCGCGATCGCACCAGTGATTCTTGCGGTTGCTGGAATCGGGTTTGTCGTGGCTCAACTTGTTCCAGTGATTTCTGGTCTTGGATTGGTGTTTTCTGGAGTTTTTGGCGCCTTGCTTGGACCAATAGGATTGATTGGGGTCGCTTTGTATTTGTTTTGGGATCAAGCCGTTCAAGTTTTCAATGGGATTCTCGAGGTGGTAGGACCAGTTTTTGACAACATTAAATCGATCGTGATGGATACGTTTCAGGAACTTGGAAACATTTTTGCTTCGATTGGTGCGTTATGGAGCGACACGACAGGAGGAATGTCGGTTGATTGGAAAGAGGTTGGAAGGATTGTTGGTGCTGTTATTGGTTCGATCATAACGGCTGTTGTTCAAGTTGCTTCCTTTGTGGCAAAAGCAGCTGGATTCATGCTTTTTGCTTTTGTTAATTTTGGCAAAGGGCTTGGCGAAGTTGCCGCGATGATCGTTGAGTTTCTTATGTCTCCGATCCAACAAACAGCTCGTGGTGTGGTTTGGCTGCTGGAAGCGATCAAAGTAAAAGTCCCAAAAGGATTGAGAGATTATGCCAAGATTGAAAGGAAGCCTGTAACACAATTTACCAGAGAAAGAGGGCTTAATGGAGCTGCTGTAACTCAGGAACAGCTTCAACTTGAAAAACAACTTGGTGTTAAATTCACAACGAAAAGGACAGGTCTTGGTTTATCTCAAGCTGTCCAAGAGGCTGGAGCCGCTCAAAACGAAGCGGTTGTTACAGGGAAAGCGGAACGAGAGAAATCTCTTGGCGCTCTTTCTGGCGTGCTCGATGAAGTTGCAGCTGCTGCAAACAATACGGCTTCATCCGCTGAATCAGCGGCTGCAGCTGCAAAAAAGAAACCTTGCGCTCAGGTGAACCTTGATGGTCGCGAGGTTGCTCGCTCAACCGCCAAAGCGAACGATGAAATCCGAGCCAGGAGCGGCGCGAAAGCGACACCTTGGCAACGGAGACAGGTTCTTGAATACGGCGCTCAACCAGCAACCTAGAGGATCCTATGGCTATCGCAAGAGACTTGGCACAAATCGCAGCTGGCCCACTTTTAGGTCCTCTGATCAACTCGTTGGGCGCGAGAAAGATTCACCGATGGGTTCTTGAGAACCTCGATACTGGAGAGACAGTAGAAGGCCAGTTTGGGCCAGTATCGCCTACAAAGATTCCTGGAAACCCGCAGTATGCAGAACACACATCTTTAGGGCGAGAAACGCCGATCATTCAGTACACGCATGGAACCGCAGATGGGTTTCGGTTTACCGCAGTGTGGTTTGCGGTTCATGAAGATGACAGCACACCAGAGAAGGCGATAAAGGTTCTTGAAAACTGGAAATCTAGAGATGCTGATTTGGCTAGACCGCCAAGAGTCAGCTTTTCTGTTGGTGATGGCCAGATGTCGCTCCTTGAGGGTGTAATTTCAGAGTTGGGGGAAATATCCTATTTCGATCCGCCAAAATATGGTGGGGGGATCCGCGGTGTTTCGGTTCAAGTTACGTTGAAAGAGTACACGAGATATGAACTCATAACTGAACCAGCTCCAGAAACCAGATATCATCATGTAAGACAAGGTGAATATTACGAGCTGATCGCGTATTTTGAGTACAGAACACCAGAACTTGGTGACATTATTCGGAAACGTCATCCAACGAAGATATCTTTGGTTGAAAATGACATCGTAAAACTGCCTTCTGCAGAAGCGATCCGAACCATTCCTGTGAGACCAACTTCAATGGTCTTCAAAAACACTCTTTTGATCAAAGATTCAGTTCAGAAACAGCTCAAGGTTTCGGTTTTCGATCGAAACGATCGCGCATACACAAGTCCTATAATTCCAGCGGGGTTGTGATGGCGGATCAAGACAAATATATGGCGCCAAGCTTTCAAGTCGCGATTGCTGGTTCTAATCTTGGCGTAAAGCTTTCTGAGCTTGTACAGTCGATCGAATATGAGAGTGTTGATGGGATTGCAGATGAAGCGCGTTTGACACTCATAAACCCAAACTATGAACTCAGCAATTCTCCTCTTTGGCAACCAGGGAATGAACTTGAAATATGGTTTGGTTATGGTCATGACCTTGGACATGTTGGTCGCGTGATCATTACCGAACCAAAACTATTTTTTCCATCAAGCGGAGAACCAACGATTCAGATCAAAGGATACACGAAAGATCAGCTTATGATGAGAAACGCTCCAGCGCTAGATAAAGCTGATATCAGAAACTTCGAAGTTGATCTTATTTCAGATGCTGTTGAGCGAGTAGCCAGTAGGCCAGCATATAGATTTGATAATCTTGATATAGACGAGAGTCCACCGAACAGATATGCATCACCACAAAAATCAGACATAACCGATTATAACTATGTGAAGGGCTTATCTAATTTGCTTGGGTGGTTGTTTTGGGTTGATTATGACGAAGAAACAAAATGGACACTGCATTTTAAGAATCCGGAAACCTTTCAAGCTCAAGATGTTGTTTATACTTTTGAGCATAATCGAGGAAACGCATCTACCCTTTTATCTTTTGAACCATCTCCATCATTAGATGGAGCTGTTACAACGTTGCAAGTTCAGAGTAGGAATCCAGATACAAACGAATCATTTATTGAGGAGTTTGACGAAACCGTTGAAGCTCCAGATTCAAAATACAAAGGCGATCCGAAAGAGACGGTTGACGAAGAACACACAACAGCTGGCGCTGTTGTAAAGCTTTTTTTTGGCGATTATGCACTTGAAGTTGTTTCTGACAAAAAGTTCCATTCAGCGGCTGAAATGAAGTTGTGGGCTCAACAGTGGTTTAGGCGTAGACGAGAGGGGTTTATAACAGGACGTGGAACGGTGATCGGCGTCGACACTTTAAGAGCGCGCCAAACACATAAGCTTATTTTGCCAGCGACTTCTTTGACTGGCGATTATTATTTTGCTCGTGTTGCTCACAAGTTTGATTCCACTTCTGGTTACATGGTTGATTTCAATGCACGAAAGGTCTTTTGATGATCAAAAGTGAAAAATATATCGCTGTTGTTGCAAACACCGATGATCCAGAAAAGAGATTTCGTATAAAAGTAAAATGTGCGGCTCTTTTAGGAAGCGAAGATGTTGTATTGAATCGATGGGTCAACCCAGCATTTGGTTGGGGAATGGTTTTGGTTCCAAATGTAAACGAGCAAGTCGAAATTGAAGTGTATTCTGGAAGCGATAAAGACGAAGTTGAAGGACAATCTTTTCTTGAGAACCCAGATATTCGCTGGAAAGGAATTCGTTACCAAGGTCCTAATGCGTATGAGTCAATGTTTACCGAAACAAACTATGGTAAGCGCCGCGGGTTTGTAACGCCAGCTGGCCATCTTTTGATGTTTGATGACACCGATGGATCCGAGAAAATTAATTTGGTTTGGCATAACTCAGAAGATGGTTACGCGATGTTTTCGATGAACGAAGATGGTTCAATTGTTCTTGCAAACAAAAATGGATCAATGCTTTATTTGAATGCTGCAAATCAAGAACTGGCGTTGATCGATGAGCATGGAAACTCGATTTCTAGCGCGTCAACTGGCATCAAGATCATCGATGCGACAGGAAATATCATTGAGTTGAAAAGTGGAGCTATTCAAGTTCTTGGACAAAGTGGTGTAACTATTTCGTGCAAAGATGCTGTTTTGGATGCTGGCAAAGTTCAGATCGGAGGGCAACCAGCTGTTGAAGCTTTGATGAAAGGAACCTCTTTTATGGCCGCTCATAATGTTTGGGTGGCTGCGATAACTGCAGTTGTTGCGGCTTTGGTTGTTCCAACTGGAATTGATGCTGGTAGCAAGACAACCTTTGCGACTGCTTCAGCGACATATCAGGCAGCTTTAGCGGCTGTTCTAAGCACACAAGGATTTGTAAAAGCGTAATGGCGAGCAAATGCACATTTCCATCCGTTTCTGGATTGTTGTTACCAGTCCCAATTCCACCTGGAGTTCCAGCGGTTCCTGGTTTACCGCTGAACCCAAGTGTACCAACACTTGATGTTGCTATTCAATCTCCTTCGCTTTCGTCTCCATCGTTACCAGTCCCAATTCCACCTGGAGTTCCAGCGGTTCCTGGAGTTCCAGCGGTTGCGTTGGTCCCACCCTGTCCATTGGATTGATTATGCCTAAAGGAATAAAAGTACCAGTACAAGTCGATAAATCTGGACGAATCGCGATGATTGAAGGCGATGCGTTGAATAGACAGTTGATTGCGCTTTCTTTGGCTGATGATGAAAACGAAAACGCTTTTCAACAGCAAATCGGACTTGGCGAATCTATGATTTTTGAGAACGACACGTCTTCTTCGAGAGCAAAAATCCTCAGAATTCTTTATTCTATTTTCTTGGATTTTGAATCAAGAAAGATCTTTAGACTCGTAAGAGAAACAATAGAATGGTCTAAAGATCCTGAAAATGGAGATTTGATTCTATCGTTTTATTACATCGACCTTGAAAGCGACCAACCTCAGTTTTTCCAGAAAGCTTTTACAACAAGGATTTGATATGGCTACTGTAGAGATTCCATCATTTGATTTTACGGCTTTTTATTACGGCCAGATTCTTGAAGCGCTGATTGCTTTCAAGAGAACATATGTTCCAGAACATACAGATGAATCGCCTCAAGATCCTTTTATTCAGTTACTTAGAGCAATTTCATGTGTTGGACACCTAAATAATACGAACGTTGATATCTTGGCAAATGAAAATACATTGAGAACAGCACAGTTGCCAGAAACGATCCGAGATATGTTGACGCTTATCGATTATCGTTTGTCTTCAGCTTCTCCAGCGGAAGCAGAAGTCGTTTTCAAACTTGTTGGTGCGCTAACAGCTGATTCGAATGTTATCTATAATGGTTCTCAAGTTTCCACTCGAGCAAGCGCAACGGAAACATCAAAGACTTTTGAAGCAACTGAGGTTCTTACTGTTGAACGAAGCGATGATGAACACATCTCTCATGTGTTTGCTTACGATGAAAGCACGGATACTTATACTGACTATACAACAGAGGCGAACGCAGCTGTTACGACATTTACACCATGGGCTAGTCCTGCCGCAAAAGACTGTTTATATATTGGTCATAGCGGTGTTTTATGGGATCTTTTGAATGTCTTGCTGAATACGGCTGGAGCAAACATAAACGGAGTATGGGAAGTCTACGATGGAAACTTTCTTGATTCGAAGCCTGATTCTGTAGAAAGAATAAGTTCGACGCTTCGATTTGTTGTGAACGATCTTCTTGGCACAAGCGATAGACAAGGTGCAACGGTTAGGGTTCAATTGGATCGCACTGGTTCATATGAAGAGGTTGAATCGCAGTGGGGAGATCTTGGAAGCGGAAATGTCAACTATATTGTGACATCCACTTTGCTTGGACAAACGATTTCTGAAGCGGATGCAACATCTTTATCTGATTACACTGTTGGGAGAGAATGGAAAGAGGTTCCTGATTTATCTGATGGAACAAGCGATCTAACATCTTCTGGAGATGTTGAATTTTCTTTGCCAGAGGATCTTACTCATGAGTGGAATACTGGAGATGTAAACAGCGAAACTGCTTATTGGCTAAGATATCGTATTGTTTCTGTGAGTACCCCAACAGCTCCTATTTTTGAAAAGCTCAGAATCGATACTAGAAACCAATATGTAAAAGCCACTGTGGTTCAAGGGACAACTCAGAACGATGCAAATCTTGGAACGGCTGATGGCATTACTGCAGATCAAGAGTTTCAATCAACAAAGGATGGATTCATTGATGAAAGTGATACGGTAACGGTTGCCAGCGTAGAGTGGTCGCGTGTTGAAAACTTTTTGCAAAGTACGGCTACTGATAGACATTACGTCGTTCGACTTGGCGAGAATGATCGTGCCACATTTGTTTTTGGAAATGGCATCGCTGGAGCGATCCCAACAGGACAGGTTGATGCTGTTTATCGATATGGAGTCACCGAAGATGGAAACGTTGGTGCGAACACGATTGTTGTGGATAAATCAGGACTTGCTTTAGTCAATACTCTTTACAATCCACGCGCTGCTGTGGGATGGCAACAAGCGCAAAGCGCATCCACTGAATCTCTTGAGCAAGCAAAGGTCCTTGGACCAGCATCTCTCAGGACTGGAGAAGTCGCGCTTAATCCAGAGGGAATTGAAACCCTTGCGTTATTATATACTGATCCAATTACAGGGATAAAACCGTTTTCTCGCGCAAGAGCTGTTGAAGAATCATTTGGGCCAAAAACAGTAGAATTGATAATCGTTGCTGCTGGTGGTGGAGCTGCTTCATCCACATTACTTTCTGAGCTTGATGAATATTTCAATGGTAATCGATACACGAGTCCACCAGTTAGAAAGAAGTTGGTTGCGAATCAAGAGTTGACATCTACAAACTACACCCCAAAGACGGTAAATATCAGTGCAACGGTTTATGACGCAACAAGTATTTCAGCAATTGAAGATTCGTTAGCAGCGCTTCTTCAACCAGAAACCCGTCAAGAAGATGGTGTTTCCTTTGAATGGGAATTTGGAGGTGACGTTTTTCTTTCAAGAATTACTCATGAAATATTTGCTGCGGATAACAACGTTTCAAGAGTTGAGGACTTATTGATAAACGGAGTCGATTCAAACCTTTCTTTGGGAGATAGAGAACTTCCAGTGTCTGGAACCATTACGATTACAGCGGGATAATATGACTGTTCCAACCCAGATATACAATTTCCTTCTTCGTTCGATTCGAGATTTGGATCAAAAAGAAGGCTATCAGTTTCTCGAGCGTTTTCTTATGGGACCGCAAAGTATCTGGGAAACAATAGATGCTGCGTTGAATTCTGTTCCAAACTTGTGGTCTATCACTGATTGTCCAGACGAATATTTAGAGTATCTAAAATGGATTGTCGGTTGGACATCCGAGTTGGAAGAAGTCACTTATGGGTTGAGTTATGACGAGCTTCGTAGACTAATTGCTATTTCCGGTAGGCTTTGGAAGCTTAGAGGAACAGAGGATACGATAATAGATGTTTTGAAGTTTGCCACTGGTGCAAGATGTAGATATTGGAATTGGTTTGATTACAGATGGATTGTCGATGAAACGATTCTTAGCGAAGAACATGATGGTCACGATCCTTGGATGATAGAGCTTCCAGATCCAGCGGTTGCTGGTTCTGAGTATGTTTCGTCGCTTCGTATTGTTGATAACGGATCTCTAAATAAAGAGTTGGTTGTCAATCTCATGAAGTTGATGAGAGCTACTGGCGAGCGATGGGAAATCCTTTATCTTGGGTTTTTAGATCAGTTCATTATCGATAATGATACGACACAATGGGATGTACCAACTCAAACTGGAACGAACGTTTTTCAGGTTGCAGATGGAAAAATGAGGTTTGGCGTAACTGCAACTGGCAGCGAATCGACAGAAGCAATTGTTTCGTGGGCAAGTTGGGATGAAATGGTTCTTGGCGCTCGCGTTAGATGTTTTCCTCTTGGAACATCGATGACTTTTCAGATTAGGTTTCATTATATTGATTCTAATAACTATTATGCTTTAGAGGTTTGGCCATCATCACATAGTTCTGGACCAATGTTTTGGCTATACAAAGTGTCAAGTGGTGCGCCAGTTCCTCTGACTGCTGCGGCTTCAAGTGTGCCTATATATGATGAAGTTTGGTACTATTTTCGAATCAGTATTGTAGATGTCGGTTCAAATAAAGAAATCAAGATTTATATGGATGCTGTTGAGGTAATGAATGCAACCGATTCATCATCGCCGTTTCAAGATGGGAATATCGGGTTGCAATCAGTAAATGGAGAAATTGAAGTTGATGAAGTAGAGCTTTTTGAGCTTCCAGCAGAAAGCGATTATATCGACATAAATTCGTAGGAGTGAACCATGGGACTTACAGGCGATCAGTACGTAGGCATTACAGATAAAAGAATCCTTGGTTATGAGGATTTTGGTGATTATTTTTTGGGATATTTGCGTGTATCAATCGAGTATATTTTAGCAAAGATTTTCACGAAAAGTGGAACCTTTGGTTCTTCAAAACTTGGTCTTGATAGCGCAACAAATGACACCTTTCATTTATTGGATGATGGCGAAGGTGTTAGTTCTGAAGGCCATTTGTTTGCGTATTACGAATCACTTACAGAATATATTTTCGAGAACCAAAATGGGCAAACCTATGATGTCGGGTTTGCTTATAGCGAATATCCAGTTGCGCTTGCGATCAATCCAAGAACTGGCTATCCAGAGTTCACTAGATATGAGGAATATTGTGGTGGCGAGGCAACAGCACCTGGAGCTGCTGTAGTCGATAACGGCTCGAATCTTACGATTGTTGTGAATGGAACCGTTGAACCTGGGGTGGATAACTCAGGAAGGGAAGTTCGTGTTTGGAAAAACGTTCCTGGTCCAAATGCAACAAGCATGAGTATTGCTGTTGAAACTTGTACAGTTCAGTGGGGAGACCTTGGAAGCGGAAATGTCAACTACGTGGTAACAACCGCAAAATTTGGCCAAGACACTGTTGAGGCAAATCCAGGCGAATATTCTTGTCAACTTCTTGGGCCATATGTTTCTCGTGATTCATCGCTTACCGATAGTGGTTATTGGTTTATTGGACAGATTACAGGAAATGGTCCTTCGGCTACACCGACAGGTTTTGATCTTACTGATCAGCAGATTATTCCTTTTTCTCTTTCTGAATCTCAAGAAGCCGCAAACATTCTTGCTGATGACGCCAACTTTCATCCAGCTTCAGCTGATGATAGCGATTCTGGTGGAATCGGAACACCATATACGATTTTGCAGGATGTCCTTGATGCAATCGATGAAGCTTTAGTTAGAAGAAGAACCTTTGTAACTCTTGCTGATAATAGCCAAAGAACTATTGGTGATTATATTGGCGCGAATGCAATAGATGAGATAAATACAATTGGAAACGGTGGGACCTATTTTGTTTTGGAAGCAGCAGCATCTTTTGAGATTAGTGTCGGAGGTTCTATTGGCTCAAGCGCTGAAGATCCTGAAGTTTTGGGTGAAGCCGCAACTGGTGGCCATGAGGGATATGCCTCTATTTATCTCAAAAATGGCGGTTCGGTTGATGCCAAACTTCAAGGCTCATTCAAAAGACTTCATTTTTATAGCGGAGATTTCAACAACTTCCTTCAGATAGGATATGATGGAACCCGTGGCGAATGCTTCTTTGATCAATGTGGGTTTAGAAGTGGCCACGCCATCTTTCGCGGTTTTGCTGGAGACACGAGACCAATAGTTATCAGAAACTGTGAGTTTGCGCCAGATTCTGTCGGAAACCAGGGACCTGGTGTTGCCGTTTTTGATATGCTTCAATCGCTTGGCGAATATCCCTTCATCATTTTAGAGAACTGTGTTATTCGCGGTCCATATAGTGGAGCAAGTAGTCAAGTTGCTGTTTTGAGAATCAAAGATATGGGCGATCCGGCAGATATGGCAAACCCTCAAAACGCAGACAGTCGCCTTATTCTTTTTAGAAATTGCCATATCATCCATGAAGAGGTTGTTGGGATCCCTACAGTTTATTTGGATTCAAACTCGAGACAGATAGTTGCTTTTGAAAACTGCAAAATAAAAGGAATGACTGGACAAACGCAACCAGTGTTCGTTTCGAATAGCGATAACAGGGTGTATATGAAAAACGTTGAGATCGAAGCGATCTCTGGCCAAGCACTTCAGTTGGACGAAACAAACGGCGTTCTTGAGGATGTTACGATTTATTCTGGAAGCGATACAACGGTTAGTGATCCTCAGTTGGTTGGAATCATATCTAACAACAATGAAGGAATGACAATCAGAAATATGTCTATCTTTGTTGGCGAAAGCTCTATGCGTCAAGGTTCATCGCCAAGCTATCCCGTGATTGAGATCGGAAAACGTTTAGATTTTTATACTGGTTCAACTGTAAACGTTGATGGTTTATATATAAAACCAATTGGAGATATGCATGACAACTCTCTTCTTAGGCTTTATGGGAGAGGAAACGTTTCAAATTTTAGAAATATTGACATCGATTTTTCGCAAGCCACTTTAGGCGATGGTTCTTCTGCTGAAGCAAGCGTGATTGAGGTTGAAGGCGACAGCAGTTATGAAACAAAGGTTTCCTTAGATAACCTTTCTGTAGGCGGAATAGGGGAGCCAGATAGCAGCAGCTCTGCCTATGATTTTCTTCGACTCACCAGAGTAAAGGCGAAGAATATTCGATTGCGAAAAGAGTCTGGAACAACATATGGTTGGGCGAACATAATCAATTGTACAACCCCTTGTCACCTTCAAGATATCACGCTTGAAAACAACGCCTCATATGCTTGGGATATAACAGGTAGTGTCATTGTTATTCCTGGCGGATTTATAGACAAAGTAAATTTTGACGATTTCTTTGTTTCTGGCGGTAGCAACTATATTTCTGCTGCTGGTCCTATATCGATTTCGAACATTTTTGCAACTGGCGGATTCAATACGAACTTTGCATTTATCTACGTGAATGGCGATGAGTTTTCGATTCGAGATTGCATTATGTCGACAACATCTACAATAACTACCGCGATCCTCAATTTGTCTGGAGCGCGTGGAACTGTGATCGGAAACAAGCTTAGAATGGCGGCAAGTGGTTCTATCGCGTGGATCCTTGGCGATGCGAGCGCCGATGAAGTTTTGGCTGTTGGCAACGTATTGAAGAGCACGAATTCAACGACTCCAATAATCGATTTGAGTTCTGGAACAGATACGTTGGCGGCAAATAATATTCTTGCAAACACATAGGAGTAGTAAATGAAGTTGTTGAAACTGGGTTGTAAAGGGCCTGCAACGAAAGAGTTGCAGGAAAAACTAACACCAAAATATTATAGGGGTAAGCTTGATGGCGATTTTGGACCGATGACACAAGCTGCTGTTAGAGTTTTTCAGACAGATTTTTTCGTCAACGGAGAAGTTGATGAAGGAACAGCAAAAGCTCTTGATAGCGTTGAGAAAGAACTGAAGTCAGAGCTTTCGGTTGTTCCGATTCCCTCTGATCGGGAACAGTTGGTTAGAGTTTTTGGCAAGATCGATTTTGTAAACCTGGATGGTGGTCGCATTCGGATCACGAACAATTGGGCAAAGAGAAATGTGGTAAAAGCGCATCTTCCAATTGTTGGCTATCGCTGGGTTCATAAGAAGTTGGTCGAACATTTTGCGGCTGCTTTGCGCTATATCGAAGCTGAAGGTTTTGCTGGAGAAATCACGCAGTTTGGGACATGGGCGCCACGTCACATCCTTCACAATTCAAAGAAACCTCTTTCGTTGCATTCATGGGGAATTGCATGTGATATCAATTGGCACGAAAATCATTATGGCGACGAAAGCAACCTCCATCCTGTTATCATAGAAGGATTCAAGAAGTTTGGGTTCACATGGGGTGGAGATTGGAGGAAAAAGGATCCGATGCACTTCCAGTACTATAAATAATACTGCTGCTTTGCTCACATATAGTTGTGTTTTCCTTGCAATACTTCTATTGCAAGATGAGTTATGTTGAGTATACTATTTATAGGAGTTGGCCATGTTCAAGTTGTTTTCTAATCTTTGGAAAAAGCTTACCGCTGCTTTTGACCGTAGAGACAAAAGGCAAAAAGAGGCGAAGGAAGCTGCAAAAAAAACCAGGAAAGAGATTGATGAAATCGAAAACACGAGACGAATCAATCTAGGGAAAGCTAGAAACAATGCGTTGAAAGATCGGAGGAACTAATGGTGATACAGCTGTTTTCGTTACTATTGGTTTTTCAGTTCACAGCAGCAACGGTCCCACAACTTTCAGAGAGCGATTATTTATTGTTGAGAGAGGGAGATGTCGCTCCGTTTAGCGGTGTTTTGCTTTTGGATGACGACTATCGCGAACTGAAAATAAAAGAGAGCGAACTGCTTCTAGCGCAGAAAGATCTCGAGATTGCAAAAAAACGCTTCGAAGCAAGCGAAAAAAGCTATCTAGAGATGAAAGAGGTTGCGGAGGAATGCGCAGCAAACCTTGATAAAATAAACAAAGAATCGCCAGCTTGGTACGAGAGTGTTGAGTTTTGGATCGGCGCTGTTGTTGGAGCTGGATTGGCAATAGCAACAGCCTACTCTGTAAACGAATTGAAGTGAGGATTTTATGGGTGAAAATTGCAATGTCGAAAACATAGAAAATGTCGTTAATACTTCAGTTCGACCGCCAGGGGAAAAAATAAGAATGTTTCAGTCAGATGGAACGGGAATGAGGGTAACAATGGGTTGGAAAGGGTGGGGAACCCTTCTCATTGCTTTACTTGCTGGTGGAGGTGGCGTCACAGGATTTAGTGTGGTCACTGGTGGAGAGCTCGACGAGAAGATTTCCAAAAGCGAACAGAAGCAAACCGAGCGTGTTGAAGAGGTCAAAAAAGAAGTCGAGAAGAACCGTGAATCAATCAACGATCTCAACGCGACTGTAAAGAGCGTCCAGGAAGTGCAACACATAGATGTCGCACATAGAGAAGCGCGCCGTGTTGTTGAAGAACAGATGACATGCAACTTAAGCCAAAAATCTTGTAGAATGAAACGAACCGAGAAGATCGAACGACTTCGACGGATCAACATGAAACGGCTCAAAGATAAACGTGAGACGTGTGATCAACTCGACTGTTATGATTGAGCTGTCTTTTTATTTGCAAATTGATGAAAAGCGATCCAATATAAAATGTGAACAGCGGAATGTCGCGCAAACAGCTATCAATGGTTCAAACTGTTGATAGCTGTTTTTTTGCAATTGAAGTGTTGCTTTTCATCATGTGTTGTCTGCTGTAGGCAACACACCTTTTTTTGGCAACTATTTGCATTCGCGATTTTCTACTCTAAATTAGGAAAGTGCGACTGCTGCTTGATAACCAGAATATCTATCTGGAAGATGTTCCAAAGAAGATAATCAAAATCCTTTCTAGGCGATTTAGTTATCGAGTTGCTGGAGCTCGATATGTGACATCGTTTCAATCTGGAAGCTGGGATGGACGCAAACACTTGATATCTATGTTGGCGGATGGTCGACTTCGAGCGCCAGCCGGAATCGCTCATGAGATCGCAACCACCATAACAGAGAATGGTTGCGATTTTGATTTTTTGGATGCAAGGCGATACTCAGATGAGCGTTTTGATTTCGAGTTCGATAAATCGATTGTTCTTCGCCCATATCAACTGGAAGCGGTTGAACTTCTAAGCAATCCATTAGCTCCTTTGGATATCCGCGGTCGAGGAATCATCAAGTTACCACCTCGAGCTGGGAAAACCCTGATTGGAGCCGCTGTGATTGCGCGCTTTGGGGTGCGAACCCTCTTTGTTGTTCCAGCTCAGTTTCTTTTACATCAATCGATAAACGCGATTTCAAAGGCGTTAGGAACAGAAGTGGGATTTATCGGTGAAGGGTCTTGGAAACCCGGGCCCATAACGGTTACCACAATTCAGAGTTTGCTGGCCAAAAGAAATGGTGGGACAAAAGCGAATCCGCCAGAACCAGAATACATAAAGCTTATGCAGTCATGCGAACTCGTGATCGTCGATGAACACCACCACATGGAAGGCGAGATGTGGAGGAAGGTTATCCAGGATTCGCAAGCACCCTTTAAGGTGGGGTTGAGCGCAACGGTGTTTCTTGATCATCAGAAAGAATGTGAGCTTGGTGTTATATGGCTACACGCGATTGCTGGCGACATCCTTCTTGATATTTCTGTTAGCGATTTGATTGAACAAGGGTACCTTGTCAGACCAGATATTTGGGTTTGTCCCATTCGCGATCCTGTCTTTCCTAAAAATCGAGGGTGGTCACAAAACTTACAAAAACAAGCGATCTATGAAAACGAACATCGTAACAATCGGATTGTTGAGTTTGCGGTAATGCTTGTGAAAGAGAAGAAGAGACCAGTCATCATCTCAAACCGCCATTCCCAAGTATTTGCGTTGCAGGATAAACTAGAATCAGCTGGATTGTCCGTTGGCCAGATCATCGGACAGACGAAGCGAGCCAAAAGAGAATCGATTGTAGAGGCGTTTAGGCGGCGTAAAATCGATATTCTTCTTGGCACTATTTTTGGCGAAGGGGTGGATATTCCAGAAATTGACAGCGTTATCGTAGCAGAAGGTGGTTCTGGGGTGAAACAAACCTACCAGAGGTTGCGGTGTATGACTCCTTGTGAGGGAAAAGAAAAAGCTGTGGTTATCGATTTCATGGATTTGACTCATCCATACTTTGCGCGACACTCGATAGAGCGATTGGGGGTCTATGAATCGGAACGCGCATTTCGCATAAAAATCGTTGAATAGCGATTAAAACACTATTTAGACTCAATGTAGTTTTGATTTATTTGGTTGACATTGTAATAATTGCGCAATATTCTTCTAAATACTTGTGTGCAACCGTCTTGAAATATCGAGAAGATACTGCAACTATCTTCTTGGACTCCAAAGTCTCTCGGTTACTGATTGCAAGGCCAACCTATTATTGCGATCGTAGCAGCGCACAAGTTGAGGGATATTGGGGTCTATTTTAATTATGCGAGAAAAAGAGAAAGAGGCGCCGGAAGGGATTACGATTACGGAAGCGTATAACCAATTGCCGCGAACTGCTTTTGCTTTATGGATTAGGATGGCTGTGCATCCCATACATGAGCTCGAGACATTGGGAATGTATAAGCTAGCAAAACAGTTCGGATATTCTCGCAGAACGTTTTACGATCAAGTCCAGGTTCTACGAAACTTTGGCTACATTCGATACGCCACAGTTCATGGTAGAGCGTCTCAGATCCGCCTGACAAAACGGCCACTTTTGGTTGGGGTAGATCAGTTTATCAAATTGTCTTGAATACATGACAAGAGAAAAAAAAGAGAGACGATATAGAAAGATCCGCGTTGGGTTATGGACGGATTCGCGCTACAGATCTTTACCAAAAACAGAGCCAAGCGCACGTCATCTCTATTGGTTTTTGAGAACTGGACCGCACACAACAATGATTCCAGGTGTGTTTCAAGCTCGAGCTCCAGGTCTTGCTGATGAACTTGGGTGGGAGACCCAAGAGTTCAAAACATGTTTTGAAGAGTTGATTGAAAGCCAACTTGCTTTTGCTGATTGGGATGAAGGCCTTGTTTTTCTTCCAGACGTAATTGTCGATGAGCAACCTCGTTCTGTAAATCAGATCGAAGGTTGGCGTATTTTTTGGTTAGAATTTCCTAGCTGCGATCTAAAAAAACGCATCCACAGACACTTCGATGAATATTTCAAAAAAGGACCAAGGTCATATTTATCAATATTTCTCGACATTTTTGGAAGAATTGATAACGAATCAAAAAAGAAACAAGAAAGAACACAATTGTGCGATGACACTTCTCTTGAAAGAACAACCAATTTCGTTCAGGAAGAAACGAAAAAGAAATCGGGTTTAACAGTTAACAGTAAACAGTTAACAGTAAACAGTGAGTACTCTAACGAGTTTATACACACAAGAAATCAAAAAGAATCGATAACGAAACAAGAAAGAACACAATTGTGTAGCAACACTAATGAACAAGTTGTTCGAGGAAGGAAATTGGATCCCTCGGCTTTGAGAAAAAAGAAGAATGAAGCGAACAAAAAAAAGAAGGGGTTGAATAAAAAAGGAAAGGAAACCATTCATCTTCCTGATAGCGATCTGTTTTGTTTGCCAGAAAAAGAAAAGCAAAAGATTCTTGATTTGTTGGAATCAAAAAACGATGAGGATGAAAAAAAGAGACGATTTTATCTCGATGAGCTTCAACAACTGGTTTTAGATGCTTATAGCGTTGCGAAGAAAAATCATACTGGGAATGGTTATCATAGGCTTGGTAAACATGGCAAAGAAGCGGCTCGAAAAATTGGCATTGGGTGCCTAGCATATAATCTGACACCTAAAGATTTGATTGTTTATTGGGCGAAAAATCATTGGACAAAAATGAGTTTTCCAACACTTCTTTTTGTTTCTAGCGAAAAAAATATAGAAACGGCTGCTGCTGAACTTTCGGGTTCTAATAGAAAAAAGAAAGGATACGTTCCAGTCAATGAAAGATTTGAAGATGATTCTGTCGACGATTTCGAAGAATTACAACTTCTTGCCGAAAAAAGAGATCGAGAAGTTAGAGAAGCAAAAACAGAGAGAACAGAGAATGGAGCGGCTGGAAAGATCGGGGATACTAAACGTATTACCCGAGGACGACGTAAAAATGCTGGTAACTAACGAAACAAAAAAATGGAAGCCAATTGTTGTTGTGGAAATGTGGCTGAAGACAGATTTTCCTTTTTTGGTTTTGCTTGGTGTTTCTGGGGGTGGAAAAACTGTAGCTTCTGGATACATGATTTCTATGGTTGGTGGACTCTATGTTCATACGAGAAGTATGGAGCGTTATTTCGCGTCTAGTTTTGGAGAACCTTTAGATAAACAGCAAAGCATAAAAATGGCTCGATACGCTGTGATTGATGATCTTGATACAGAAGATAATCACGAGAAATTTCAAGGCGCGCTTTATGAAGTGATTGATTCACGCCAAAGCAAAAAAACGATTCTTACTAGCAATTTGAACAGAAAGGGGTTTAATGAGGTTTATAATGATGTTCGTCTACAACGTAGACTGGAGCGAGCAAAGTTTGTGGTTGTGAAGGATGTCAACAAGAAGTCATAAATTTATTCATTTTTTAGATCCTAATAGTAAGACAAAAGATACTATTTTCAGATCTGTTTTGTGTAATAAGAGAACAATTTTTTTAGAATATGAAACACAAAAAAAAAGAGCTAGACCAAGAAGAAAAAACGCAATCGATGACACTATTAGGTTGGGGTTTGATTTCAAAGGGTTTGATCAAGGTTATTACACAAAAGATAAAAACAAAGTGACATGTAAAAATTGTAAAATGATGATGGAAGGTAAAAAGAAGAGTTGGAAATTAGAAGAGGATTTTTGGAATCCTATTTTTGTTGGAACTATAAAAGCTGGTGGATGGATAGTTGTTGGTGTTGATGGCGTTCAAAAGATGTTTCCTGGCGCGAGTAGAAAGAATCACGAAACAGCAAAAGAGATGGTTCGAAAACACAACCAAAAAATAATAAGCGACTATAACGCAAAAAGAGCTAAGGGGTAAAAATGGAAATGGATATAAAATATAAACCAGAGATGGTTTTGAGAAGAGGGCCTAAGTCGTGGCAAGAAGATCCTCGATTCAAATATCTTTATTTAGATACGATACGAGGTGTTGTTGCGGCAACCAATTTGGCTATGTTGGTTGAAATTCCAGTCACCATTTTATCTAGAGATGTTTCAGGATATATACAGCCAGAAGCTATCGAAAGAGCTCGCGAACGCGCCAAACAGCTTGGTAAAACAAAAATGTTTATCAAGGCGATGAAGACCAAGTTGGTTGTTGGGGACACGAGTTTTGAAAGGCCGCCTTTGGAAATGGGATATCCAGACTATAGAAAAGAGGTTTTTTCAAAATTGCCATCAATAAAAGACTCTATTATTTTCGGTGTTGATTTTGGATTTGTCGAACGATTACGCGAGTCTCTTGGTGTTGATGTCAATAAACATTCAGAGTTGTTTTTTGCTTTTGATCCAAAAGGGGTAAGGAACCCAGAAGGTGGATATGAAGATACGATAAGGGTTTTTCTTCAGACGAAAACAAAAAGCCAGGAAGTTGCGGTTATCATGCCGAGAAGGTGGTTTAATAACAATCCAAATGCTGGCGATTATTAGAAACAAAACCTTTTTGAAAGTTGTGAGAAAAAAATGAAAGCTTTGACACTTTGGAGACCATGGCCAGCTGCGATATTCTTTTTTAGCGATAAGTATTGGAAGGATATCGAGAATCGACCATATAGGCCGCCACAATCTGTGATCGGTCAACGTATTGCGATCCATGCTGGTAAAAGACTTGACAAAGAAGCTTTTGATCAATGGCTAGAGATAATGAAACCGAACATTCTTTCTACGGTTGTTTTTCTCGAGTCGTGGAAAGAGATTAGTGAGATGGAAGGAATAATTGGAACAGTTGTTATTGATAGTGTTTGTAAACCAGAAGAGACAGATAGTCAGTGGGCTTCTGGGCCAGTATGTTTGAAGCTGAGGGATAGAAGGCATCTAAAGGCTCCAATTCCATGTAAGGGGAAACAAGGTTATTGGAATGTCCCTTTGGAGATTGAGCATTTGATAAAGAGGCGAGAAGTGCAAAAATGAAAGCGCCGAGTTGCATAGGTTACTACGAAGCTGGCGATGATCAGTGTGATGGCGCTCAATACAAACACAAATCAAAACCGTGTTTGATGCGTTCGCATTGTAGGAAGATTCAAAAGTATCGGGTTAGAGAAAAAAACAAAATAAATGAACTTCTTACAGATCAACCTGTTAGCGAAATTGAGAGATTTATAAAACATATTGATGATGGCGGAACCATCGATAGTTTTGTCCATGGAAGATTAGCAAAAACAAAGATTGCAATGAGACAAAAACAAAACACTCAAGAGTGTTGGAGTCTATATAGGCATTTTGAAAATCAGATGTCTGATAGGTTTGGAGAAAGTCTATTGGCAAATAGGCTTTGTGTTGGGAATCAAGATTTGGTTGTGTTTCTTGAAGGAACTTTTTATCCAGTGGACCGAACGAACAATAGGGTTGCTTATGTGCTTTGGTATTGCAAAACAAAAAAAGGATATGACACTTTAATTTGCAAGATATTCTTTCGTTCTCGTTCGAACTCATTAGATATTAGTATTCCTATTGATATAAAAACTTTATCAGAAGTGTTTAGCGATATTACTCTAAGGAAAATAAAGGCAATTCCTATAGAGCAAGGGTTGTTGAAAACAACATTCAAAAGATTGGATTACGAAGGTGTCGGGTTGACAGTTGGTTGCTTGAAACGGCTTGTTGACCGCAATGTTCTAAAACTTCCGAGGAAAAAATTATGAGTAAAAGAGTGATAAAAACAGAGGGTGGAGAAACCATATCTCTTTCTGGTCAGAAAAAGAAGCTTTGTGGGTGTGGGAGACCAGCAACTCGATATTGCGATTTTCCAAGATACGGAATGTTATCTGGAACCATTGATCGTGAAACTGGAAGGATCGCTTCTGTTGGTCAACATACAACAGTGTTATGTGCAAAACCTTTATGCGATCAATGCACGGTTGAACAACCAAACGATAAGGATTTTTGCTATCAACACTCGCAACAACTGAAGCGAATGATAGAAAGTGCAAACTCTTTTGAGCCAGATTATCAGGCGGTTCAGAAAGGCGACAAAGATAGAGAGCTGGAGGAACTTATTCGGTGTTCGAATACATCGATTTGTAACTGCGAACATTGTTGTGAAATGTTCAAGTTACATGGTGGTGGGTTTTGTGATGAGCATAGAGAAAAAGCAAATCAGATCTTGGAATATTTGAAAGGGTTAGATGCCAAATAAACCAAAAGAGGATTTTGTTCATCTACACTGCCATAGCGATATGAGTCAGCTTGATGGTTGCGCGCGCGTAGAGGAATATGTGAAAGCTGCGGCTGAACGTGGGGCTCCAGCTGTAGCGCTTACGGATCATGGAACTATGAGGGGTGCTTACGAGCTTGCAAAGCAATGCAAAAAATATGGCGTGAAACCGATATTTGGGATTGAGTTCTATGTTTGTGATGACATGCATCTAAAAGGAACTGGAAAGAAGAGGAGAAAGAAAGGGGAAGAAGAGCAAGAAAGTCTTTTCAAGACAGATTTGTCAACTCTAGAAGAGAAAGCATCATCGCGAAAAACGACACATCTAACAGCATGGGCTTTGGATAACGAGGGTTTGAAAAACTTATATCGATTGAAGGATATTACTATCGTCCAAGGATCGATCTGGATACTTTGATCGAACATAACAAAGGGATTGCGGTTGGTTCTGGGTGTGCTGGTTCTGTGTTGAACGATGCTGTGTTGAAAAAGGATAAACCTCGTCTCGATACAGTGATGGGAAAGCTTGTAGATACGTTTGGCAATCGTTTTTATATCGAGTTTATGCCTCATATCTTAGAGAATAAAGAACAAATTAGATGTAACGAATACGCATCTGATATTGCAGATTTGCTTCAAAATAAATCCATTCCGATTGCAACTCAAGATGCTCATTATTTAGAATATGATGCAACAGAACATCACAACGTCTTGTTGGCAATGCAAACACAGGATGTTTTGAGCAACAAAGAAAGGTTTGCTTTTAGCCAAGAGCCATTTGATTTCAAAACAAGCGATGAGATGAGAACGTTGTTTTTGGAGAATCATCGATGGATTGGCGAAAAGTATATTCAAAGATTACTTCATGGAACGCTTCATCTTGCTGAAAGATGTACAGCGGAAATAGAAATAGATCCGCTGAAAGGGTTGCTTCCAAAGGTTGAGGTTCCAGAGATTCATCGA